ATCGAACGATGTCGCCGCGACTGAACTCCACATGAGCAATGTTCGGAATCCACAGCAGGCGTTGCAATGCGTCAGCCAGGCCAGACTGTCCGGGGATGTCTTTTTGCGTCACATCGCCGTTGACCACCACGGTGCAATTCTCGCCAATGCGCGTCAGGAACATTTTCATCTGCGTCGGGGAGGTGTTCTGCGCCTCGTCCAGCACCACGAAGGCGTTCTTGAAGGTGCTGCCGCGCATATAGGCCAGTGGGGCGGCGACGATGCGCTCTTCTTTGATCAGCAGCTTTACAAAACTCGCGCCCAGGCGTTCATTGAGCACTTCGCGGAATGGCGCCAGATACGGGTCGAACTTTTCCTCTTTCTCACCCGGCAGGAAGCCGAGCTTTTCGCCTGCTTCCACGGCGGGTCGCGTGATCAGGATGCGGTCGATCTGCTTCGCTTTGAGCAAATCCGCTGCGTGCGCGGCTGCTACGTAGGTTTTCCCGGTGCCAGCCGGCCCGGTTGCGAAGATGACCTTGTGCGACTTCATGGCATTCAGGTAGCGCGATTGCCCCGGTGTTTTGGCGCGCAATGGCGTGGTGTCAATCTTGTCGCGCAACGGGAGAGTCTGCTCGTAATCGGAGGACGGATCACGATGTCGAAACTCGGATTCACGCGCGCGTTTGCCATTGCGGTTGCTGCGACCTTGGTATTTACCCATGTGCTCACCTGTGAAAAAGCCACCCGGAGGGGTGGCTGTCGTCAAAGAGATTAATTCAACCGAATTGCGCTCATGTCGCTTACAACTGATAGCCGGAAGCGTTGGTCAGCACGTTTGCGCCACTCGTCACCGCCTGAATGTTGAGTGCGTTACCCGGCGAGGCACGCAGCGGGGTGCGGAAACTCAACACCACCGGCATGGACATGTTGGCCGGCGCGTCGTAGGCGGCGAGCACCTTGGTGCCGTCCAGCACTTCAATCAGCGTGGCGGTGGCCGAGGTGTTTTGGTAATGCAGGTCAGTCAGACAATTGCGCAAGCTCACGCCATTGCTGACTGTCGCTTGCGCTAAGGTGGTGACGCCATTTGTGGTCAGTGCGCCGGTCGCGCTCCACGAGCTGTCGTCGCAGACCAGCACCATGGCCGCCACAGGCACGCCATCAACCGATCGGGTAGGATCAAGCATGAAAACTCCTTATTTGGACGGTGCGCTTTGCGGCGGCGTGGATTGGGCCAGCAGGTCTTGGGCGCGATGCGCGGTGGCATTGGAACCGAAGAAGAACTGCAATACCAGAATGACGGCGGCGTCGAGCGTGCCCAGCAGACGAATGATGATCTCGCGCATATCGGCGGGAATGACGTGCTCCAGCAGGAACCACTGGATCAGCCCCCAGCAGGTCAGCACGACCATGCCGATAACGACCTGTGGCAGCAGTGTGGTTTTGATCGCCATGATGCGTGCGCTGGCGCGATCTTGCTCGGCGGCCTGGATACTGGCCGTATCCGCTTCAGCCAACTTGCCGAGGTTGTCATAGCCCAGTTTCGTCATGACTTCCTGATGCTTCTGATCCGCCTGTTTCAACGCCAGCAATTGATCCGGCGCTGCGCCTTTGATGGCGGCAATGACGGTTTCCGGACTGGCTTGCGTGGAGCCGCCCGAGCCATCGCTCAACCCCAATGCGTTGCACAAAGCACCTACCGCGACTCCAGCCACCGGGGTGCCCAGTGTGCCAGCGATCCAGGGCGCAATCGTGCCAATAGCCGATTTGACGCCGCTCCAATCTGCACTCATGACATTCTCCTAATCGTTGATTGGCGCATCGATGCCGAACACGCCGCAGATTCGTTTGTAGAGTTCGACGCACTCGTCGAGTCCAATCTCGCCACCATTGACGCGACGGCGAATCTCTCTCTGCTTGCCGTTATCGGCCAGATCGTTGAGATTGCGCTGCGACCAGAACCAACCGGCGGAGGCGGCCCCATTAACCGGATCGAGTAGCAAATCGGGGTTACTGGTGATGTCGAGATTCAGCGCAATGGTCAATAGCGCCATATTGTCGGCGCCCGTGATCTGGATCGGGCCATGCCCGCGATTCTTCCAGCCGTCGCCGCTCGCTTCATCGCCATTACCCATGCGGTTCGCGTAAATGTGGTTCGCAATGCGTTCGGGATGACGTGCGTATTCACTTGCGCTCGCCTCGTCGAAGTGCGCGTGAAAGAGACGCAGCAGACTTTCGGCGCTGTAATCCAGGTTCTCTTGCGTCACGCGCAGCATTTCCGATTCATGCAGCACTTGCGCGAGAAAGGATGCTTGACGCAGAGGGGTATCGATGCCGAATTGCGTCATGGCATTCGTCAGTGGGTCGGCCCATGCTTGGGCGATTTCGTCGGTTGTGCCGCAAGCGGCCAATTGCTCTGGTGTCATTTAATGCCCCGTCAGTGCCGGCACATCCGGCAGCGTCATAAGTTTGATGAAGAGATACGCGATGATTCCGCCAAAAACCGTCCAACTGCTTTTGATCATGGTGCTGCCCGTGCGAATGGAGGCAGATAAGGCTGCTTCACGCTGCTTGAGCATTTCCACGTCGTTTTCAGCTACCTCCAGCCGGTGACGGATGGTATCGTTGGCGGCGAGAATCAATTCCTGTTGATGCAACTTGTCTTCCAGCGATTCCTGCCGGTCTATCACGCGTTGCAGTAATTGATTGGCCGTGACCCCGCGCTCCTCTAACACCGCCAGTCGTGTCATGGCGTCGGCAATTTTGCTGACACTTTCGCGGATGTCGCTCATGTCGGCGCGAATTTCTCGGATTTCGTCCTGGCTGAAGTGAAGGGTGTCGCTCACGGTCGCGCTCTCAAAGTGAATGCGCCAATTGTAGGCGCATTCACTCGATGTTTTCAAGTCACTACTGACTTACATTCGTGAGTCGCAAAGCATCCGCAAAAGCATTGGGGTCGAAACGCCACGGCTCTTGCATGCCGATTGCCGTGGCGCAGGCTTCCGAGCAAAAGTATTTACCCTTATCCTCGCCCACGGTTGGACGTAGCACGAAGCCAAACAATCCTCGATAGTCGTAGGGTAAGCCCTCTCGATTGGCAAACCACGCGCGCACCGTTTCAACATCGCCCGGCCCCTCAATGATATCCCACTCGTCGCAACTCATCGAACAGGTGGTGATGCGCACGCCCGTTCCGGGCACGGAGGAGGCAATGGTGAACGTCGCATCGTCGTTGACCGACAGAATTGCCTCGACGTGACTGTATTGACCGCGCTCCCACCAGCAAATGATGCGATCAAGCAATGTGGACTTCTTTTTGTAAAAAGCGAATTTCATGCGCTAGGCTCCCGGTGCATGAGTGACCCAACCATAAGTGGCGGCCTGTGGTAGTTGCGCAAGTAGCGAGGCGGCATCCGGCGTCACAATTTGCCCCGCCTGGTATTGTGCAAAGAGCGCATAGCACGCCTGCCACACCGCGTCGCGCCATGCGACGGCCGCCTTGGCGTCAGTCGCCCATTGTGTGACGCCGCTGTTGTAGTAAGAGCTGCACGAGGCAAGGCTGCTATAACCGTTCGCAATGGCGGTTTTATCCAACCACGCCTGCACCGCCTGTTCCAGCGCGGCGGTATCTGGGCTGCTCTGGTAGGCGACCTGCTCTTGAGTGGTGGCTACGCGCCAACCATCCGGACAAAAATCTCCTACTGCAAAGTTATTATTTCCATCCGTCCATAACATATCAGTAATCTCCCATCACACGAATGCGCCACGCCCAGTTTGCCGCCGTCATCGCAACAGATGCGCCAGTCGAGGCATGAATGGCGTAAAACGCCGTGACGGCTCCCGTCACGAAGATCGATGCGTTGCGCTGCTTGCGCGGCACAAAAGGCGTGACATAAGTTGAAGCCGGCAGCGTGATCGGCTCGATGATGTCGCCCACCACAAAGCCGTTTTCCGACACCAGACACATCGCTTCCAGTTTCGCCTGCTTGAAGACGGTGCCGAGGTTGTCAGCGGCAGTCATCAAGGTGGCGACAGCAGGCAGTCCAAGCGTCCACTGCCCGGTATACCGTCGGTTGAATGCATAAGCGATCACGCTGCTGATGGCGGCAGCGCCCGCAATACACTCGCCCAGATAAATGCGCTGAATCTTACTCAGAGTCGGGCCGCCCAATGTGCTGATGTTCGGCCCACTTGGGGTATACATCACGCCCGTTTCGTAGTCGTAATAATCAGATGCATAACCTGCGGCAGCGATACTGGGCGCAGAGACGGGCACACTGTAGGCTGTGCCGGCAGGGTGCAGGGTATACGGCAGCAATTCGAAGGCGTCAACGTAGCCGGTAGTGTAATAGGTGGTGCCTGCGGTATTGGATGCGCCCACGCGAATCGAGCCATTCGACCCTAGCCCGCAAACCTTTGCAGAGGATGTGACGACCGCCGTGCTATCCGCCGTGCCATTGATATAGACGTAATACTTGCCCGCTACCGGGTCATACGTCAGCTCGATCAGGTTGTAAGCGCCCGTCGTCAACACGGTGGTGCCGGCCAGTGCCGAAGCGATGTCCCAGGAGGTGCCGGTAGACGACAGGTTGAGTGATACCTTGCCTGTGGAGGCGACGTTGACGACCGCGCCATAGCCTGCGCCATTAACGTTGGAAATCACCCCCGAGAGCGCGGCTCCAAGCGAAGTAAAGTAGACCTGTGCGCGCATCGTCCAGCCACCGCCATTAACGCCCAGATACGGGAATTGACCGGGGGAGCTGTAAAGGTAATCCGTGGTGCCGTTCAACACGTTGTTGGTGCCGCCGCCGCCCAGCGCGTAAGTGCCAAATTTCACCGCCGTGCTTTGTTGCTTGGCGCCACCTGCCGCAAACCACATACCACCCGCGTCATCAATGGGAGCGCCTGTTTCGAAATTCAACAGTGATTGGTAATACCCCTCGTTGGTGGCATAAGGAATGCCGTAACAGGTCGATCCGGGGAATTGGAGCGGAGGGGCTTGAGTGCTGCCCAACGTGAGCGCGCCCGTCGTGGTGTTGCGCTGCACATAGAGGAACGACTGCACGCTCGCCGGCACGGCTGGCCAGGACGTATCCGCATTGATCTGAGCGCCAACGTCAATCTGGCCTAGTGGCCCCATACCAAATGCAAAAGTCAGTGCCAGCGCAACGGAGGTGGCGAGCAACTTCGGCTGCAACCCAGACCCAGTGTTGATGAATGCCGCCGTATTACCGTTGCCGTTGGCGAAACTTCCCGCTTGAGCACAGTTGCGACGCTGTGTGGTGGGAAAGCCCTGAGCGGTTGCATTGGCAAAGTCAGATTGTTCGGGGAAGATGTTGGTGGCGTCCGACCAGATGGCATTACTTTGCCCCTGCGCGAGCGCAAGGCTGGAACCCGCCCCTGCGCTCGCCAGCGTGACGACATAGTTGCCGCTCGTGGCATTGCGCACGATCCACGAACCGCTTAACGCGGGGAAGGTGACGGTCGTATTGGCTGTTAGCGCGCCCGTCAGGATGACCTCCATAACGCCCGCTTGAGCGGCTGTCAGCGTGACGTTGCCACCCGCAAGCGATACGGATACCAGACCCGACACGGCGGTGCGCACAAAGGCATCCGTTGCCGGAGCGTTGGAGGCGTCACCCGCCGTCTGAGTTACCATCTGTGACAGCGCAAAGTCATTCTGTTCGGGAAGGATGTTGACCGCATCCGACCAGATGGCGTTCGACTTGCCTTGCGCAACAACCAGAGAGGAGCCGGCGCCCGCTGATGCAATCGTGAGCGTATAGGCGCCACTGGTGTTATTGCGCACCACCCAGGAGCCGGTGAGCGCCGGCAGCGTCACGATGATGTTGGCCGTCAGTGCGCCGGTGAAATTGAGAATCATCGCCCCCGCTTGCGCCGCCGTCAGTGTGACATTGTTGGAGGTCAACGCGACGTTGGTCATGCCGGCGACGGCATTGCGCACAAAGGCATCTGTCGCCAGTGCAGTTGTGGTGTCGCCCGCGCTCTGCGTGGGCGCAGTGGGGTTGCCGGTAAAGTTTGGATTATTCAGATACGCCAACGTGCGCGTAAGGTCAATCAACAGCGTCCACGTCGGCGTGGCGGAGGTCAAAAGATAAAGCTGACTCAAGTCGGTGCGCCAGCAAAGCATGCCAACCTGGAGGTTGGCCGTCGGGAACGCAGTGCCGGAGTTTTGCGACAACGCCGTCAAGTCGTTATTGAGAATGAGTGCCAGACTACTTGCCAGCGAAGTGCCGGACGAAATCGACGTAAAGTTCTGCATGAATCACCTTTCGCTGGTAAGTCACTTGTGACTTATTTAACTGGTGGCAAGTATAACGCAGTTTCTTGCCACCAATCACAGTTTGATAGCGTTACGACACGGCGCCCTTCACATAGGAGGAGCTGTTGCCGTTGGTGCCGCCCCATGTCACGGTGTAACTGTTCAAAACGACCGCGTTGCCCGGAGAACCGCCAGGCCCGGCACTGTAGCCACCATTTCCGCTTCCAGACCCCGAGCCGCCAGCTACGCAAAGGTTGCTTGAGGCGCTACTGCCGGCACTACCGAGCGCGCCGCCATTACCGCCGTTGCCGCCATAGGCGCCATTTCCACTTTGCCCAGCGCTCCCGGAGGTTGCGCTTCCGTATCCCGCCCCCGCGCCCCCATTTCCGCCGGAGTAATAGGTATAGCTATGCGTTGTGATACAGTTATTGTGCGTGAGGAGGCCATTGGCGAAGAAGGTATGGGGGCCGTTTACGCGAAGTGTGTAGGTGCGAATTGCCCCCTCAATATACTCTACGGCAATGACCTTCACAGACTCTCCGCCTTGCGTCTGAATGGCACTCCCAATCACCAAGGGCACAACGGTGAGGTCGGGATAAGACGAGGCGGAGGCGTCGGGGTCGATGGATGTCCACGCTTGCGCTACGGGATCATAGAATGGGTGATCGTTCGTTGCGCCCGTGACCACGCCGTCACTCGTAGTGATGTTGTAATACCCGGCACGGAGTGGCTGAACCAGATCCGTGACAACGACGACGCAATCGAGATGAGTCTCAAGGCTGTGAGCATAAATCGTTTCGCCAACTTCGATCGTCTCGATACGACGCTCGCCAAGCGGCGTCGAGACAAGAGTGCCCGCGATCAAACAACAATCGTTTGACTGGTTGTCATACCAGCCCTCTGCGCCACCACCACCACCGCCACCACCGCCACCAATGGTGCCATTGTTGATAATGGTCGTATTCATTCCCAGACCGATAGCGGGGCCGCCAGAGCCACCAGCGCCGCCAGAGCCGCCGCCACCAGCGCCACCAGCGCCGCCAGAACCACAACACCCCACCACTGTGCCATTGTTAGTGATACTGAATGACGACCCCGATGGGAGCGCGCATCCCGTCAGCGCCGCTGTGCCGGTCGAATTAGAGCCTAGCGTCACGCCGCTGTTGACCGTCAGCGTTGCCACAACGGGCTGTGTGCCATTCCACCCCGCTGCTGTAAGCGCGCTGGAAAGGTTGAATGGCGTGTTTGTGCTGGCACTGATTACGCCGTTATAAACGAAGTTCGACGACTTGCCGTAAAAGTTGGAAAGTGAAATAGGGCCAGATGCAACGCCGGCCAGATTACGCACGGCCGCATCGTTCAATGAAATTTTTGCGCCTGCCGCATAGGTTCCCGGTGTGCTGGTATTAATTTCATTGGCGATGGTCTGGAGAGAGATTGGCCCGGAGGATGGAAGTGTCATGCTTCCTCCAGATGCTCAATGCGCGAGCGTAGATTGCGAATTTCACCAGTCAATTCCTTGATGGCCTCCACGAACAGACCGGCGAGGTTGCCGTAGGCGATCGACAGCAATCCTTCTCTGTCCTCATTGACCGCCTCCGGCAATACCTCGCGCACATCCTGCGCCATCAAACCGGTCATACGACGCGCACGCCCGCCAAAGTTGAAGGTGTAGGTGTAGCCGGTAAGCATGCCCACTTTGTCGAGCGCGGACTCAATTGGCTCAAGGTCGGATTTCAGACGACGATCCGAAGTGCCCGTCACATTGCCGGCCATTGTCAGATCACCTGAATCATCGATAGTAGCTATCGCCACTGCGCCAGCATTGTTCATCACATACAGGTTGCCATTCTGCACGCGCAGCGTTTTGCTCGGGGTTGTGCTGCCGTTGCCGGTCAGCAAAATGTTGACTCCATTGCTGTCGCCCGTCGCTGTGACAGTGAGCGAGGCGGTGTCCGAGGTGCCGGAATCCTGAATCGTGACGGGCGACTTGAGCGTAGAAACACTGGCAACGGTCAGCGAGCCGCCAACCGATTCGTTGCCGGCGACGGAATGGTTGCCGCCCACGCTTTGACTGCCCGTGACGGTCAGCGAACCTCCCACACTGGCACTACCCAGAAAGGCCGCCAGCGTTGCGCGCCATACTTGCGACGAGCCGCCGACCAAATCCCACTCACCGGTCGTCTCGCGCGCCACAAATAACCCCGAGTCGCCAGGATTGAGTGCAATGGTAGTAGTCGAGGATGTTTCCGGCCCGTCATAGAGCGTATCCGAGCCTTGTGCGGTAACGGTGGCGACACCATTGCCATTGTTGTAAACCCAGATGGCGGCGCCCGGCCACAGCGTCTCACCTAATGGCAGAGTGATGGCGGTTGCATTGGGTGAAGTGGCCTGAATGACGAAGCCGACATTGGCCGCCGTTAAGGTGGCCGACGAGGTGAGCGACAGCACACCGGCAAAACTACCCGTCGATGGCGCTACGCAGAACCCATCCGTCACACTGTAAATCAGCGTCCAGGTAGCCGTGTTGCCGTTCAGCGCAGTCAGTTGATAAAGCGCCGACAAGTCGGTGCGCCAGCAAGGCATCCCCACTTGCAGATTGGTGGTTGGGAAGGTTGTGCCGGAACTCTGCGACAAGGCGGTCGAGTCGTTGTTGATCAACTCTGGCAAGCTGGCGAGTAATGTCGCGCTGGTCTGGATATTGGTGAAGTTTTGCATGTGACCGTCCGTCTAGTAGCCCATCGCTGTCCACGACAGCGTGCCGGTTGTTGGTTGTTGCGAGGCGTTGAGAATCTGCGCGGTGAAGCCTGTGGTGGACACACTCAGCACGTTGGGCGAGCCGATCGAGCCATTCATCAGCGTCAACGCCACGACAGGGTTGGTCTGAAAGGTGCGCGCGAAATTGACCGTGATGGTTCCGGCGTTCGAAATGGTCACGACGCCCTTGTCGAGCACATCCACTGCCTGCACGGTCAGACTCACATCGGCCAATTCAGCCAATGCGGAGGGCGAAGAGGTTATCGCCACCTTGAACAGCGCGTCCTGATAGGTGTAATCGCCCACCATATAGGGGACGAAATTACTGAATCCAGGCGGCGCGCCATTGGAGAGAAGCGTCTGGAAATCGCTCAACTGCATATCGACACTTGAGGCGATCAGGTCGGAAATCACCGCGTTGGCATGCTTACGATAGGCGTCATGCGTTTGCCAGCTCTCGTAAAGCATCTTGGTGTTCTGGAATTGTGGGCCGTCCGGTGTCGCCCATGTCTCATCTGCGTTGACGGCATAGACGTTGTTGCAGGGCACATTGACGGTATTCCAATTGCTGCTGACCGCGCCCGCGTCCGTCCAACACATTGTGGCCTGCGCCCAGGTCTGAGCGGTAGGTGCCCACTTCTCGATGTGTAACTCTGCACACTTGAGCGTTTCGCCAATCGCCAACGTAAAGGTGTTGATCGTGGGCGCGCTATTCCACGACTGGTTTTGCGCCAACGGGTCAGACCAGATGAAGTTGGCTTGACCCCAGGTGCCGGCGACGACAGAAGACGAAACGCTTGTGGTCATTGCTTAGGACATCGTGAAAGTGAACGTGACGGTGATGACATCGTTCGTCGCCTTGTTGATCGCCGGGAATACCACACGATCCAAGAAAGTGCCGGAACCGGTCGCGCTGTTGTTGACCACGCCCGCCTCGGTGTAGGCATTGGCAGCCACGCCCGCGCCAAAGGTAGTGGTCAGCGTGAAGACTTGCGTGCCGGCGGTGTGTGCATAGGTTGAACTCTGACGCACGACTTCTGTCACCAATGCCGTCTGACTATTGGCTACGGCGGTCGTCCCAGTGCCGATGGCGATGTAGCCCATCGCGGTCTGGCCGCCTGCGCCGATACAGGCCGCGATGAAGTCGAAGCCGCCCGACAGGATCATATTGTCCTTGTGCAGCACCGTGGCTTCGCCATTCTCTTTGCGATGCTCGATCGTCAGCGCGCCGTGCAGGTTGAAACCTTCGCTTGCGCGGTGCCGACGGAAATCGAATCGCCCCTTGAATAAGCGAGACAAAATGGATTTCACGGAATTCTCCTGAGTGTTTGAGGAATGATAACTCACTGATGACTTATCTTCCAATCAATAAAGTTGAATGCTTGAGAAAGCGCCCAATGGCGCCATCTGTGCCGAGTTCCATTGTGTATTGCTGCCGTCCCACTTGCCGACATACAGCTTGCGCGTCGTGCTGTTCTGCGCCACGCTAATCAGGATGCTGTCCCCTGTCGCATAAGTGAAAGGCACATTGACGCGGTTGCCAAGCTGGTCTACCAGCGCAAATTCGCTGTTGGTCAGATCGTAAATGACCGACAGCGAATAACCGCTTCCCACCAGAGTGAAATAGGTGGCGTCAATCTGCTGCGACGGGCAAATCCACAGCGACATCGACATGGTGGCCGGCAGACCGATCGACCACGACACATACTGCGCGTCGGCCACCATCAAGCCTTGCGAGAAGCGCCCTGGCTGGTAGGTGATTGTGCCGCTAGTGGTGGCGATTACATTGTTCAGACTGGTCAGGTTGCCGTTCATGCGCACGCCGTCAATCTGCGTGACGGGGTTGACGGCATTAATCGCGACGAACATCGACGCATTGGTTGAGCTATTACTGAGTGTGGGCGCCCACTGTTCTCCCACGGGGAGATTGCCCCAAGTGGAGTTGATATTCGCCCACGTCAGCGAGGTCGCCAATGTGGAGATGGCATTGACTGAGCATTGCAGGGTGTTTTGCGCGCGATAGGTAGTCCCCAGGTTGATCTCGAAGTCGTATTCGCTGGCAATGTTGGCGGCGGTAGACAGCAGTGCACCACCCGAAGCCTGAAGCGCGTGCAAAACGCCAGGGAAGTTTACTGCCGCCTGATCGGACGTATAAATCGTTGTTGTGTTGTTGGCCGCCACCACGTTGACCGTGAGTGGCATGGGGTCGGCGCTGTAGATCCCCGGCATGTCGACCGCCTTGATCCACACGGTCAACGTTTGCGAGGCGCCCGCCGGCATGGTGTAGTTGGTGGTGTTCACTTGCGCGATGAACTGGCCCGTCGCCCATGAGGCGCCACTTCGCAACTCATAGCCCATCAGCGTCGATTCGGGGTTGGCCGACCATGAGAAATTCAGCGTATTGCCCGACTGGATGTAGGCAAAATTCTGCACATCCTGCGGCACCGGGATCACGCATGTCGCCGTGGTCACATCGGCGCTGTAATACCCTTCCAGGTTGATGGCGCGCACCATGTAGTAATAGGTGCCCGCCGCAGCGATGGTTGGATCAGTGAAGGATGTGCCGGAAAAGCCGGTCGTCAGAACAGTGCTCGCACCCCAACTCGTGCCGCGTCGCACTTCATAGCCCGCCAAATCAAAGTCGGTATTATCCGCCCAAGTCAACAAGATGCCGTTTGGTGTAGTCGAACAGGTCAGCCCGGTCACGTCGGCGGGCGGCGTGGTCTTGACGGCGACCGCGCAATTAACGGTGCTGGTGGCGCTGTTGACGCCCAGAGGATTGGTGGAATAGACGCTGACTTCGTAGGCTCCAGGCGTGAGTCCGGTGATGTCGCACGAAGGCGAGGTGGTATTGATGGTTGTCCAGTTGGTTGTAACGGAGCCAGCCATCCGATAGGACACGGTGAATTGCGAGCAATTACTCGACCACGACACATGCATCTTGTAACCCAGATGCCCCACCGATGCCAGATAGGTCGAAGAAATCGCCTGCAACTCGCTGACCGCCGACACGAAGTTGGGCGAGAGCACCGTGGTATTGGGCTGCACCAGTGTGTAGCCCTCTTCGATGTATCCGTATTTGCTCTGATTACTCTGCACGGCCACGATGGTGAACTGGTCGGCCTTGGTCGATTTCTGCTTGATGCTGACGACGCGCGCCAGCATTGGCTCCAGATCGGCTTCCATCACCAGCCAGACCGTGTTTGGCATTGGTGTCTGCGTCAGTGCCCCGTAGCCCACCCACGACACGTTGCTCCACGTTCCTACGCCTTGGTCGAGTGTCACGTCGGCATAGCTGCCGTCCGGCTGACGAATCGACAGGGTGGCCGGCACTTGCGTGATGGTGACGGGCGCGTCCAGCGCGGCGGAGGTGGTGGTGGCGCTGGTGATGCGACCGCCCATCCGCCGACCAGCACGATTCTCATCATGAATCCAGACCAATTCGCCCGGCAGCACCATTGCCGCTTCGATCCCCACGTCAAACGTGATGGCGTCCGTCTCGTATTGCTCGGTGTAGAGAATCCATTGCCCGACGCGATGTGCCTGACCTCGACTGGTAGTGCCGAATGCCACGACATCTAGCTGGCGCACGCCGAATTGCTGGATCAGGGTGCGGTTTTCTACATATTCGATCTGCTGTTTGTAGTTTTGCGCCGGATCATTCCACGTCACATTAACGACGCTGTGGCGATCCTTGCGCGCAGTGCTGGTATAGGCGAACAGCCCATCGACGACGTTCGCCTGACTGAAAATGAACGATGCCGAGCCTGGTGCATCCTGCATGAAACTGACCGAGTTGCCATTCCAGAACGCCATGCCGCGAAATACTGAGCAGATGTCGCTGATGACCTTGTAGGCTTCGGCGCGCGACTGGATGGCAGTATTGATTTGGAAGCGCGGTTCGGTGCCGCCGAACCCGTCGGGCACCATGCCGTCGCAGTATTGGCCGATGGCATAGAGTGTCGCGACATCGATCTGTGACGCCGATAGATATTGCCCCAATCCATAACGTGAGTTGGTCAACAGGTCATACAGCACCCAGGCGGGATTGGACGACGCCCCAGTGGTGAAGGCGCCATTCCAGACACCGGTATACTGGCGCGTGGTCGGGTTGTAATTCGATGGAATCTGAATCACCAGACCATACACGTCATAGGAACGCGTCGGGATCGAATTGAATTGCGCGGCGTTGATGCGCACCCCTACCAGTGCCGAGTTGGGGTAGGACAACTGCTGACTGATGATCTCGTAATAGGAGTTGAGCCAGGTGTCGTTGCAGACGAAGCTGCTGGCCGAGTCGGCAGTCAGACGCACCATGCGGATCATACAGTTGGCGCCTGGCGTGATGGGGATCAGGTATTGCGCCTGATAGGTGGAACTGCTCTTGCCACTGATGGTCAGTGTCGAAGTGGCATCGACAAAAGCCCCGCCATTGGTGGAAAGCTGAAACTTGAACTGAACTGTGCCGCCCGAAATGTCGCCCGAGTTGGAGTCGGTCGTCGTCAGACTTGGAAGTGATACCACCATACGCACCGTGTCGGCTTCCGGGTTCTGCACCGTCAGCGTATAAGGCATCGCGTATTTGATTTGGACGTTTACATCAAAGGGCGTCTCCACGTCAGAGAAGCCACCCATCGGTGTTTGCCCCTGCGAGCCATTGCGTGAGGCCCAGGTGATACCGTTGGTGTTGTAACTACCATTCGAGTTGGTGCCAAAGAAGTTGTAGCTGCCATCCGAATTCTGGAATGGCGTGTCGTTGAAATAGATCGACTGCCCGCCGTTGACCAGCCCGCCGATCTGCCCCTCGCCAAGCAGGTCGAGCAGCGTGATCATGGCGTTCGATTGCAGGCTGTCGGGCGCTTCCGTGGCGCCCCCATTCCCCTTCCCGCCGCCACCCGCGCCCGACACAACCGGATAGCGGTCGCGGTGGCCGCCGTTATGCACACGGATGCCGTCGGCGATAAAGGTGTGGTAAGTTTCGACGGTCAGATTCCACACCGGTTCGTAGCCAATCAGCTCTGCGCCAATAATCGGGCGCAAATGCCCCATGCCGTCGATCAGCGCGTCGTGAGGCGTCAGGCGTCCCATTTCCGCAAAATTTTCGTATTGATTCAGCACCCAATGATTCGGGGTGATGCCCTGCATTTCTCCGCGCCAGTATTTGACGCACAAGAGCGGCTGCGGATCGGCGTGGTAATGCACGGCGGCGACTTTCGCAACATGCAGAAAGCCCTCCTCGTCAAACGCCATCACCTCGTCGCCCGTCTTGAGCAATTCGATGGCGATGGTTTTGCCGTGCTGTAGTTGGATTTGCGTGCCTGCACGGAAGCAGCCGCCACCACCGCCAGCGCCAGAGATGGCAATCAGATCGTCACGTTTCATAGCGCGTTCTCGGGTGCGGTGTTGGCGGCCAACTGGTCGATGCTGATGCTGGCGGAAATGAGGTGCGAACCGACACGACAGCGCCCGTAGATAAGCTGAACCGGTGCGCCCTGGCCCGTGGTATTCACCGCGCCGTTGAAGTAGTAGGAGCCGTATTGCGTGCCGTTGTTATTGTTGGGCTGTGGAGCTAGCATCTGCACAATGCCGCCTACCATCAATGCCACGCCGAGTTGAGCAACCCCGACGTTATCTGTGAGATAGCCAGCCACCACCAATGCCGTGCCAACAAGGATCTTCGAAGCCGCCCCTGATGCGCCTTCAATGATAGGTTCGAAGCGCATGACGGCTGGCTTGCGCTCCATGATGAGCGTTTCCTCCGATACCTCTTCGACGTAGCCGGTGTCGTATTCGCAGACGATGTGATACTTGCTGTAGGTCTTGAGGTTGTCGCGAATCCAGCGGATCAATTGATTGCCAGACAGGTTCACGTTGATCAGCTTCAGCGCGCCAAGTGGCGAGTTGACGCACAGTTCCCACTCGCGCCCGAACTTCTCGCCCATCACACCGTCAAGAATGACGCGGGTCAGTTTTTGGTCGCTCACATCAGCTCCCGGTGTCGAAGATGATGCGTGGTGTGCTTGAGCCAGTAACTACCGCCATACACGTCAAAACGCGACAGCCGACCATGCGGGTGGTGCAAGAAGCGGTCGTTTCCGACATAAACGCCGATGTGGTTGGGGATACTGCCGTAGGTCTGGATCAGGAAGATATCGCCCGGCTTGGGTTCGACATTGATCAGTTGCTCAAAGCCCGTTTCGGAGAAGTTGTCTACGAAGAAGTTGTGACCCTTCTCCCAGAACTCGGGGATGCGCAGGTCGCCATGCGTCAGTAGTTCGATGGCGTATTCGCGTCGGTAGTAATCGCAAATCAGCGCATAGCAGTCGAGCATCCCCCACACGTAGGGGCGCCCAACATAGGGCTGTTCCTCGTCGCGCGGTTGCACAATGGTGGGCGGCAAGACGACGTTCAGCGATCCATCTTCCTGGCGGTAGACGCTGACGATATACCACGGCACACTGCCCGCATTGCACGCTGCTCGATCTTCCGGCGAGGGTCTTGCGGCGCATTCGGTGTGAGAGTGCCAGACGGCCAAAATGGGGCCGTCTAGCTTGGCGGCTTCATATTCGCCGCGACCAATCGAAAAGAAATCGCGTGGCCTCTCGTGGATGTTTTCGCAGGGAATGAACCGCGCACGCTTGTGCGCGCCAACGATCAATCCGCACGCCTCTTGCGGATAGCGACGTTTAGCCTCCACAACCATGGCGTCGCGCAACGCATCATGAAGCTCAACTATTACCGTTGATGTCATATTGGACTGCTCCGGGGAAACCGCCATAAGGCAAAGGATTGCCCGCGCCGAAACGGCACTTGCAGGAAGAGAGTTTCTTGCCGCACACGTCGAGCGCAGCCGTGGCAACGGGGTTATCGTTGATGTCGAAATACTTGGCGCCGGTGTAGCTGCATTGCGGGCCGCCATAGACCCAGGTGCATGAGTTCTGAACGACCTGGCGGTAAGGCAACATCACGCCGTTCACGTCGAATACCGAGGACAGGCTGAAATCGACTTGGTATTTGTTCTCTTTGACTTTCTGCTCAACGAACCACACGTCGTCGGGGTAGTATTGAGAGGGGTCGGCGGTAGGATTACCGTTGGGGAAGTTCACTGCATCCAGAAAGCGTGCGTGTGTGCGCTTGCGCGTCACCTTGGCGCCTGTCAGATTGTTGAACAGCATCAATTCTGCCGAAATCAGCCCACCGATGTTGGCAACGCTTATCTTTGGCTGTGGCAGCACACCCTTGCTACTCATCTCGAAGCCGGAGGCTTCGATTGGCATTGGCGCATAGGTCTTCCCCTGCCAGACGATGTTGGTGCCAACCTGCGACATGCCGGAATGAAAGTAAAAGATCGAGCCGCCTAGCACGGTCAGGTCAAGCACGAACAACTCGATCAACGCGGTGGGCGCAAGAAGCTGGATTTCGCTGGCAAGCGTGGTCATGTCAGCACGGCGCCTCGAACACTTGTTCGAAGTCGAAGTTCATGAGTGTCAAGCCGCCCTTGTAGGTTGCACGCCATTTGCGGCACACATACAGGTTGGTATTGCCCTCGACCGGGTCAGTCCAGTAGAACGACTGCACGCCGCCCGCGTTCTGCACGAACGTCAGAATGGCCGCCATCGTCGGGTTGTCCATTGAGAATTGCAGCGTCCACTGTTGGGGGTTGCTATTCAGGCCGTTTGATGTGCGCGTCTCGTAACCGTCGCCGAACTTGACGACGGTGACTTTGGGCGTTTGATTAAGCTGCGGTTCGCGGTCGGGAACCCAGGTGAAAGTCTGTGTAGCCATGAGACGACCAGTGACTTAAGATCGGATGATTTTAAGTCACTGGTGACTTACTTGCAAGGCGCATTGACTTCATTGGTTATGCAGCAGACCGCCCGGTCGTTGCTGGTTCATGATTTCCCCCTGAACCATCTGACTCAGGCGTTGCGCCAAGTCGCTCCAGCCTTTGCTCTGATCTGGCGCGGAAGAGTTGGCGTCCGTCGTTGTCTGGCCGCTGTTGGTGACGTTGACGTTGACGTAGTTTTGCGTGTGACTACTGCCGCTGTCCGACCCGCCAGTGGCTTTCATCGTGACGGGAATACTGCGACCATCCGGCAGTGGCACATAGGCTTCGGGGGATGAGCCTTCGCCAAAAATGGCCATTTGCGGCGAATTGGCGACGCCACCACCAGAATACATTTTCAGCGGCATCGACCCCATGTCAGTCATGATGCCGCCGTTGGCGAACGCAAACGCTCCGCCCGCGCTATGTGCGGTTTGTGTTGCGGAAATTTGCCACAATGCACTGGCGGCAGAATCGGCTGCGGTGGCTAATACCTGCATGGCGGTCGCGGCGGTTACTTCGGCGGGCTGCGACATTTCCATGCCAAACATCGTCCTGATCTTATCCATCAGCGTGCCACTCTCGGTGGCCGCTGTGTGAGCAAGCAGCGCGGCTGCACTGGCTTGAGTGTTGTTAGTGAGCGCCGCTGTGCTGGCGGCCAATTTTTGGTTGTCGCTATCCTGCGCGCCGCCGCTCGACGACTTGCCGCCCAATAGACCGCCAAACAATCCCGCCGCACCGTTCAGGTTATTGGTCAGCGTGGTGCCCAGGCTGCCAAAGGCCGACGTGACAACATTGCTCAACGCCTTCTGGATGGCGATGTTGCCAATATCCTGCACCATGCCTGCCAGCGCCTTCTTCCAGTTGACCTTACCACCCTCCAGCGCTCTCTCGGTGTAGCTCATGAAGTTCTTGGCCCAACTGGCCGACGCTGAGTTCATCTGTTCGGTGATGTCCTGCCACTGGTCGCCCATCTTTTCCAGTTGCGTTTTGGTCTGGTTAGCGTAGCTCTGCTGAATGGCCGCCGATTCGACTTCGTGTCCCTTTTTGGCATCGGCCAATTGCGTCTGATAGTTCTTGTAGGCGGCGGAAGCCTTATCCAGACCGGCAGCATACTGGTTCAACAAGTCGATTTGCGTCTGATACCGCTGATTCTCTTCATCCAGGCGGGTCGCAAGGTCAGCATCGGCGCGATCATGCCCCGACAGCGACCCCTCGTTGGCCTTCTTCAAGTCCTGCTGCGCCTTGATATTGAACGCGTGCGAATCCGTCATCGTCTGGTTCAGCAACGCCTGCTGTTTGTTCTGCTGGTAGTCGGCCAGCGCGGCGCCGGCCCCTTTGGTGCTCGCTTCCAGTTCGGCAAAGTGACGTGTCAACTCTTGAAGCGCCTTCGAACCCTTGCCGCTGCCATCAACGGTTCGCGTCATTTCCTCGTTGTATTTGGCTTGCGTTTCAGCCAATTGCTTGTTGGTATCCTCAAGCAATTCGGCCTCGCTGATATCCTTCTGTGTATTAGCGGTCGCGCTGATCTTTTGCTTGATCTGGCTGCCCTGCTCTTGCGTCAGCTTTTGCGCTTTAACCAGACTGTCGATGAAAGCGTCGGCGTTGGCCTTGCCCTCCTTGATCTGTGCGGAGAACTGCGTGATCCAGCTCAGGCGCTCACTCTGGCTGCCACCCACGACGTTCTTGACCTTCTTGCCATCTTTGCCTTCGCTCGTGGTGTCCAGTTCGCCCTTTGCGATGCGGCCCAATACATCAAGCGTCGCCTTGTCGTTGATCGAGGCGAGCCTGTCAACATTGCCCCGAGCAGCGGCTAGCCTTACCGACGCGTCAGCCTGTTGTGTTTCAAGTTCGGCGGCCAGGCGATTCCAGGGATCTTCGCGCTCAACGCCGCCAGCGCCTTTCTTTTTCTTGTCCGCCTGCACCAGCGTCGGGGCAACATTGTTGACGCCCTTGTTGATCTGAGCTAGTCGGTTGACGTATTCCTGTTGCGCGTCACCCAGTGCCTTGCTTTGCGCGCGCAAGTCGGCGGCGTGCTGAGAATTTTGATCCTTCTCTTTCTTTTGCAGTGCGGCGATGGCGTCGAGGTTCTTCTGGAGAAAGTCGATATGCGCCTGTGTCTCCTTTGCGTCCAGTGCGTTGAGCGTGGGGTTTTGCTTACCTTTGGCAATATCCCCCTTGCTCAACGAGGCAAGATAGGCGTTGCGCTGCTGAGTGAACTTGTCCTGCATGGGCGCCCACTGCGCATCCAGCAGACGCAATTGACCGTCGGCGGAGTCGTTGGCGTTTTGTTGTGTGAGCAATGTCTTTTGATCACCCAGAGTTTTGGCGGCCTCGGCGAGATCGGCTTTAGCGCGTCTGAGTTGCTCCTCGTATTTGTCGTTATACGTTTCCAGGTGTGAGGCAGGCGCTCTGCCGCCCGCCCCAGTGGAAATCTCGCGCGATCCCGCCTTTTTGAAAGCTTCCAGGTCGGCGATCTGCTTTTGCAACTCGGCCACGCGGCCCTGACCGTTGTTTACATCCTCTTCTGACGACACGCCTCGCGCAGCGCGTTTAGCGCGCGCACTAGCCTCTGCCGCCTTGTCCGCCTCGCTGCTGTAATTACTCCACGCCAGTCCCGCGACGCCAATGATCCCGATCAAAATATTCATCGGGTCGATCAGCATCGCAATCGCGCTATCCAGCACACCGGTTGCGATGGCTGCGGCGCGCTCTGCCGCCGTCATTTCGACCGCTGCGGTGTCCAACTCTTGCAAAGTCACAATGGCGCCCGCTGCGGCCTCATTGCTTGCCAGCAATGCCATCTGTTCCTCATTGAGCGCAATCGTTTCCGCTCGCACCGTCGTCGCAGACTCCGCGATCACCGCGTTTTGCTTCTGACGCATGGCGATGTTGGCTTCCATCTCGGCGGTTTCCGCCTTGGATAGTTCCAGCGCATAGCGTTTTTCCGCCGCTTCAGTGACTACGCCAGAAGACTTTTTCTTCCGCGCTCGGAGCAATTCAGCTTTCTCATCCAACGCGGCAATTTCGCCCTCATAAGCCTTCTGTTCGGCCAGCAAACTGTCCAGCTTGGCCTGGTTGTCCTCAATTTCCTTCAGGTTGAATTGATACTGTGTCTCACTGAGCTTGAGACGCTGATTGATCTGCATTTCGGTTGCGCGCTGCTCGGAGGCGATCAACGCTTCGTTGACGGCCATCCGATCTTGCAATTCGGCGATCCGCCCCTGACGCCACGCCTCACTTTCCATGGCGAACTGTTCGCGCTCGGCCTGTTCGACGTCGGCGTAAAGCAAGAGCTTGCCGCGCATGGTGTCAATTAGGTTTGCCATCTCTTGCATCCCGGCGCGCAGCTTGCCCGCGCCCCAGTAAGCCAGCGCGACTTCGCCCGCGACCTTGAGTTCATCGCTGAACTTGACCACCATCTGACTCAAATTCACGACCGCGCTCACGGCGCTATTCAGATCGGCGCCCAAATGCGCGGCAAATTCATTGATGTTGCTGCCGCTCATGGCATTCAACACCTTGCCCATCTGTTCTTCGGCGTTGTCGAGCAGACCTTCCTTGCCCATCCGATCCTTGAACAGTAGCCATTGTGTTTCCAGACGGGATTCCATCCCCGTCCAGGTATTCATCATGCGGCTTGCCATGCCGTCATTCTGCGCCCCCAACACGGCAAACATGCGCCCCATCGCATCTTGCGCTTGCAGCGTGCCGGTCTTGACCAAAGCATCAAGCTGGCCGACCGACATATTGAGCGCCTGCGCCATCGCCTGAATCGAGTTCGGCATCGCCTGGCCCAACTGACGACGCAATTCCTTGAGCGATACCACGCCCTTGTCGCCCATTTCCTGCACTGCCAGCGAGACTTCTTTCAGTTGTAGCGATCCGCCGCCAAACTTCGCCAGCGTGTCGGTGACGGCTCTGAGTGAGCCATCCATCGGGTCGAGGCCGGCCGCCTTAAATTTGACGAAGGCATTGGACAATTCGGTAATGTTGAATGGCGTGGTCTGCGCCATGTCGAGCAAAAACTTCATGCTCTTGTTGGCGCCATCGGTCGATCCGGTCAAGCCTTCCAGCATGACGTGCATGCGTTCCAGTTGGCCGCTGGCATCCGCAATGGACTTCGGGATACCGATCAGCACATCCTCGATATCCTTGAGCGCGAAGCGAACCAGCGACATTGAGAACACGGTGTCGTGGAATTTGGCGCCAAGCCCGGACATGTATTTTTCCAGCGTCGCGGTGGAGGCGCTGACGCTCTGAATCTTCTGATTCAGTTGCATCAGCGTCTCGCCCGCCTTCGCCGTCTTGACACTCATATCGCTATCGTCAAGCGACATGACGATCTTGATTTCGCCACCCAACATACCGTCTTGTCCTTTTAGAACGCAGCCAGTGCCTTGAGTTCGGCAAAGCCCGCGCGGTTACTTTCCTTTTGGTCATCCGGCGGCACGATTGCTTCTGGCGCCTCGGACACCCATTCATCGCCTCCCTCGCGCTCCGGGCGTGCGATGTTGCCAATCTCTTCGCGCAATTTGGCGCTGTAATCCTTCAACCCTTCGCCGGTCTGCGCGGCGGCGTTGGTGAACATGCGCCGCATGTCCTGTTCGGCCTGGATGCGATTGACATTGCCGCTCAACAGCCAGAAGCGTTTGAGCGGCATGGTCAGCACATCTCGGTCGGTCAGTGAATAAAAATTCATGACGCGGCAGAAGAGAAAGCCGAAATCGACTTCATCCTCTGCCTGGGTTACTTTCCCCGTTCTTCAGCCTTCACTTCCGACTGCGGGCTGAAAATGCGCATCAGTTCTTCCGGCTCGGCGCCACGGATGAAAGCCACGATGGCTTGCAGCCGATCCATCGTTTGCTTTTTCAGCACGTCCTCGGACAACCCGGGAATGGCGCGACGCACCATCTTCATGGTGCGCTGGATGGATTCAAGCAGATTGGCTTCCTTGCGGATGGCCTCGGCGTCTTCACTATTGAGAACGTAATCCTCGACCGACATGGGCCGCACCACATATTGCACACCTGCAATTTCCAGCACGCGCGATTCCGGGGTGCCGATGGCGTCAATGTTCAGAATTTTAGTCATGATGAAAGTCTCCCGTGGATAGAAGTTGCCCCGCCAGAAGCGGGGCAATGTTAAACTCATTACTGACTTATACGCCAATACCAAACAAACGGTTGTTGTTGTTGGTATCGGGGTAGCCGCTGAACTCCAGGTTGAAGATGCGTTCGTTTTCCAGCTTGTAGGCGAACTGCAACGAGCCAGAACACATCGCCAGATAAATCACGAAGTCTTCCGCGTTGTTCTGCGAGGCGACGTTGTAACTCGGACGCAGACGCAGCGGCTTCGCCAGCGACAGCAGCGACGTGCCGACGCCAGTGGCTGCAACGACGGTCTTGTAGTTCGGGTCAGTGCCGCCCGACAACGCAGCGCCCGACACGGTGATAGAGGCGCCTGCGGTGCCAGTTGCCAGCGTGAACAGGTTGCCTTCTGCCAGAGCCGCGCCGGTTGTGCCATACAGCAGCGCGTTACCGTAGGTGACGGTGACGACAGCGGCGGCCACAGAGTAGGTCGCCAACGACAATGCCGGGTTGTTGATGGCGGCATTTAGCGCGGCGGCCAGGTTGGCGGCGGTGGCCGATGCGGATGCGCCAATCAGCACGTTCAGCGGCGTCGGCGCGTTGCTGGTGGCCGGCAACGCGGTGACGAACGTCACGGTTTGACCATTGACGACGATGGTCTGGTTGTTGGTCGGGTTGGTGGTGATGGTGATCGTGCCGGTCGCCACCGTGCCGCCGTTATAGGTCAGCGTGGTGCCCGGCATGACGGCGGTCAGGTTTTCCAGCGTGGTCTCCGCCAGCGGCACCTTGGCGGTTACTTCGCGCCCCATGATGTATTCGTTGATGGTGGACTTGCCAAGCTGATCCACGTTGACCTTGTGCGTCTCGGTCTTGACCGAGACTTCAACGCCGCCCTGAGTGAAGCCCAGATCGACGCCATTGAAGATCACCTGGCAGTAACCCAACTTGACGTTACTGGTTTTGTTGTTGCTCACGCGATACTCCTTTGCAAAGGATAATTAAGTCACTTGTGACTTAGCTGGCAAATATAGCATACCATGCCAATTCGGTCGAGAAGCCGTTAAAAATCAACCCACAAGTAGTCACTAACGACCGCCACCGCATCGTTGACGATCTGGTCATTCAGTTCGATGGCGGCGCGCTCAAGGAATTCACCACCCACTTGAATATCTGGGTTGAGTTCCTGCTTGAGTTGTGAGTCTTTACCTAATTGCCAGGTGCCGAGTGGTGGCAGATTGTAGTAAATCGCATAGGCGTAATCGCCCACCGAGGCTTCGCGCGTCTTGCCGTTTTTGTTGAACACGGTGAAGGTTTCTTCCATATCGATGTAGACCACCACCTCCTTGCGCGTGAACTGCCCGGTATCCTCGTCTCGCCCGCCGCCCGCGTCGTCGCACTTGATGGCGTGCTCCAGATTACCGCGCCAGATCGGCGCCATGCGTCGCGCCAGGTCGCGCAACTCCACGCCATCCTTGCGCATGGAGTTGATGACGCGACGCTTGCAAGTATCACTCACCTGCTGAATGCGCATCACCATGCTTTCCAACCCCTCGACTTCGACACCCATCAGTTGCCCTCGACGTAGAAATTGCATTCCATGTAAACGGAGAATTCAAGGTTGTCGCCCTGCGACAACGGGAAGGCGACCGGCATGGTTTTGGGACGGCAATAGTTGAAGAAATAATTGCCAATGGCCGTCTCCACCACGGTTAGCGCGGCGGTCGCTTGCGCCATGAGCGCTTCGCCATCAGCGTAATTACCGGCGCGCACAATCATCTGAAATTGCGCCTTGTAATAGCCAGGGATTTCGTAATTGATGACGGTGCCGGACAGACGATTGCGCAGCAGCACGCCCAGATCGCACTCCACCGGCATCATGTTGACGAAAATCGACTCGCCTTCGGTGCCTACACTCTGAGCGGCAAGACGGTCGGCAAGCGGCAGCAAATTCATGTTATCTCCACATCGCGGCGATGATTTTATAGTGGTCGAGCACGCCGACAATGTTGTATTGCGGGTGCTTCATCATCACGCGATATTGATCGACGCCAATCATGACGATGTCGTCGATATTGATGACTGTGGAGGGAAGCAACAGCACCTGAGCCTCGGCGATGATTTCGCGCGCGTTGCCTCGTGAGCCGGAACTGTCGGCACGCACTGAGGTTTTTTCCTCAGTGCGGGTGACGCGCACAATGGCGCAAGGCTCCGTCACGCCCGTCTTTTCAGGCAAGGGTTGACCATACACATCGGTCTTGCCGCTGCTGACAAAAAGCTGACAGGTGTTATTCGGCGTAAACATACGGCTCCAGCGTGGCGCGTGAGTGATGGTGGAACACCGTATTCCAGTTCCGGTCGAGCGCAGGCCAGCCTGGTTGCCCGGAAATCGACAGCACGGTGCCGTGGTAAGTGTGTTCGGGATCGGGGTAGACCAGCTTTGCCAGATCGGTTGTCTTGGCGATGGTCACCACTTGCGCGCGCAAATACGCCTGATACAGCGCGTGGCGCAGATCGGTGCGCACCAACTTATCCGCCGCCCAAGTGCGTCCCGCCGTGTCCTTGAGCGTCGATTTGGGCTGTTCCAGCTTGTGTTGAAGCAGCTTACCCACCGCGCCATGCGCGTCGTGCAGCAACAACGCACTTGCATCCATTTGGCCGTTACCGCGCAACTGTTTGATGCGCTGGTCGATGATTTGTCTCACATATCCGTCGAGCGTTTGCGCCGCATTCACCAATGGCTCGTGGACATTGGGTCGCTCACTCAGTTCGCTCGTCAAAGAGGACTCGTAAGTGGACAACACGCCCAGCGTATTACTAAGCAGTATCCCCGCCGCACGGTGAGCACGACGCTGGAATTCATTTACGGCATGCGGCGTAATGGTGGCGCCAGGCGCGCGCAGCGTCATGTAAAGCCCATCCACCGCCATTGAGAACAACGCAAATTCGCGCGCAATGTCATGCGTCAGTTGATCGTAGATCATGGGCCGCGTCCGATGTGTTTGGCAAAGGTGACGAAGTAGCTGATGTAAGCCAGCGCACGACGACAGCATGGCAATTGCAGCGGCTTACTGGCGCGATACATTTGCTTGGCGTCGCCCACCGAGTCGAGAATCAAGCCATTGGCGCGTTTACTCTCCATGTCTTGCCCCGACAGGATGTAATCCGCTTCTGCCAGTTGTGCCAGTTGTAGCGCGCGGATGAATCGCTTGGGCATTACCGCGATCTGTTCCGGTAGCAGCAATTCCAGATTGCCGGTAAACAGGAACAAGCTGTTCTCGGCAATGTAGGTGCTGTTGTATTGACCTTCCGGCACATACGCCAGTTGATCCTGGCTGTAGTTGACGTTGGAGTTCAACAGGTTGTAATTCAGTTTGCACAGATGGTTGCGCGCGTCGATCAGTGCCGCAATCTTGTTGTCGGTCGTCGCGCTATCCCACCCGGTCGTATTGGGCACGTCCAGCGCGGTCATTTCCGCTTGAGCGAGCGTCTGGAAGGTATTCAGACCGAACGCCAACGGGCTATCCAGTTCAATGCCATAAGAGGCATCGATGCAGAGCGTGTTGCCGCTGGTATCGGTGACGAACAACTCGACCCCCCGCGCCGCGCGCAGGTAGGTCGTGTCATTCGGGTCGTTGGGGTCAGCCGCGACCCCGGTAAGCTGATTTGCCGTCGCCGGGACGGTGAAGGTCACGGACGGGCTGCCGGCCACGAAGCCCGCAACCGGCGTCTGTGATACCAGTTCGTTTTCGTTCTGATCCAGCACGCGATATGCCACCGAGGCGGCATTGATCGCATTGCCATAACGATCCGTCAGAGGGATCGTCAACGTGACCGCCGTTCCGGCGAGGTAAATCAGCATCGCTCAGTCCTTATTGAGCGACCGGCGCTTGCACGGCGCCCACCGGGGCGGCAGCAGCGTCAGCCAGAGCGACGGTCGGGGCCGGAGTGGCGGCGACAGCGTTGACGACATCAGCACTCGGCACGACGCCAGGGGCGACGGCCAACGCGGGGGTTGCGTCTACCGGTGTCGGCGCAACAACAGGTGTGGTCGGAGCGACGGGGGCTGCGGAGGCAGTCGCCAGCGTCACGGTATCGGTAAAAACCGGAGCAACTACGGGTGCGACGGGCTGGACGGCAGGTTCGACAGCAGTCCCGCTGTCCACAGCAGGAACATCAGCCACAACATCAACGGCGTCTGCTTGCGGAGTCGGTTCAGCAGCCGGTGCAACGCCTTCACTCGCCGGCTGCTCGGGCTGAGAGGGGATGCTGTTCCCCATGTCCGGTGTCTGACAACCGCTACAGCCATGATCGAAGTCGCTCGCAATGCGGTTGAACGCACCGATATAAGCGGTCGTCAGCGCGACGCCCGCATCGACAATCTCATCGATCCCCAGATTGCCATTCATCAGCGCCTGACCCAGATAATCCAAAATGCGATCTTCCGGCTGCATGACGCATGCTTCACTCGACTCATTCACGTTCACGTTCATTTCGTTCCCTTCAAGTGAGTAATATCCTGCTCGCTGAGTGCATGCAGGATTTGAGAAATCAGCGAGCCAATCGATGTGCCTTTGATCCCCATCGGCGTGGCGATTTCTCGCAATCCGGCGATCCCCCGGCTATCCGCAATGGAGGCCAGTTCGTCTTCGGTGTAGTGCGGCGTTTCGACCGGTTTATCCGTGGTGACAAGCGTCACGACCGGCGCAAGAGGCTGAGTCTCCACCACAACTTCAGGCTGAATGGGATGCTGCGTCAGGCCATCCGGCACCATATCCGCACCCGTCTCGCGGTGATCCAGATAAATCTGGCTGACGTTGGCCGGTGTGCCGTCTTCCCATTCGGCGCCGATGACGGCGGCGATACGAGTGGCGTCCAGATGTGAGCAATCGGTGATGGACAGGCCGTCTTCGAAGAACAGCACGCCCATTTGCCCGTCGTAATGCTCAAATCCTGGCGCGGTGAGTCGAATCTTCATGGTGATGCCCCTTAGACCACTTCGCCGCCAACGCCATCCACGCCCGGATTGGTTTCGACGTTTTCAGTGGCGACCGAGCCGGTTCCGGCAATGTGAGAGTCGGCAGCAACCGTGCCAACCGCCCAACCATCGCCCGCTTCACCCGTCAGGTCTTCCACGATGACTGCGGTGCCAGTGATGTCGCTATTGACGGAGATGCCAGTGTCGGCGCCTGCATCGGTGATGTGCTCGACGCGCATGGTGGCGGCAATGCCGGCCATTTGTTCCTCAGACACGTCGTAATTGGAGACGCCATTGGTGAACCAGACGTTCCCCATTTGTCCGGTAAACGACGTGAATCCCGGTTCCGTGAGTTGAATCTTGCCTGTCATATATCCCTCGCTTTAGCGAAAAAGGGTGGGCCTAAGCCCACCCTTTCTATGATATGTCACTACTGACTTATCTGTCGATCAAATGTTCGTCACGCCCATCAGACGACCGATCGAACGGGTGGACTTCAGCACCATGCCGCAATACCACTTCAAGCGGATGCGGGTTGCATCCATGTTCTGAACGGTGCCGATGTTTTCCACCACGATACCCTGGTTCTGGCCGCCATACAGACCATGCAGACCATCCAGTTCGTTCAGGCGCAGTGCGTAAACGGAGGCGGTGTTGACGTTGGTGCCTGCGGTTTCTGCCGGGGACAGGAACTCGTTCATCAGGATCGGGATGCCATTGTGCGTCAGCATCGGGCGCCCGAAGTTTTCAAGCTGCTGCATCACGGCGTCGGTGCCGTAGGTGGCGCGCAGCAGAGCGCGGAACGCACGGATGGTGCCACGACGCATTACCAGCACGTCCGGGCCGTTCGGCACAGAATCGACCAGTTGGTCGAGCATGGTCAGGGTCAGTGCGCCGCCGTTGGTTCCGGCCAGGATTTGCGCAGCCGGCAGGCTTTGTGCGGTGGCTTGTGCATCGGCGGCAGCGGCCAGTGTCGGCAGACCATCGAAGGTCAGCGGATTGACGGCGCTGTTACCGGTCGCGAGGGTTTGATGAAAGATGCGCGCCAGACCCTTGGCCTTCTTTGCGATCTGAATCGCCATCTGGTCGTTGGTGTCGGATTCGACGGTTTGCAGGAACTTGTCGATATCCACATCGCCAGCCAGAATTTTCAGGGTCGCTACAACTTCCGTGAAGCCAGCGGCGCTTTCATTCACGGTTGCGCTGGGCGCCAGGAAGTCGGCGGTCGGCAGCGTGTTTTCGCGGTTGTAGACGTAAGCCTTACCGTTTACACCGACGAAGGGCAGCACGGCGAACATGTCGTCGCGCTCGATAATCTGGTCAATGACGCCTGCGACGAGCTGGTTGTTACTCAGCAGGTTGGCATCGGATTGCAGAAGCGGCATTCCTTTTTCCTTTTTGAGAGATTAAACAACCGGGCTAAGTCGCTCTAGTCACCGATGGCCTGGATTGTGGCATATTTCACGCCACAAAACAAGTCACCGGTGACTTGTTTAACAATCGAGAATTATCGATTGTGCGGATTGATGCCGGCGGCTTTCAAACCAGCAGCGATCATCGACACGCCATCGGTCGGCTTGGCGCTGCCCGGCACGCCTGCGGGCTTTTGTGAACCCGAGCCAGCGCCCGGTTTCACTTTGGAGCGCAACAGATGATCCTTATCCGGGTCAGCTTCGACGATGCGCTTCAACGCCGATTCGAAGTCAAGATGCTCGCCCTGAGCATTTACCAGCGGCGTGCGGTTCGATGCACTGCGCGGTTTGTCAAATGGCACAACCTTGCCATCCACCACGTCGAAGTGCTCGCCGTAGATCACGCGTGCCTTGCTCGGGGTCAGCGTCAGTTCTTCGCCGATGAATTTGGATTGCGCGAATTGCGAGCCGATGGACAGTTCGTTGATCGTGCCGTCCTTCTGGCTGAGTTGGGTCTGCAACGCATCGATTTGCGCTTGCAGTGCGCTCTTTTCCCGACCGTGTTCCTCGGTCATCATCGCCTTGACGCGCTCGTATTCGCCCTTGGCTTCCAGTGCGCTGGTTTCAGCGGCACGCTGGTCGGCCAGCAATTTGCGCACGGCGTCGGGGTCGATGCCTTCGAAACGCTTGAGTGCCTCCTTGGCGGCGAACAGGTCATCATTCGTCTTTTTCAGTTGTTCCTTGCGCTGCATGTTCTCGCGCAGCAAGGCATGCTCGCTATCGCTCATGCCGGATTTCTTACCATCCGTTGCGCCGCTCGTTCCTTCTGCGGTTGCGCCAGCCCCCGCACCCTCTCCCGTCGTGCCGCCCGCGCCTTCACCCGCGCCCTCGGCATTGCCGCCACCAGCACCCTCGCCACCAGATTCAGGAGAGTAATATTTCAGCCACACATTACGAAATTTCATCTTGCTTCCTTTCGACCCTTCGCTTGGTCATGCGTTGAATCAGCCATTCTCTTGGCTGACGAGTTAATCAGCGTTATCCGTCTCTTTGGATAGCTCTCGATCCGAGGTCTTTTGCAGCGTTTGACTTGCCTGTCCCTCGGGACTGTTCGGGTCGATCAGCGTCGGATCAACCGGCCAGTCTTTCAGCTCGGCTTGCATCTTGGCGAGCAAATCCTTCGCCAATTGCGGGAACAGCTTGTCGATGACGGTCTGCATTTGCTGACGGCGCACCGTGTCCGGCGCTTCGATCAGCATCAGACGAGCGGCGATGTCGAATTCGTCGTAAAGCCCGCGCGTGTCGAAATTGCGCGGATACTCCACATAGCAGTCGTCACTGCCGGCAAATTCGCTCTCGCCATTCCACAGCGCGACGAGCTTACTGATGCGGCTCTCGATGGATTCCAGACTTTCCGCCTTGGCCGCCAACAGAGCGTTCACTCGCTCGAAGTCATAGGCTTTGGCTACGCCACTGGAATTGTCGATCCCCAGCGCGTTGTCCTGTTTGGTGCGCTCGCCCGCCAGGCCAACGGTGTGATAAATCTCGTTGATGATCTTGTTGATGACGCCCAGAATGATCTGCGCCTGTTTCACGTCCGGCGACAGATAGAAGGGGGCCGCCCCACCCTCGCCGTCGTAGAGAAACACACGCTTGGTGCCCATCTCCAACAGCTTGGTGTAGTTGTCTTCGCCAGGTAGCACGTTTTGCGCCGGCATGGCGAGTTGCGAATAGGTCTGATCCTGAATGATCGCGTCGAGGTTGGACAGGTAGTTCGCCGAGGCACGATCGAGATAGGCGATGTCGTCAATCAGCGCCGGAGTGACATACAACTCCTCACTGATGATGTTGTCAGCCAGAATCAACGGCACCACGCCCAGGTCGTGCTCGCGGTAATCAACAAGCTGAATCGTCTTGGCTTTCTTCGGCCCCTGCACTTCCTCGTAAAGCTGCCAGTCGGTGCGTGTCCACAACCGATACTGCTCGCGTTGCTTCCCGGTGCTGGTCATCGGGTCTTGGTCGTCGCGCTTCACTTCCGCGATCAATGCCCACAGCAGGTCGCCACTGTCGTCATAGGCATAGTCGAGCAACTGCTGCGGCGTGACGATGTAGGCATAGGTCTTGAAGTTCTGGATTGCTTCATCGGCGCGCGACACCACCGGCCCCTCGGCGGTGTTGTCCACAATGATGCCAATGCGACCGTAAATGGAGCACTTCTTGGAAACCTGCTTGGCGAAATCCTTGATCGACAGCCCGGTGCGCGTAGACGCCTTCCAGAAGGTTTTAACGCTCTGCGGCGCATCGGTGTCGTTGCGCACAATCTCCTGCTTGAACAGGTATTTGTTCAGCAGGTCAACCACCTCACGACTGTGGTTGAAGCGATAGGCGCGATTCAGACGGTCGGCGTATTCCTGATCGCCTTCCTTGATGTAGCGGAAAATGTTGTTGGGGAACCAGTCGCGCCCGCCTTCGTAGGTCTTTTCCAGAAAGGCCCAATGGTCGATGTGTGTCCTGTAATCGGGGTGGCGTCGCTCAATCAGATGGCGCAATTTCTTCTGGTCGCCATCCAGCGCCACTGGCATCCGAGGATTCAGCAGCGGGTCGTTCGGGTCGATGGTAAAACTCTCGCCCGGCGTAAACGGAGGGGTTGCGGTCGGTCGTTCCATAGGCTGATTATCAGTCACTCATGACTTACATGTCAATTAACGCGAAAGGCCGCCAATTTGCACCTTGCGCACCGGGAATTCCAATTCGATGCAGTAACCACCCGCGTCAGCGGAGTGTTCCACGCCGGCTTTCTTGTCTACATCGCGCGAACCCTTGAGATAAAGCGTCTGCTCCAGTGCATTGATGAACGCCTTGCAACGCTCGTCAATGCGCAACCGAGCGTGACCGTTGGCATCTTTCAGCATGCGATTCATCGCATTGACGCGATCCGCCACCGCCGGATGCTTGCGTCGGTATTTGATGCGCTTAAACCCTTTCTCGCGCAAAATATCCAAGTCGGTTTCCCCGCGCGCATGCTGACGTTGGCCGCCCGCCGGGTCGGGGTAAATGGTGATCTGTTTCTGGTATTTCCAATAACGCTTATCCAGTTCGTCGCAAATCTCCTCGGTGTTGGAGGAATACAGCACGACTTCATCCACCGCCCACACTTCGCCATTGGGTTGCGGCTGGAAGATGACCGTGGACATTGGGTCGATGTTGAAGTCCATCCCTACCCAAATCGGCAGCGTCGGATTGAAGGGGTATTGCCCCACATGCACATTGCGATCGAATGGGTAATACACGCGACCCGACATAACCTCGAAGGATGCGTTGAACTCCTGATTGAAGGACTTCTCATCCATATCGGCGCGCGCAGCTTCAATTTCCGCCTTGGGGATGAAGGGCGAAGTGATCGTGGGGAACTGCCAGGACTCCCACTCGCCGCGCGCGACCGCGAGTGCGTCTTGCCCCTTTTTAAACACATCGTATAATAGGTTATAAGCTTTTGGCGTCCCAATGAAGATGGCGTGTCCGCCGGTATCCGCCAGCGTGGGGCGCAGCACCTTATACCATGTCTCCTCACTCATGTCCTGAAACTCGTCCAGCACAAGAAAGTGAATCCCCACCCCGCGCAGCGAGTCCGGTTTGTCGGCGCCTTTCAGCTCGATGCGTGTGCCGTTAAGCAACACGATCGCCATGTGAGTCTCATTGACACTCTTGATCCACTTGGTGGGGATCGTGTCTTTGATGTCGTTCCACATGATCTGCTTGGCCATCTTGTAGGTCGGCGCCACATACCAGATTTTGCGCTTGGGCATCCGGGCGAACTTGATGATCAGCACTTTCGAAAGCTGACTTTTTCCCCACCTGCGTCCCGCCACCACCACGCGAAAACGCGCGCGCGACTTGAACACCTCCATCTGTTTCGGGTGCAGGGAAAGGCTGACACGCTCCGCCATTACTCCTCCACTACGGCGTCGTCATCGTCTTCCGGCGACAGATCGTCACTCGCCTCACTCACCGGCGCTTCGTCGTCGTAAAGCGAGAAGGAGCGGTTTTGCAATGCCTCGACCTGGTTGGCGGTCAACTCGGAAATCACCAGTTCGGGGATGGTCTGCACATCGACGGCATCCGGGCGATCCAGGCCCAGCACGACATAGCGTTCGTTACGACAGGTGGTCAACACCTTCGCTGCGGCTTCCAGTGACTTGAGGTTGGGGAGAATGGTCGAGAGCGCATCGCCACGATTGCGACAATCCATCACCTCTTTCCAGGTGATCATGGTCAGATTGCGCGCCATCGAGTAGTGCTGTTCCTTGGTTTCCTTGATGCGCTCCGTCAGCAGACTGGCTTCCATCGCTGCGGCTTTGGCATTCGCCTTCGCCACCGCATCCTTCACTTCAGCCGCGCGTGAGGCGCGCTTGACGCCGCGCACCTTGAAATGTCGTGACAGCGTGCTCTTGGACACACCGAATTTCGCCATCAGGTCAGTGAGCTTCATGTCGCCGGACTCCCACAGTGCCTCGACTTCCGCCCATTGCCGCATCGTCAGATGCTTGCGCTTGTCCGTTTTCGCTCTGGCCCGACGCCGCAGCTTGATGGGCGGCTTGGCGGCCTCGGAAGATTCGGGGACTTCGGTGGTCATGCGGTCATCCTTTTGGCAAAAAAAATGGGCGTCGGAGACGGACGCCCTGGGGAACCGGGATTAATTGGTTACAGAGCGCAATCTACCTCAACAACTCAAAATAATCAAGTCACTAGTGACTTACCGTGCGAACAACAGAAAGAAAGCGCGTAATCAAGCGCAGCGCACGCCGCATGGTCTTCGACAGCAAACGGTATGGTTTCATACAATTGGCACGCGTATTCGAAGACGCAGCTCCATCCCTGACGGTTCTTATCGCGCTGTCGGATCAACATTCCGTTGATTCCGATGCTTTCCAGCGTTTCGATCGAGGCGGCGGCATCTTCACACCAATCCGGCGCCAGAGCGAAGTCGTCCGCGTCCGTGAATGCGGCGGTGCCCCACATCAGCACCGTGTCGTCCTGAATTTCCGTCCGATATCCGAGTCTATTGGCAATGGACGCGTTCATCCGGGGGCCGACGCTGAATCCTTTCCCGATAACCACGGGGCGGGAAATTTCCCGCGTAAGTTTTAAAAACATACTTAAACCTTAAAAGTATTTGTATTTATATATACGGTGGGGAGGGGAATTTTACCCACCCCATGCCTCAGTCGTTGAACTCCAGAACCACGTCGGAGAGATCGGTTATTTCCATCTCCACGGGAGTCGATTTCACCAATCGTTTCAGAACATGCTCGGTCGCCGGAGTAATTCCCGCGGTCATGATCGAGCGACCGGTCACGGTTATTTCCACAATGCGTCGCGCGGTATGGTTACGCGAGGTCAGGTCGCCAAACTTCACCAGCCCGCGCTCCACCAGAAACCCCAGAGAGCAGCGCAATGCCTGGCGTGACGGCTTATAGGGCAGCGCCCCGCACAACTGCGGAATATCCATCGGGGTGCCATCCGGGTTGCCCTTGTGCAAGGTCTGCAAAATGGCGATCTGTTTGTAGCTTAGAGAGCGCATAGCTTCTCCAGATCAAGTGGCTGGTCGGTGGGTTGATTGTCGAACGCCAGCAAGGGCAGTCGTTCAGGCAACGCGCGTTCGAAATCCGGGTTCTTGTAAGCACCATACAGCGGCGCGGCAAGCACCAATTGTTGCAAGCTCTTGATCAGTTCGCCCGGCGTCTTGGCGGCCACACGCTCGCGGCTGTTGAAGCGGTTATTGCCGGATTTTTCGCGCGCCGAATGGTCGTAATACCACTTGTGCAACTCTTTCAGACAACGCTCGCGCACGGCGGGAGAAAACGAATCCAGTTCCTCCAGCAGTTCCACATAGTCCGCCGGATTGCCGTCGAACCAGCGACGGAATACTTCAAGCCCATGCTCGTAATAGGTTGACCGCTCCGGCTCGCCAAACTTGACGCCTGCCTTCAAGGCGAACGGATTGATGCGCGACATCGAGGACTGGAATTCGAGGATCTTAAACCCGGACATACGCATGGCGAGATTTTGCAGACGATAGGCGACACCCACGCTGCGAAACACCGGATCAACCACGATGCGCGAATTGACACGAATCAGGCGATTGATCAGGTGGGCGCGATAGCTGTTGACGAGCTTGTTGTCCATGCCGTTCCGGTTGGGACACAACCAGGGAAACATTTTGTTGCGCGCGCGACTGGTTAATCCCGGCACAGACATGATACTGACGCCGATCAGCTTTTCGCCCATCTTGCAGCGGAAGAACAGCGGCCCGACGCCGAGTTTGCCTTCCTTGTAGTGCAATTCGTGCAACTGGTTCCAGTCTTCTACTGTTCCACGCTCAACAATCATCCGCTCCAGCAATGAAAAGCGGTATTGCTCGGGCGGGGAGACGCGCTCGACGCGCCATTCAGCATTGTCAGTGATGATCACGACTTATCCTTTTTGGCGCGCAGGAATGGTGCAAAATGCGCGTAAAGCGTATCGAGCAGATAGCAGAATGTTTCACGGTTGCCTTCGCCCGTTTCTACGCCGGCTCGATCCAGCACATCGAAGGTGCAATGGGCCAGTTCGTGAATCAGCGTCGTGCGATTGTGACCAAAGACGCCAATCAACCCGACGGCGCCCTGCTCGTTCTCGAAGTAACTGGTGACACCCAGGTTGCCGGTCAAGTCCGGCGCTGGGCGCTCTACGCGGTTCAGTCGGCGGAGTTCGGCATGCGCGGCCAGAAAGGCTTTTCGACCGGTCGCCATATAAATGTGCCCACCAAAGATCGGCACATGCAGATGCGGGAGCGATTCAAATGGATGAGGTTTTTTAGCCATGATGGTTCACGCGAAGTCGTCAAAGTCATCGTCGGCACCCTGTCGGTAATACGCCGCGATAAGACAGATAAGTATCAATGCGGGCAATCCACCCACGGCGAAAAGTCCGATCATTTACCACCTCTCATCAGTGCTAGCAGTTCATCCGGCGCGAGTAATCCCTCAACGCGCAATGTCGTTTGGCCCTTTTCGATGCGCAGCATCGCGGGCGTCCGGTTGACGCGCCAGGCGTTTGTCCACGCCTGCCCGATTTCCATCTCGTCGATCAATACAACAGGAAGGTCGTGAAAGCGATCTGCCCAATGTTGCTGGCCGGCATGCCAACTCTGATAAACCAACACAAACACCGGAGCTTGTTTGGAAGGCTCAATTACGTCGTGATGGAAATTGATGAGGTTGGTTTTCTGGCTCATGTCGGCTCCTCGGCGCGCACCACGGACACCTTCTCGCGGTAGCGTTTGACGATGGTCAAGTTGGGACACAGGTCTTGCACCATGTCACTGTGCGTGGTTGCCACCATGAGCGTGACGCCCAACTGTCGCGCCATCTTTTGCAGCGTGCCGGAAATGGCTTTGGCGCAATCGCGGTCGAGCACGGCGCAGAACTCATCCGCGACCCACACCTGAGCGCCGGACTCGATCAGTTTCGCCAACTTGAGGCGGTAGAGCTGGCCGTCGGAAAGCTGATCCGGCGTGCGCAGGAACAGGTAGGCATCATTCACGCCCGTGCGCGTCAGGAAGTCACTAGCCTCCTTCATGTTATTGCCCAACTGGTCGATCACCGGCAGGTTGTAATTGAGCTTGACGGTATCCAGGTTGGCGACCTGCAAGCCTTCTGCCTGCATCTGTTTCGCCAGTTCGCGCAGCGCAATGGATTTGCCGGAGCCGGACTCGCCTGTGATGTAGACCACATCGCCGGGATTGACCTCGATCTGAGCCGCGTCATAAACCACGAACTCACGATCATCCAGCCCCAGGCCGAACATTTCTGCCACCTCCAGAGTGCGCGGCGTGCGCTTGACGCGCGTGTGAAAGCGTTTGTCGAGGGTGTAGACGGTCATGACAGCAGCCCTCCCGTCCGTTTCTCGTTCCGCATCACATCGCGGATCAATGCGACAATGTGTGGATCGATGGGCACATCAAGCGGATTGATGATATTGACGACGCTGGATTCGTCAGACTCACGCTTCGTCTCTTGCGGCACGGGGTGGTTAAGGCATTCGAAGTGGTCGCGCAACACATGCTCAAAGGCTTCGCCCACCGAATCGAAATGCTTGCCGTCAACTTCACAGCCTTTTTGATGCATCATTGGGCCGCCGCCGATTTTGCAGGCGAATTCGCTCAGATCCGGCTTGGGCGTCCGTTGGATCAGATCATTGTTATGGCTCAATTCATGCAGCCAGTCGTCGGGCAGCGGCGTGCCGGCTTTGGCATAGCGCAGCATGGCGTGCAAGATTTCATACTGCCGTTCCAGCAGGAAGGTATGACGGGAGCGCAAGCCAAGGGGCGGTTTATTCAGATTCATATATGTCACTCGTGACTTTTTTATCAGGCCGCCAAAATGCCACTGATGAATTGGATGAAGGCTTCGGCGGGCGGAAGGCCGGAGTCGGATTCGATTTGCGCCATGAAGCGTGTCAGCACGCGCTGGTGACGCGCGGCAATCTTCTTGAAGCCAAACACCTTGTCGATGGCGATTTCCTTTTCGTCGGTCGCTTCGATGTCGGCGGCAGTGGCGTGCTCCTGCTCGGATACCGAACTCATGATGTCGAACGCCAGAGCGTCTTCGTTGATTTCGGTCAGATCGGCCTCCATGAAGGCCAGTTCCTTGTCGTCAAAGATGCCCTGCATGCTGAGTTCCAGCGAGGCCAGTTCCTCTTGCAGCATCAGAGTATCAATGGCGGATTCCGCTACGCGGTTATCGGCCAGGCGCGCGGCCTTCACCTCCGCCGGCGTCAGGTTGTCGCGCACCCACACCGGCACCTCGGTCAGACCAAGAGAGATCGCCGCCAGACGGCGACCATGCCCACCAATAATGACGCCATCCTTATCGACGGAGATGACGCTTGTCCAGCCAAACCGCTTGATCGACTCCGCGATCTTCTGCACCTGCGCCTTGTCGTGCTTTTTGACATTCTTTTCATAAGGGATCAGCCGATCAATCGGCCATTTTTGGATATTCAGTTCAATCTTGCTCATCATAATCTCCGAGAAAATCGCGGAATTCAGCCAGCGTCATGCTGCGTTCGCTCTCATCGCCGGAAGGGATGAGCGTGAAATGAAAGGCGTTGTAGCACTGGGTGCAAAGACGCCGATCCAGTTCGGCGTTGATACAATCAACGCATTGCGGGAAGTAGCCGGGCTTGCTCATACCGTCTCTCACGCGATCTTGCAGGGGATGGTCGCATCTTCGTTGAGTAGATACACGGCGCAAACGCGGTGGTATCCGTCAGCGATGACAAGTCGATCATTATCGGTGCGAACCAGCAGGATGGGCGATAGCGGCTTGCCCTGCTCGATCTTGCGCAGGTTCTTCCTGACGTGCGCGTTGGCTTCATCCAGTCGCGGCTCTTTTGAGGCGCGCAGAATGTCTTTCGCCTTGAACTCGGACATGTCTACAAGGCGCAGCAGGTTCGTCAGTGCCTCGGCTTTGGTGAGTGACATCAGCAACGACAGAAAATCTTGCGCTGCGGGATAGTCGTGGTCTTCCGGCTCGGGCAGCCAGGTGGGTTCGCGTTGTGACATCAGATCACACTCCGACAGGTTGCGCGACCGCGCGGACAAGCGCCATGATGCCCGTCTGGATGTCGGTCTTGCCAACTTCCGCCCATCGCAGCGGCTCGGCTGCGATGAAGCGTCGAAACTCCTGACATTCGTCGGTGGCGCCACTCCACTCGTCATAGGGATAGCCGTTCGGCTTTTTCTGACCCCACACCGACGTGCGCGCGGCGGACAGCTTCATTTCGTGGTCGGTGGAGAGACGACCGACCAGTTCAGCCTGCAAGTTCAGCAACTCTCTGCCGGCGGTCTTGATGCGGTTCATCAGGTCGATTTCTTCTCGACTCAGCTCGCGATAGCCATCAATTTTGCGATGTTGGTTTTCCATTACGATGTTCACTCCGGCTTTGGCCGGCGTCCTTGTGTGTGCCAGTGGAATGCGTGCCAATCAACCTCGCCACCGCAGTGCTGACAACGGTAGTGACGCGGATGGCCGAGGTAATTGGCCGACGACTCAACCGGCGCGAATTCGTGATACGCGCAGCCGTTGAGTCTTGCCTGATTGAGCTTGACCGACCCGGCCAGCGATAGCAGTTCATCGCGTGGCAGCCCCGTCAAGGCGGTGAGCGTGTCAAGGCTGTCGCTCATTTGAATTCCTTGAGGAGATGCACCAGTGCGTCGCCGGCGTTGGTCAGCGAGTCGTCCTCGGTGAAGCGTTGCGCCTTCATGGTTTGCGTAATCAGATCTTCCACCCAATCCGCATCCTCGACCGGCACCTTGAACTTCATCACGCGGTGCGTCTGCAATGTCTTTTCAGCAGCAGGGGGAGTGCTCGCGGCGAGTTCTTCGGCGGTCAGATCAAGATCGTCCAACGCTATGCTTGAGTTTGAGAACAGCGAAGTCAGGTCTTCTTCACTCATCGGCATGAACATCGCAAGTTCTTCGGGCGAACCCAGATCAAGCAGCAGATCGTTGAGTTTCAGCGGGTCATCTTCGCCATAGCGGTTGTTATCGACCAGGCTGATTTCCTTCGCGCGTCGGTCGCTGATCTTGCCGAGATTCACAATCGGCACTTCGGTCAGACCAATGCGCTTCGCGGAGAGCCAGCGATGTTCGCCGCCAATGATTTCGCGTTCGCCACTGGGTAACTCGCGCACCACGATCGGTTTGAACACGCCAAACTTGTGAATACTCTCGTCGAGTTTGGCTTCGTGATCCGGCGACATGACGTTCACGTTCCAGGGGTTTGGAGTCAATGAATCAATTGGCGCGGTTTGAAGGGAAAGCGTGTTTGGCACAACTATTACCCGTTTGTTGGCTATGTCACTAGTGACTTATACTAACCCACGATCAAATTATTTGGCAAGAACACCATGAGCAAAGAAATCATCACCATCGCCAGCAACGCCACATTGGGCAAGCTGCACAACTCCTCGCGCGAAGCAAAACTGGAGGCGCAGCGCATCCTGTCGTATGTGGTTGCCGGCGCCGAAATGAGCGAGTCGTTCAAGCGCGGCACCTGGGATGGTCGCAGTTCTTTCTTCGACTACCGCAGTGGCACGTTCCCGGCGGGCTTTGTGCATTTCCTGGCGCACGGTCTGCGTCGTGCCGGTTTCCAGACCAACTGTGTTGCGCGCCCCTTCCCCGAGCCAAAAGGTCAGAAGCGCGCCAAGGTCGATGCCTTCCCCGAAGACCCGCGTTATGACTATCAACATCAGGTGGTAGAGAAACTACTGACGCACGGCAAGATCATCGCGCGCGTGGCAACAGGCGGCGGCAAATCAAGGATTGCCAAACTGGCCTTTGCCGCCATCCGTCGCCCGGCGCTGTTTCTCACCACGCGCTCCATTCTCATGTATCAGATGAAGGATGCGGTTGAGCGCGACATGGGCATCGAGGTCGCGGTGTTGGGCGATGGTCAGTTCGGCGTGGTCAAGACAGACGCCAATGGCGACGAACGTCGCTTCATCAAGATGTTCAACGTCGGCATGGTGCAGACGTTGGTATCGCGTCTGGCGCTCCCCTGCCCCGACGATTCGGTCGAAGTGCAGAATAAACAGATGGCAATTCGCAAGCAGACCATCGACCTACTTGGCAAGTTTGAACTGGTGATCGGCGAAGAGGCGCACGAAGCCTCCGGCAACAGCTATTACGAAATTCTGCAACATTGCACCAGCGCGCATTACCGCCTGGCTATGACCGCCACGCCATTCATGAAGGAGAACGAAGAGTCGAACATGCGCCTGATGGCCGCATTCGGCCCGATCGGCATCCATGTCAGCGAGCAGACGCTTATCGAGCGCGGCATTCTGGCAAAGCCCTATTTTAAGTATGTCGATCTAACCGAATGCCCGAAGCATCTGTCGCGCGGCACGGGTTGGCAGGCCGCTTACCGTCTCGGAATCGTCACGCACGCACAGCGCAACCGCATCATTGTGGACGAAGTGAAGCGCGCCAGTCGCTACGGATTGTCGTCAATGGTATTGGTGCAGCAAACCAAACATGGCGATCTACTGCGCGACTTGATGACGGAAGCTGGTCTGCGCGTCGAGTTCATCCGTGGCGAAAATGATCAGAAAGGTCGCAAGGCGGCACTTGCGCGTCTGAGCAACGGCGAGATCGACGTGCTGATTGGCACCACAATTCTCGACGTGGGCGTGGATGTGCCGGCGGTGGGGTTGGTTATTCTGGCAGGCGGGGGCAAGGCAGAGATCGCTCTGCGTCAGCGGATTGGCCGGGGCTTGCGCGCCAAGAAGAATGGCCCGAACATGTGCTTCATTCTCGACTTCAGCGACGCTCAGAACAGCTACCTGAAAGATCATGCCACGCAACGTCTGAATGTGGTGCGCAGCACGCCGGGGTTTGTCGAAGGGGTGTTGAGCGGCGCCGACTTTGATTATGAGGGACTTGGTTTCGAGAAATTGACTTCAAAATAAATGCAGACTAATATTAAGCTATGAATAAATTTTGTGGAGATAAACATGGCAGGTAGACATTCTGTGGCGGCGTCTTCTGAAGTGTTGGAAATGCTCAAGGTATTGTGCGACCGCTACAACGTCAGCCAAATAGACGTGTTTGACGGGGTGTTCGACCAGATGGACGAGACGAAGCTGGAAGAGTTTTTGCAGCAACGTCGCTTGGCGAAGTCCGAACTGAAACAGCGATACCACGCGGTCAAACGTCAACTCAACAATCTCTCGCCCGAAGAGTTGGAGCGCACGCTGACTTTGCTGCAAGAGAAGCAGGCGTGACACGCAGTCAGTTCGACGACTGGATTCGTTCGGTCGATGCGAATGCGGTGTCAGCCTGGGCGAAGTCGTTACAAGGCGAGGACGCTACCTACCGTTCGTTCCTCGCCTTTGTTTCGACACGGCTGGAGTATCCCGCCGGGTCGCCCGACGCCGAGTCAGATGACGAGGCGGAATGGATGACCCGCTTGAAGAACTGGTGGGAGACGGGCCGACCTGATCTGGATGCGCCAGCGACGGAAGCTGACGCCTGGTAGTTCGAGGAGTAGTTGAGCAAATAAGCGATTACTCGTATTCTTTTCTCAATTCATCAGCCGGGCGAGTGACGGCCTGACAGGTCAGACGACAAACGGGAGCCTTCGGGTTCCCGTTTTTGTTTTGAGGCTTGGAGCCTTGGGCTTCAGGGCTGAAAGGGTGATGTTTTGAGGATTTGGCTCCGGGGTGAAAGGGTGATGTCTGGAAGGTCGAAGACAGTGGAGGGTGGGCCTCCTCTACATAAAAATTTTTCTAAGACATGAGCTATTCAGCACGCACGCGCTACGGATACAAAAAATCGACCACACATATATGCGCGGTCGATTAGTTTATATTCGCTCGCGATTATTATTTATTCTATCGTGTAGATATATTCTATCGTCGGATATATCGACGTTTTATCATCGATGCATTGCATGATATCGTTCATGCATTGTGTAGTTATTATTCCGTCCTTATTCAGATTCTCTAAAGCGTCAAAAGCATAAGAGATATTCCGCTGTTTTTGATTGATCAAAGCAGTCATTTTTCGCGCTGTCGATTCTACGATCGACTGATACACAAGCGCGTAAAAGATAACCAGCGTCCTTTCACACACAGTCGCGTCATACGCGCGTTTCTTGCTCGCGAGCATATCAAGGTATTCCGATGCATACGCGCGCGCACCAGTCAGTGTTTCTGTAGTCGCTACGCGGTCGGAGATGTAACCGCTCGACTTTACTTTGACGTAGTAGCGTGACTCCTGCTCACTCCAAAAGATCCACGCTATATCATGCGCACTGGATACATGCGCGACGATAGAATCAGACTTTGCGGTAAAGAAAATTTTGCGCGCTGCATTAGCAATCATTGCGAGACGTTGCGCTTTAGTCATGGTGCTCATTTTAATATCCTTTCAGAATTAAAAATTAGTGACTGAATAATATTATTCAGTCACTAATGAGTTATTATTTAGATTGGAATAGTCGCGCTACTTCACGCGCGATGTCGGAGTCCAGCAAAGTGATACTGTCTTTTGCTGCACCTTTTTTGATGCTCGCAACACCGATAAAGGACAGCATCATGCGCGTGCTACTGCACTGAGTCGATGCTGTCGACTCGCTGCAGTTGTGCAGTCGCTTTATATCCAGCGTCTGATCCATCGCATCGTATGTGATGCTGCTGCAAATCGTCATGCGCGCGCTTTTATTATCGACATAGTTCAAACGAATCAGATTCGATATGATAGAGCGCGAATAACCATCAAAACCGGATTTAATACCACTCGCGATAGCAAAAATCGCTTTGCGGATTTTTTGCACTGCGTAAATTGCAACAAAATCCGCGCTGGACTTGTCTGTGATGCTGATTTTTTGCGCAAGCGCAAGCAGGTCGACATCCAGATCAAGCATCTTCTTAATCGCGAGCTTTGCAGCGCTTTTTTCAAAAGCTTTACGCTCTGTAATAAAGCTGTGCGTCTGATTCGCGCACGGTGCGTGATCCGCGCGAGCTTGAAGCGACTCTATAAGAGCGGAATAAATCATGTCGATTTTGTTTTCGTTCTTTTTTGCTGCGAGTGTCGCAGCGCGCTTTGCTGCGATTTCCGCTTTTTGCGTATCGGTCAAAGCTACTTTTTTAGCAGTAGTCTTTTTGACGCTTTTCTTTTCAGCAGTAGCGGAAACAACCGCATCGATAACGGTATCAACTGCTGTATCCACTGCTGTATCCACTGCTACGGTTTGCTTTTCCATGATGCATATCTCCAGATAACGCGCAAAGGTGCGCACATCGATGCAGCGCGTTAGTGCGCTGTCGATGTAGTCACTATACACGCTTACTTTTCATCTACAAAAAATATGTAGCTGAAAACTTGACCTAGATCAATTTACAGAATGAGTTACAAATAACGCGCGGATTAACAACAAACGAACTGGATACCTGAGCGAATTACTCGGAATCGCAGAGCAAAGTTGATTTATGTCAAACAAACGAACGGTGTCGGAGTGAAAACGCGGTCTAGCTACTTGACAACCGCTAAAAGCAGCTCAAAAACGCTGTTTTTCTTGATATAAGTCAACAAAATCGACCGGTTTGACCAATTTTTAAGCAGCCCTGGACGGTTGCGAGACGCAATGAAGCGGTTCCGACACTTTCCCTAGGGTTTCCGACGGTTTTCGGTATTTCTCCTACCCCTAGGGCACCTTCCCTAGCCCTTACCAGTCCTCGGGTGGCACCTAACCAGTCCTCGGGCGGCCCCTAGGCAACCACCCCAAGGCACAAAGGGAATCCCCAAGGCTCCAGGCATCAAGCCCGAGGTGTCACCAGGCGTCGGGCGGCTCCTCACCAGGCAGGCAATGGCAACGCCTAGGCGTCAGGCAATAAAAAACCCTAGGTGTATCCTCGGGCGTGAGAAAGTGAAAGTCCCGAGAGTTGCCCGAGGAGATAAATCCATAAACCGCACGGTGGCGGTTTCTGCTGCTTTAGAATTCATCCAAAGCATTTGCAATTAGCGTTTTGAACATAACGCGCGCTTGTCTGTAGTCGCGATTATTGAAAACGAACGCGGTGCGGAATGCGTCCTTTTCCATCAGCGCGCTATTTGCGTGAGAGATATTAGAACAACCTTTTGCGTCAAAAATTGCAACAATGTGCGTGTATTCGTCCACGGTAGAAAAATCAAAGTGCTGACCAGCGATAACCGCGAACCGGTTACCCATGATGGATTTAGCGGATTCCATCATCGCGGAATATTGCTCAAACGTCGTTATAACTCGCATGGTGCAGACCTTTCGTGTTTGGTTTCGATGAAATAATTATCGCAACCGGATATTGGCACTTCAAGAGAGTTAAACACGATTGGTTTGGGCGTTTTAAACCGTAGGTGTGGCCTAGCGATCCATAAGCACCGCCTAGGTGTTGTGGCCTAGGCATGGTCAGGCAGAGGATTGGCCTAGCGATCAATAGGCAGTGCCGAGGAATTGAGTGAGATTAATACCTAGGTGTTGTGGCCTGGAGATGGATGGGCAGTGCCTAGGAGGATGCGAAGTAAACCGCACATAGGCGGTTTATCTGGCTACTCCAGATCACGCTCAGCAAGTCGTGCGCCCTCCAAATCATCCACACCAAACACGGTGCGCGGTTCGCACATAATTATCACAACCGGATATTGACGTTACAAGCAATCAGCGTTGGGAGATTTGAACGAATTTTCGCTCGCCCGAGGAGAACCCGAGGAAGAATTAAAACAACCACTCATAGGAGTGGTCTGGTTGATTACCATGGGAGAATGCAGTTTTCACCGTCGTCATCATCGAACTGGATTTCATCCAGATCAGCGAAATAAACCGCGCGACCAAATTTTTCATGCATATGCAAGCGGTCATCATCAAAGCACAATTGCTCTACCGAGAGAATGATTGCATCGTGTTGAATGTATTCCGCGCTGTAGTGCTTGCTTAAACACTCATTCAATTCCGCGTAGTCGGAACCCAACGCGAATTGTTCTTCAATCAGTTCTCCAGTCACGATGTTAATCGTGCGGTAAAACATGACATCGTTGAAGTAATCCGTTTCACCGTCGTCATTAGTCATGCTGACCACGCTGACCACGTATGACGCGCTGCGATTTCCAGCGTTGACGTAGCAACACTCAAACAGCGGTATAGATTTAAACTGACTGCTTGCACGGTCGATAGCGTTTTGTTCCATGATGTTACCTTTCATTCGGTAGCGAGTTATCAGACGCATTTAGTATCCATGACCGGTATTGGCACTTCAAGCGATCTACTTGGGAGCTTTCTACTCAGGGAGCACCCATCGTCCGGTAGGATACCGTTTCCTCGGGCGCTGACGCCCCTAGGAGACGCCCAAACACTCTAGAGCTACCCAACCCTTCCCCTGCTAGCGAAAACGCCTAGGAAGCGCTCTGTGTGCCCGAGAACATTTCACCTATCCCTACGTCGCCTAGGTGTCGGTAGGCAACGCCAACACCCAACCAGGGATGCGCCGCACTCAACCAGACCTCGGGCGGCTCCTATCCAGGCTTCGGGCGGCAGAGAAAACGCCTTGGGGTCAGAGTGTGTTGAAACGCCCGACGGTGCGCTGCGTCGGGTGAGGTGAGTGACCGCGCGATGACGCGGTCAAGATCGATCAGTATTCGATTTCCAGCGTATCGGACATTTCCTCACCGTAACCAAAATAATTGTCCGTTTGATCGCGCACCGTCGCGAGCAGCGCACTTGCTGCGTAAAGATCAACGGTGGTCATGGTGACTTTGATGTTGCGCTCGTTTTCACCATCGGTCTGAAAATCCAGGCGGATGTCCGCGACCACACCGTCGTTATCGCGGATCAGTTGGGCACAAACATAGTTGTCGTAGTCCGGGTTAAATTCCGTGATCTTCACGGTTCCTTTGCGGGGGATATGTGTCATGGTGGTTTACTCCGTGGTGGGTTTCGATACTCACAGTATCGCGCAGCGGAATAGGCTTAGAAAGCGAAAAACAGGCTGTTTGCGCAATTTTTCACTCATGCGCCCGCGAGGTGATGGGTTGAATATTGCTCGCAAAGTGCATTTATTGGCATTTTCCACCGCGCTCAACTGTGACACTCGGCAGGGTGTCACATAGAGGAGAAATGCACCCCTCGGGTGTCAATCGTGGTCTGAGATGGGTCAGGCAGCGCCTCGGGCTGGCCTGGAGTGGAATAGGTAGTGAGTGCGCTATGGCGTGGCCTAGGTGCAGAGAGGCAGCAGAACAACCGGACTGATGACCGGTCGGGTGTTGGTTACGGCATACAGGGATCAACCCTGGCATCGGAAACCCAACCGAGTTGCATGGCGTGTTGCTCGGACTTTGGCAGTGCGTCGAACTGGGCGCGCGTCATGTCATTGCATTCGATGATGGCTTCGATCAGGTCGTCGTCGCCCAGACGACGGTTGAACTCGGCGTCGATCACATCTCCGTCACGGTAGGTTTCCATGATTTTATGCTCCGGTCGGTTGGTATGAGCACAGCATGACCACGCAGTATTGGCATGAAAACACGTTTTAGAGGGATTTCGCGCAATCTTTCATTGTCGTTTTCGAGGGTGTAGGGGCATAAAATGCTAAAACGGCGGATTTTGAGCGGCAAGGGTGTCCCATGCCGAGGGGTTCGGCTGATGGCAGGGTTTCCCGATTCCGTGGTATCTCTGTGGCCGAGGGCTTTCGACTCCCGCCAGTAGACGGTAGGCACCAGGTGAGCGCCGCAGGCGCGAGCCGGTGCCGTTCTACTCCCGAGGATATCACCAGGCCGAGGGCTTTCCCTCTCCGCTACCTAGGATCAGTCCTACCACTCCCTAGGGGTCAATCCCTCTGCCAACCATGCGCCTTCGGCGCCAACTGGCACTGGGAACACCCTTTCCAGTCTATAGTTGGCAGGGAATTTTTATACCGTGGATGAATTTTTCCCTCGCGCGCGCGCATTTAGAAAAAACCGACGAAGCGAGAGGAGGAGCCGGATGACGACGAGCGAAGCGAGGAGGAAGAAGGCTCCGTAGCGAAGCGAAGGAGGTTTTTTCCAGAGAGGAAGTAAATCAAGAGAGTCGAAACTCAGAAACAAGCCCCCCTCCCCCAAACGCTCTATGAAACTGAGCACCAGTAACGACTTGCTTGTCACTAGCGGGAGAGGGAAACCGTTTCAAGGCGTTGAGCTTAGTCGTGTCGATGGCGAAACAACAGAGCGAACCCAGAAACAAGCCCCCAGAAGAAAGAGTAAAGCGAGAGAACAAATCGCTCAACATCCCGAGACGGATAGTAAGTCACGGGTGATTTATCTGTCAAGTGGAGTAGGTGAGACCAATGCAGGTCGGTGAGAGGGGTAGATGGCGACAATGAGTGGAATACCGCCGCCCGCCAGTCACCCCACTGTTGACCCACTGTTGACCCACTGTTGACCCACTGTTGACCCACTGTTGACCCACCAGTTACTCCTCTATAGCCGCCAGCAACTCTCGCTTCACTCCCACCACCACCACACTATGAACCCACTGTTGATTCACTGTCGCTCTCACCATTGCCCCCACTATCCCGCTATTCCATCTCTCGTCATTCCCCACTCTTCTCCCGATCGTTCTCTTTCTCTCCGGTATCTTATGGTCTGGTCATGCATACTCACTGGCCTGGAGATAGACAACCAGTTTGGCCTTGTAATGTTCGGGCAGCGTTTGTGCGTTCCCTGATGTGTGATTGGATCAGATGTTGATCTGGATGGTTTGGCGCGCTGTTATGGATTGCTACGTCTTGGGAATGGATATCTGGATTGGTCGGTTCGGGTAGTCTTTTCGCTTACGGTTTGTGATTGCCCGAGGCGGTTTCATTTGATCGAGGAAGGGGTTCGGGAGCCGCTATTGTGTTTGATTACGAGAGAAGTTCTCGGGAACCGGTGTTGGAGGATTTCCCGTTCCATTCATTTGACTTTTCCATTGATTTCCCCTTGTTTTGTCTTTGTGGGGTTTCATGGGGAGTCAGCCGTATGTTTAATCATGAATTGTTTTGTTTTATATTTAATATTTATATATACGGTGGGAAGAGGTATGGGGAGTCGTCGGCTCCCAGTGTTCGCGGTTTTGGCGAAACGCTTGTAATCGCGTTGTGCGCGCTTGTTTTATGCTCTGGTATATCTCGGTATACCAGCGATTCGGGGAACGCTTCTATGGTTGTTTCTGTGGTCGGAATCGCTATATCACTTGCATCTATGGTCTGGATAGACTCAGATTGCGGATTGTGACTCGGGTGTCAATTTGTTTCATTGCCAAATTCCCCTTTAGAATCATAGGCTTATAACGCTTATTGCGTTAATCCTCGGCGTCGAATTGAGAAAAACGCCTGAAAATGCAAAAAGTGTCATTTGCACACAAGCCCGAGGGGTGATTCAGCAATTGGAAAAGGCGACCGGGAGTTCCGATCGCCTTTACTTTAGAGTCGCGCCTTAACCAGTTCAGCGAAGCGCGCCCATGCTGCGTCGCGCCCTTCATTGGTCGGCGGGAACACTTCATGGTCGGGCAGTATTATGTCGTCGCGTGGGCGGCGGGTGTCGATCTTCTCGACGACGTGATACGCCAGGTTCTCGTCCTCGTCGAAGTCATTGACCAGTAAAATCGACTCAATCCCACAGTAGTCGAAACGCTTGATGGTGAATTGGGGCATGGTGCCGTCTCCCTGTCAGTTGTGAATGAGATCGACCAGTTTTTCGAAAGGGAGTGCCTGCGAGGATTCGATCTGACCGGTGATCTGATCGATTACGTCGAGGACAACGCCTTCGTGCGTGATCTGAACATGCAGATCCTTGAAGCTGTCGTCGTCCTCGCACGTCTCGCGACAAACGATGCGCAACCCCTTCGGCGCGTCATGCCAGGTTATGCCGTCATCCGTGGAATACTGCGTGTGGGTCATGGTCTTTCCTTTCGTCGCGTGGTTTGTTTCCATGCACTCAGTATGACCGACCGGTATTGGCGTAGATACGTCAGTTGTGACTTAGCCAAATGGATCGCCAACGCCGGTTGGAGGCGCTCTTGGCGTGAAGAAGGAAATGAAAGCGCCTGCGAGAATGCAGGCGTTGGAGGGATTAGAGCTTTTTGAGTAGCGCGACCTGGCGCTCGGCCACCAGGCGCATTGTCGTAGAACTTGGTGGTGTTACCGGTGATGTGATCGATTGACCAGCCGGCATCAGCCAACCGCGTGTTGATCTGTCCTCGGGTCATGAAAGATCCTCCATGTGAGACTTCGGAACGGGGCCGCGCACGAATTCATAGTTGGAAATCTCACAGGCGTGTCGGTCGCGACCGAGCATGGCCTTTCTGAATTTGCCAACTGCCTTGCCAACCCAAAAGGGACAGACCACATCGGCACGAATCCAACCCAAGCGATTGATCGGACCGCCGCCGTAAGTCGCCGTTGTGGCGAGATAGTCGGACTGACCGGTGTAGGTCAGCGACAGTTGGCGCACCAGATCGTCGGCCAGGATAACGTCGTCATCCTCAAGAATTTGAACAGAGATCATGGCATTTTTTCTCGTATTTCTTCAGCAGATCCTCGCCGTATTCGATCCACTCGGCGGCTGTCATGGTGACGATGGTTGGCCGCCCGCGCACAAACTCCTCCATGTCGGTAATCACATCCCACCAGGCGTGCATTGAGCCGTAGGGCGCAGCGATGGCGCGCATCTTTCGGGTGATTTCCAAAATCTGCACAGCCTCAAGCAGCTCCTCCAGAAGCAGGAGAGCAATATCGCCATCTTCGAACGAGTGGCCGTTCGTATTGCGGGTGACTTTTCGCGCGCGTTCAAGCCATTCTTGAGATAGGAATTTCATTTCAGCAACTCCTCCGGCACGTCCACCGAATCGCCCAGCTTGCTCGACACGTAACAGCGCATGGCGGCGATCAGCGGGGTTGGGCCGTCTTCGACGATAGTTCCGCCCGCGTTTCCGGCAGACCACTCGTCGCCCAAGAAGACCAGACCGATGCCTGCCTGCTCAATGATCGGGCCGCCTGCCTCCCACTTTTGCGAAAAGAGTAGGTCTGGGCCGGCCAAGTAGCACCCGTTCAACTTCCCGTCCTCGTCGCGCAAATATCGGAAAAGGCCGTCGCTTCTGCTCCAGGGAAGTTTCAATTCTTCGGACGGGATGCCCTTTGCGATGGCGACCGCCCAATCAAGGGCGGCGTCAGTCAGTTTGTTGGTCTTGACTTTCATTCGTCGTCCTCGACAAAGAAGCCGTGTTCGCGCAGGCCGGCGGCGACCGCTTTCGGCAGGCAAACAACGCCGTCGTAATCTGTGAGCATGACCTTGGCACCGGATGCGATTGCTGCCTGGTATTTGCCCTGCTCGAAGTCGAAGAAGCGATCCGGGGTGATCGGGGCAAGCCACAGACCACCGCCGCACTCATCGCCGCGCTCATCGTGCTCGAAGTAGCCGTAATTGGCCGCAGTGTCGATTTCGACCGTGAATTTGCCTGCCTGGAATTTCAGGTCGAAGTTGTATTGTTGTCCGCCCATGATGCTTTCCTTTCATGCTGTGCTGTTCTGATGATTCATTATCGCAAGCGGTTATTGGCACTGCTACGTCATGAATGACTTACCCAAGCAAGTCGCCAATGCCGCAGAATTCTCGCCCAAGGGCGCTGTCCGGACGTGAAAAGGCCGACCAGTTGGTCGGCATGAGTCGATTTTAGGGGCATGTGTCCGGCCAGCAGCCATCCACAAGGCGACTGCCAATCGCGCAGCACTCACTGACAAGAGCCTGAGATAGATTGCCACGGAAGAACGACTCGACGCAGCCGAGAATGCTGCCGCGCAGCGTCTTGCGAAGCTCGACCATAAGCCACTCTTCGCCGGGCTTGCGTTCCAGCAGCCAGCGACTGAAGTCAGCCCCGACCACTTCCGACGCCTCATAGACGAACATGCCGCCAAAGTTCTCGCCACGCGCCTCCAGCATCCTCCACGTTGCGTCCTCAATGTCCGCAAGCAGCACGCCGATTTCGGCGACCTGCTGGTAGAGTTCGGCACAACCCTGATCCCATATGGGCAGCAAATTGGACAGCATGTCGGGCTTGTCGCAGGTCAACATGCCGGTCATGACTGCGGCGGCATGGTGGGCGAAGTATTGCGGTTCCATATTGGCATGTGTTTGGCTTTTGACGTTCATGACAGTTCCTCTCAGGTTCGGGCCGACGCGCAGGCCGCCTTTCGGGCCGACGCTCAGAACGTAATCGGGGTCTTCTACGACCTCATCGTAAGTCTTGGCGATGTGGATCGACGCAGGCTCGGGCTGGTTGCCGAACGCCAACATTTCGTTGACGTAGAGCACGTATGCGCACTTGGCGTTGTTGACGCTATGCAGGCGTCTTCCTTCGGTGACAGGCGTTGAGCCGATGCAGAGAATGCATTTCATGATGGATTCCTTTCAGGCAGCAAGCGCCAGGCGGTCGATGTAATGACGAGCAACCCGTTCCATCGCCTCCTTCAGATCGGTGACGCCCAAGTGGTAGCGAGTCATCAGCGGGCGTTCCGAGAACTCGTATTTGGTCAAATACCGACTCAGATAACCCACGCGACCGTAGCAGTCGCTCACCAACCACGTCTCCCGCGTAAAGACGCTGAAGTCGATCACCCAATCTTCCTCGTCGGTTTCGATGTGGTAGTTGTGATCGTCATCCTTGACGAGCGCGAAGCGGGCATCGCCCACCATGAAAGTGCGTTCGATCATGTTTATCTCCGGTTTCGTTTCCATGCATACAGTATGCGACGTGAGAATAGGCGTTACTATGTCACCGATGACTTACCCAAACAAGTCGCCAAAGGCAGAATCAGGATTTCGAAACCGGGAGAGGAAGACAATTCGCGCCAACGACGGTGGGCGTAATCGAAGGCCATGCGACGATCCGCCACCATCTCCTCGGGCCGTCCGTTATCAGTAACAAGCCAATTGCCTTCACCGAGACTGCGCAGTGTGACAATTGGTTTCATGATGGCTCCTGTTAGAACATGAGGGCGTGACGCGAGCGCACGTCGACGTAATCAATACCCTTCGTAGCCCGCAGCCAATGATCCAGATCGCCTTCCGTGCAGCGCGCCTGCACATGCACCTGGGAGATTGTCGGGTCTTCACGATAGACGCCACCATCGCGCGCTACATCCACCCAACTGAGCTTCTCCAGACGCCGGATCAGCGTCGCTTTGGCTTTGGTCGACACGTCGATGACGAACTGTTTGGCTATAAGCGTTTTCTTCGGTTTCATCATATCACCTATAAGTCAGTTGTGAGTTATCTGATGAATATATTATCGCAAGCGGATAAAGGGCTTTCCGCTTGCGAACAGGGAGAGCTACAGCAGGGTGTGCAGATGCCCGATGAATACCGAGAGCACGACGGGGTCGCCCTCCGCCACTTCGAACAAGCGTTCGCGTGCCGCCTCGGGCGTGTCGGCGGCCAGGTGGAAAACGAAGGGCTGGAGATTGTCGGCATAATAGCCAACCACGGTGAAGGCCGAGTCGGCGCCAACGACACGGGTGTTGATGGTGCGGATGGTGATCGGCACTTGCTTCTCGCGGATCGCCTGCAAACGCTTGGCGAGGGTCTTATGAACCATTTCAGGCGCCTCCTCGACCACGCCAACGCCATTGTCATCGCGGATGTCAGCACGCAGCATGGCTGATCCGAGAAACTGGCCGATGGCGTAAGCCAGAGCGGTCTTGCCAACCCCTGCCGGGGCACATACCGTGATGTGGATTTCGGGAGTCTTCATTGCTTGGGGTTCCTGTAAGTGTTCAACCATGCGAGGCCGAACTGGTTGCGAATCTGTTGCAGCAAGGGCTGGTCGGCTACCGGCAGATGGCGATAGTCGCCCGTCATCCAGCAAAGACGCAGAGCCTTTCTCCAGAATCGCCCATGCGTGACGGCAAAGCGCCGCAACGCCGCCTACTGATCTTCATTGGGTTGTTGCTTCATTCGAGGCTCCTTCCAGCGCTTTCAATGCCTGGCGCAGTTCGTCGCGCCCGTAGTCGGCGGCGTTGAAAGTGCATTGGGCGATGTCGTCCAGTTGTTCGATAATCCAGACTACTTTCTCTCGGTTGTCACCCCGGACGTTCTTAGCCAGGGCATGCAATTGGCTGAGAATTCCACTCAGGAAGTCTTCAGCCGGGTATTGGGTCATCGCCTCCTCGACGTGTGCGTCGATACCCTTGACAGCCTGAAGCTGGGCGTCAAGGGTCAGCAACTCCTCGATGCGGTCTTCGGGCAGTGTGCCGTTAAGGCGGAAGTGCTCCGCGTTGGTCAGGTTGGTGGCGTAGACCATAACTTTCTCGCTTGGGTTTGTTGGTTCGATAGGGTTATTGTGCCGATTGGGGTCAGACGCAAAACACAAAAATGCGCCCCTGCGCCTTGAGGTATTGGGTATCCGCGAACATGTCGGTAAGCACCAGATGATCACCACGCGCCATCAAGTTCGCCCCATGCACGTCCAGCTCCAGGGCGCCGATCCAGTTGGTAGCGAAATGCTCAACATCCAGTATCGCGTTGACGTAATCGTCGTCGCCGGTTGACTCTGCGTGTTCCACCATCGCTGCGAGCCTTCTGCGCTGCCAGTCTCGCCCTCGCCACTCCTCAAAAGCAGCACGGTTGAAGGCGCGCACGAGCCGACGCCCCTGCTTTGCAACTGGCGCTCCTGCTCGATGTAGTGGCGTAAGTTTTTCAATCTCCAGCACGTCGATCGGCAATCGCGCACTGTCCTCTCTGTGGCGGCCATACAGCGCTGGGAAGAAATCGCCCTTGCAGTAGTCGAGAAAATTGACGTATGCCAGGTCGCTCGTCACCTTCATGACACGATCACCACAGTCGTATACAGCAGAGAACATACCCCGGCCAATCGGCTTGGCATCGTCCAGCCCATACTTGAACAGAATGTTTCTGATCCCGGGGTCGCGTAGGCTAAAGGTGCGTCTCATGGTCGTTCTCTGCGTGTTGTTTCGATAGATTTATTGTGCCGGGGCCGCAGTGGATGGCGAATTCAAGGTCTTGAGCGCTGTCTGAACCGTCTGGACAATCTCCTTCAGATCCAGATAGTCCGGGTTGGGCTTTTCGGACAGTTGAAGCCACCACTCGTCGCCAAATACCCCATAAAGAAAGTCGCCCTCCTCGCTGTGGTGGCCCATCAACTCGGATCGATCAAACAGTCGCCGCGCGTCTTTCTTCGACAAGTCACCTTCGCGGCGCTGGCAACAGATCGCCGCTCGGACGTGAGCGGGTAACGCGTCTTCATCGACGACCATGCTCGACATGTCAGGCTTGAGCTTGTTGACAAGGTAGGGTGCATCACACTCGGCTAAGAAGGACGTGATGGTGTGACTCTCGCCCATGTGACTCCAATAGTGCGACCAGGCTTCGCCGACGCGCTCGATGGTGATGCGGCCGGCGCCAGGGCCAAAGTCTTCGAGGAAGACATTGATGGTGTCGCGTTCTTCTTTGAGAATGCTGATCTTGCGCACGGTGGATTCGGTGATTCTCATGTCAGTTCTCGATCAATTTGACCATGCGCTTGCAGCGCCGGATGTAGCGCTCGATCATGCCTGCCACGCGCCCAATGCGCGTCTCATACTCGACCTCGTGACGAATGCACGTCCTGAACACGAACTCCTCCACCGCCTCAACACCGTCATACGGGCCATCGGTGGTGTCGTAGTCGATCCGGCAGGTGTAGACGGTTTCAATCTTGACCTGCGGCTTTTAGGCTTTCACTTTGGTCTCCTTACAAGATCGAAATGAGTGTCATCGATCATGTAGGCATTGAGTTCGTTGTGATCTACCGCTATCGGGTAGGTCTCCTCCGGGAAGGTGATGGACTCGTCGGCCACGCCCACTACGCGCATTTCAAGCGTCTTCATGTGAGAGAGGCCGAGTTTGCGACCAAAGATGATTTCCAGTCCGTTGTCGTTCAGACGCACGATGTCGCCCATTTTCAGTTTGCAGGCCATTACGCGCCCTCCGTGGCCGTGGTCCGATTGGTGTCGCGCACAAAGTCCACCAGACCGGCGAAGTCCAGCTTGCCGACCTGATGAACGAAGCGATAAAAGCAGGACTCGATGGACTCGCCATTACGGTCCAGCAGATGAACCTTGCGCGTGGTGATCTTCACGCCATACACGCCACACAGGTCGCCCATGAATGTCGGCGGAACCATTACGGATACGAGGTCAGCAGTCATACGCACCCCTTCTTGATCCAGGCAGCGACCTGCTTGTCGTGAATGGCCTGAAGTAGCTTATGCAGGGCGGCATACGGCTTGCGCTGCTCGTTCGCCTCGCGCTCCGTCTTGCCCTCGCAACGCGATGCGGTGTTGTCCAGGTCGCGGAGAAAGGCCGTCTGCGTCGGCCAGGACAGCGCCGCAAAGAGGGATTCCGTCATTTCCAGCAGGTGTTTGTTCGGGGCGCTCATACAGCCTCCTTGACGACTTGTTCGATCAAGCTCTGCGTGAGCCGCGACAGGTAGGCGCTGAGAACCTTTGCGTGTTGGGCGTTATTCATGATTGTTTCCTCGGTTGCGTGGGCGGAAGAACGTAGGCGGAGCGGCAATTGCCACTTGTCAACATGCGCCGACAGTGAGCGTCCGCCTCTTCCGCCGAATCCCACAATGAGCGCGACTGAAAGCCGCTGCCTTTGGCAGTTTCGACAACCGCCCACTTTTCCGCGCGGTAAAGCGGGGTCGGATTGTGCTTGGCTGCTTGAGCCTGATGCCAGGTGGTCATTTGCGTTCCTCCAGCCAGTAGAACCATGTGTCGGGCTGCTCTTTATTCCACTTCGCGACTAGGCTGGCGCAGACCTTCATCAGTGCGCACTCCGGGTGGCCGTCGGGGTCAGACAACATCCAGTGCTGATAACCTGTCCATTTGGCCTCGGTATCAATGCCCGTTGGTATATGCCTGCGTATCAGGCGCGGAAGTTGGGTTTTCATTGAGCGCCCCTCACGAAATCCACCAGTCTGCCAAAGTCCAGATTGGCGATCTGACTGACGTGACGGTAGGTTTTGGATTCGGTCGGGCGTCCCAACTGATCCAGCAGACGCACTTCGCTGGCGGTGATTTTCACACCAAAGGCGCCATAGATTTCCGCCAGGTAAATCGGCGGAACAATAACCGATGAGGTCATAACACTCTCCCTTAGCGGTGCGTGAAGTAAACGCGACGCCATTCGGCGAACTCGGGATGGTCGGGACGAACTTCGCTCCTGACAATGCAGTAGCTTTGGCCCTTCGACTCGCTCACATACATGAAGCCCGCGTAGCAGCCGGCGCGATGCATCGCCTCTTCAAGCATGGTGTTGGCACCATCCGCCAGACCGACGTAATAGTCGGCGGATTTCTCGCGCACATGATCGGCTTGGCTCTCGACCGGCACAGTCGCCTTCACCCGCAGCACCTCATCAACGTGCCGTAAAATCAACTCTTGGCGCTCCATCAGCCTGAGCACATGAGTGGGGGTTTTCGCCATGATTGCGTCTCCGGTTGTTTCGTTTCGATAATTCATTGTCGCAAGCGGATAGAGGACTTACGCTTGTTCACGCGGGAGATTGCGAAGACGGCCTGTGCGTGCGTGTATCGCCCCGTGGCAGCGCCAGAATCTCGCCATTGCCGATCATGCGGTGACGCCATCGACCCTCGGGGGTGCGCGTGGGCGAACCATGCAGCCGCATGATGTCCTCGATATACCAGACCACCGCCGACTCCTCGGTATGGGCGGCGATTTCAATCATCGGGAAACGGCGCGACCCGCGCGTCAGATCATTCGACACCGGGTCATGCCGGCCAATCATAAAAACCTTCATTCCATCCTCAACATTTGCATGGCGCGTTCGTTGCACGCCTTAATGACTCGCTGACACAAGTCAACGTCAAACATGCCGATGTGACAGTCAGCGGGGTCAATTCCCAACGCCTCCGCAAGCCACTTGTAGGCACTGACGCGCGCCACGTTCTCACCCCCTCCAGATCGGGTCAAAGGCGGCGTGGGCGGCCGACTTCATGCTGCGCAGTTCGGCATCAGCAAGCCTGCCCAGCGGGCGCTCGGAATGCGGGTGACACCCGACATACGCATCACAGGGCGCGCAGCGGTAAAAGACCTTGGCATACAGGTCAGGGCGGTGCGAATAGATGACCTTGCCCGATACCTTCTCAGACCACTTGCCGCAATACGGGCATTTAGGATTGATGTTCATGGTATTCGTTGGTCACCAGGAGTTTGATCGGGCGAACTTTGAGTGACATCACCCGAATGAAGGAAAGAATACGCGCCGCTGCCGCGAAAACATCACGCTCGGATTTGCCGACAAAAGAAATGCGACAATACGGGTGCTTGCTGGAGCGGGTGTCGTTTACCTTGCAACGAACGCCAAATCGCTTGGCGGTGGCAAATGCAAAATCTTCGACGTGCGCAATGGCGTCGATACTCGAATAGGCATGAAGGGAGTCCAGAGTGTCGTAACAGATAACGACAAGGAAGGATCTTTTGCCAGCGCCCAGCTTCAAGCCAGCGGCCTCCACGATTTCAGAAACGTTCATATCTATCTCCTCCGCCGCAGCGGCACAATATCTCTTGCAAACCCGCAGCCTTCTACCCGGATGCAGTGCTTCACTTTGTTGGCGTAAAGCTGACCCCAGGCCAGCGCCCAGTCTTGTCGGTCAAAGTGCCGACCCACCACGATGTAATCGGCACTCATGGTCAATTGCCCTTCGCTTGCAGACGCGCGCACAGAAAGGCCAACATGTCGTTGACTACGTCCGTCGGCAGATAGGGCAAGTTGATCGAGGTGGTTTGACTGTCGCCCGATACGGAAACGGCGGCATAGCGCCCGCGCCCGCCCGGCAGCGTCAGATGCAGACGCCTGGGGCTGTCGTCGCCCGAAGCGAGACGTTCAACCGTGCGCGTGTCTCCCGCCGTCGTCGCCAGGCGCACCGCCATCGCCTTCTGGCGGTCGGTTTTCGCGTTCGATTCGGCGACCATATCGAGCGATTTTTGCCACGCGCCGTTCAGCAGAGGCGTCAACAGTCGGCGGCGAATGTCTCGCGCCAACGTTTCCGCACTGCGTGTCATCGTCAACTTGATGGGATACAAATCATGATCACCCACTTGCCGATAACTCTGGGCGTCTTCCGGCCAAGCCACGCTGACCGTCACCTTGTCGATATGAGGATGAACGCCAAACACGACACGCAGCGTCGGCCCATCGGAGTGCGTCAGCTTGAACGTTTCACCTGCGCCGCATGGGTTGCGGAATTCGGCAACGCAGCCTAGTAAAGCGCCAATCTCATTGGCCTTTTGATCGTATTTCATTGAATGTTCTCCCAAACATGCGCACCCACCTTGCGGCATTGCGCGAAATTCGCCTCAAGCATGGACAGGTCATCCACTTGCGGCTGACGGTCACAGCGGCCAACCAGCGTCGGCACGCCCACTTCATTCAGCACGCGAAACTCGTAGGGCAGTTCGCGTCCAGAGGGCAGCAAATCACCCCCGATCGCGTTTCCGCGCTCTAACGCCTGTGCGCCTTTGGTCACAATCCATTTCATCGGTCGTCCCCTTTCGGTTCCGTTTTCTGATGATTCATTATGACCAGCGCGGCTAGGCATTTCTATGTCACCGATGACTTACCCGACCAGATCGCCAACTCGCGCAAAAGCAATAAATCGCCCTGCCACAGAATCGCGTTCTGAGAGCGTTTTACAGTTCGGATAAGGTCGGACTATGGAAACGGTAAAATAATCGCGTATAGCGCGATTCTGTGCGTCTACCTACGCACTTGCGATATAGCTCGCGTTACAACCAGCACAGCGCATTGGGCGCACTCCGTTCAAACCCCCAAGGGGGTCAGCCGACTCAAAAAAACACCCGTCCAGAGGACGGGCATGGCTCGTGGGAAGAACAAGAGTGAGATAAGTATGTGGTGACTTACCTTCAATGTCAACTACCAGGCATCGTCTACCGTGGGCTTGTGCGGCGCAGGCGCAGGCTTGACCGGCACCAGTTTGCGTGGTGACGCCACCACCACGCAAAACTCGGGTGATGCGCGCCATTTGCCACGACTCGGGTGGGGGTTGCCATATTCATCGGTTTGATCGCCCGACAGCGTTCGGCTGTTGATGCGATTCACTCGCATGTAGATATCCTCACCAATGCGGTTGGTAAACTTCACAATCGCGCCAACACACAATTGACGATCCATACGACGTGACTGTTCGGCATTCACCGCGTCAAACAGTTTGGCGAACGCCTCTTCCGAGAGATTCTGCAAGGCGGCAATATTCATGGTCGAGTCTTTAAACGGGCGACACCGCGATAGCGCCGCCCTGGGTGAGTAGATTACGCCAGACCGAGTTGCGCGTAAGCGGCGGCGAGGATGGTGGAGTCTTCGTTCGGCGTCATGCCGCCTTTGGTTTTGACGCAGATGCCGAGAATCGGAAACAGCATGAACACTTGGTTGGCCTGCGCCCGGCACGTCCCCAACGAATACGGTTTCAGCGCCAGATTTTGCTGCAAATTTCCCTTGTCGCCCGACGTAAGCTTGCCCTCTTCGTGCAGCACCACGAAGGCGCGTCGCAGCACATCATTCATCTGTGCGCCCGCCGCCAGCCCGGTCAAGAGCAGAATCGCCTTGTCGCGCACCTTGATGGCAATCTTGTCCGGGTCGTTCATGTCGGCGACGAAGGCGTCTTGCTTGAGAGCGAGTTCACCCGCTTCCAGTTCGGCGTCCGCGAACGAGAACACGAGCATGTCACGCGCCTTTGCTCCGAGTTTCGCCATCAGCAGATCGCCAGGCTTGTGCGTGATCGACGTGGCGCGCGGCGCTTTCGGTTCCTTCGCGGGCTTTTCCATTTCCGGTTCAGCAACCGGAGGGGTCGGTTCCGGTTCGGCCGCCGCTTCCGCCTTCTTGCCACGCTTGCCACCCTTCTTCTTCGGCGCTTCAACTTCCGGCGTTACTTTCGGTTCCGGTTCGGCAACCGGCGCCATCTCTACCGTCGGCGTCATCAAATCCAGATCGGCAAGGAGGTTGTCCACTGCCGATTCGGCGCTCAACGGGGCTTCCGGCACCGTCGGGCTAGTCAGTAAAGCGGCGTCCAGATCGGATTCCAGCAATTCGTCGGCACTGAGTGCAGGCTCGATACCGGTGGGTTCCAGCAACTCCGAGCCGAACAGATCGGCCAACAGAGCTTCGTCGGATTGGGTCAGTGCGTCGGTTTGGGTATCCATTTCATTCTCCATTCACGTTAAAATTCATTCATTGATGACAGTATCGCAAGCGACTAAAGGCGTTGAAAGCGTTTATACAGGCGACTTTCGCGTCTTTTCTTTACTCGTTGCGTCATTCAGTAATGACGGTATCGACAGCGCGGCTAGGGGAAGGAAGTGGTTTACTTGGCGATCAGGCTTGGGCACGTGCGGTCGCCAAGGGAGTGAAACGATATGATTCCATATGATATCGCCCAAGGGCGGATATAGAGCAAAAGAAAAGCGCCCGAAGGCGCTTGAGATGAGGGGTCAGTATTCTCGCTCGACCCAATCGCCCCTCTCATCCTGAACCACCTCGATCAGCGAATCGAATTCCCGCTGGCACTCGGCGGGATCGACATTCCAACGCGGCATTTCCGCCAACCAGTTCTCGCGGGTATCGACCGAACCGGTCTTGGGATTCATCAGCATGACATCAGCCATCTTGCTCTCCTGAAAGTGTGTATGAGGATGGTAACCTTAATCCATCCAGCGAACCATATCCTCCCACTTGTCGGCATGGTCGAACAGCCCGAAGAATTCATTGTGCCACTTGCCAATCGCGTTGAAGGTGTCGAAGCCCTGACGCTTCAAATTGGCGAGAAAGCGCCCGACTTCGCGCGTCGTGACGCAGGAACAATCGCTGGATTGCTCGATCAGGTAAGCCCTTGTGAATGAAGGATTCACCGCGTCGGTCGCATAGAACCCAACTACCTCAGCCCCATCATGACGCGCCTTCATGACGCGCCCCTGATTGTTCGGTATAGCGGCTTCAAGACGATACCCGATGATCCGGTCAGTCGTTAGAGTGCGGACGGTGCGAATACGGACAACAGCGCGTTGCATGGTAAACCCCTTTCGTTGGTCGTTGCTGCGTTTCAGTGATTGCAGAATACAAACCGGACTGCGGGGTTACAGCGTGTTTACAGGCGACTTTGCAAGATGCCCAAGCCTCTCAACACGCGCGCGTATTAATGAGCGCGCACGCGATAATCAACACATGCAGGGAGAGCAAGCGGTGGCATTGGGAGAGTCGTCGGGTGAGTGCGTGGGCGGTTGGGTGCGTCGGGCAAGACGCCTAGGACGGACAGACGGTTGGGCGTATGAGGAGAATGCCTAGGGCGAAGCGCCGCGCAAATAAAAAGGCACATCAAATGATGTGCCCGTATACGCCTATCCAGGCATGAAATGGCAGGGAAATCGAAACCAAAATCAGAACTCCCAACTCACCAGGCTTCGCCACCGTCAATCAGACCGGCGTCACTCGATGGTCGATCGGTCGGAACAGGCGGCGGAGGCGGTTGCCTCTGCTCCAGTGTGTTGTCTTCCGACTCGGTGAAGTTGCCCTCCTCATCCACCAGGCTGTCCGTCCAGCGCAGCATGAAGTCCTCGTAGGCGGCAACTCCCGAAGATTCCGTGCCGAAGAACTTGTCGCGGAAGTTGGGATCATCGACCAACTGACCAGCATCCAGATAATTGAACACGCGCAACTGGAACAGTTCCCAATAATCCTCGAACGAGTCGGGGGTGGACACCTTGCCATACCATTCCAGCAGCACCCGCACCTTGCCATTATCAAACTGGCGGATGGTGCGATAGCTATCATCGGCGCGCTTGTTGATCCAGCCGGATTTACTGATCAACAGGCCATCCTTGTCCATATACGCCACCATTACTCGCCCTCCTTGCCCAACAGAGCGTCCGCAGACGGCACAATCTCGACTCGATCCGCGCCAGTTGCAAGACCCGTCAGGCTCAGGCCCACGCAGCAGACAATCAACAGCGCGAATTTGAGGCCGATTTCACTGACGCACTTGATGAAACGCAACAGCACATACAGCACCGCGCCAGTTGCCAGGCCGGCCTCACGCACGATCGGCCAGGCCAACGACTCAATAAGCAGTCTCGGCAGCCAAAGGATCAGCGAGGGAATCGCCAAAAGTGATTTCCACCAGATGTTACGCCGCGCGAAAATCAGTCGCGGATCAGGCAGCAAGTGTTCGCGCCACACCAGAAGGTTGCCATCTTCGTCCGGCGCAGTTTCAATGATGTTGGACATGCAGACTCCTCTGGATGATGTTGAGTGGCAGTGTGACGCCATTGGTGCATTTACTGAACACCGTGCAGCACAGCAGCGTAACGAACAGCACACCCATCAGAAAATTGCCAAACGAACGGCTGTTGCCGTGCCGCCCTCTTCCTCTCATGATGCTCTCCTCAAGCGGCAATACCTGCCGGCAGCGTAAAGAAACCGAGGTCAAGCCCTCGGAAGAAGCACTGCGCCATGACTTCCACGTCGTATTCGGCGGCGTGTGCGCGTGTCGTGTCGTAGTCGATACCAAGCGCAAAGCACAACTCACCGAGCTTGGGCCATTTGCCATTCGGCGTCGCCCAGCGCGCTTGCGTCATGGTGTCCACGCCGGGGAAATCGAACGGCGCCAGGCCGGCGGCAGTAAACTCGGCAGACAGCATGCCTTTATCGAACTCGATGTTGTGTGCCACGGTCACATCGCACGATTCGAATTGCTTGCGCACATCCGCCGCCAACGCGCGGAACTTGGGTTGGCCCACAAGCTCACCATAGGTGATCCCATGCACCGCGAGCGCGTCGGGATGGATCGGACATTCCGGGTCGAAGCGTTGCACCAGACGATGCACACAGGCGCGCGATGCACTGTCGTAAACAAGCAGCGCCAGTTCAATCACGCGATCCGTGCCGGCTTTCAGCCCGGTGGTTTCAGTATCGAAGAACCCGATTAACATTTCCCTCTCTCCTCCAGTTTTGCGATCACCCGATCTGAAATTTGCTCGATCAGGTCGGCGCGATCTTTTTGAGCCTGTTCTTCGAGCGCCTTGCGTTGGCTCTCTTGAGCTTGGAACCGAAGCTTCCGCTCCTCTCGGTATTCACACATCAGACAGCGACCCAGCTCTTTAACGAGAAGATCGTGTCGAGTGTCGCCACAAGGCGGTATGGGTTTCTCTGCTGTGATTTTCTTCGAAAACGGCCAAAAGACCATGCTATCTCCTTGCGAGCCACGCGGCTCAAAAAATGGCTCAAGCGTTGACTGATGCAGTCATGAACAATTCATCCATAACCGCATGATAAACGCTCGATAGCGGGGCGACAGCACCCCGCAACAGGGTTAATGCTGATAGATGTGAATCACCGGTTGATCGCCAAACGCCACCTCGACCACTGCCGGGGTCGGCGTGGGGTCGGTAATGGTCGGCGCAATCGGCGCAGCGACCGGGGCCGCTACAGTTTGCGCCACAGCGGCGACAACCGGTGTCGGGGTGACAGATGGTTGAGAAAGGGTTGACGCGGCGGTCGCGCTGGAGGGTTGGGACGCCTGTGCGTCGGTTGCCAAATCGGGCATTGCGGTTCCTTTCGTGGTTAAGAGACTTTCTTGCGGCCCAGGTGCAGGCCGATGCCGCGACGGAAGCCACGGTCATTCTGGATGTCGAGCAGTTTCACTCGGTCGATGAACATCGGCTTGTAGGCGCGCACAGCGGTCAGCACCTCGCCATTGATGCGGATTTCGATCAGGTCGCCCGGTTCGATCATGCGCGCCGCGTCCTCTTCGCGGATGAGGTTGAATTGAGGCTCCAGCAGCAGGTCGCGGTTGGATTCGGCAGTGCTATGTGCCATAAATTCGTTTCTCCGTATGATATGTCAGTAGTGAGTGATTATAGCGCACAAAGCAAACGACTTGCTTTGTGCGCTATTTGCATTACGCTGCGAGTGGAGCATTCAGAACAACTGGCTGGAGCGTATCGACTTCATCGAAGTTGGCATATGGCTTCTTGGCGACAAAAGCATTCCAGGCCGCCATGACTACGCGAGCGCGAACGTCATGATTGACGGTGCGCGCCGTATGCTCGCGCAACCAGTTCGCCAGTTGCACGCAGGGATGTGCGCCTTTCAACGACTCGGGGTGCGCAACCGCCGTCCAGAATTTCACTGCCATTTCAGGCTGCTCGATGAGCGACACGATGCCAACCGACATCGTGCCGGCGCTTTTCAACTGCGCTCGCAGTGCGCCTTCTGCCTTGCTGGTGACGGTGAGAAACTTTACTCCCGGTGCGCCATACTTCTCTTCGAACAGTCTGGCGATTTCGGAGGAATCGCGTGTGTCGGCGTAAACGGGATCATTCTTGCTCACGTTGTTTCGGAAGCCGATCATGATCGTGCGAATGGCGCTGGCAATCTTCTGCGCCTCGCCACCCGTCAGGTTGAACTTTTTGGGCAGGCCGTGTGCGTGGTAAATCTCGGAAGGCGACCGGGGCAGTCCAACATCATGCTGCGAATAGGCGCGGATCAAATCCACTTCCTCGGTCGCCTCTTGATATTTGATCGCCAAATCGATGGCCACTCCCGATTTGACGATGGCGGCCAGCCGGTGTTGACCGTTGATGATGTAGACTTCGCCCTTGTATTTCATCAGATGAATCTGTGTGCCAGGCTCGAAAGTTCCGCCGATCATATGTTTCGCCAATTGGCGAACGTGGTGATCTTTCACGCGGCGCTGCTCTAGCACCTCCAGTCGTTCCCACTTGCAGGCTTTCAACAACTTGTCGGCGTTTTCGGGCGTAATGACATCTGCGTAGTGTTGGGTATCGGTAATCATCAGTTGTTTCCTAAACGGTTAAAGAGGACGGAAGCCGAGTCGGCTTTCCGAATGGATGCCAGCACCTTGTCTACTTCATTGGCGTCCGGCGTGAGGGTTTCCGCGACGCCGGCATTGATGACGTCAGTGAAGCCGAGAGAGGGTTGCGCCACCTCTTGAGTGCTGGCTTTGTGCTTGCGGAGATGCCTTCCAACGGTCTGGTCCCATACGCCAACCTTTCGCGCAATCTCACGCGCACTCATGCCGGTTTTCGAAAGAGCCAAAATCCGGTCGATCTTCTCTTGTGGGATGGATGCACCAGCGTTCCCGCGAAGACTGGCTTCCGCTAAAGAGAACGTTTTTCGTCCAGTGAGTTTGCGAACATACTTGCTGATGGTTTTCCTACTTACGCTCACTTCATTTGCGATCCGGGTGTCACTCATACCAGATTTGGAGAGCGCCAGAATCCGGTCGATTCGCTCTTGTGAGAGACGAGGCTTCCATTCACTTTCGCCCCAATCTTTTCTCTTCACTTCCGCCTCGGTCTTGAGCGCCGGCAAGCCACACATGCTCAACGCTCTCTTGATCGTCCCGCCGTGCCATTTCTCGCCTGCGAAAATACAGGGGATGTCATGCTCTTTCAGAGCTTGTGCCGCCTCGCTGTAAGTGGCGCCCGACTTGATCATTTCGGGGAAGAACTCAAGCAAAATGTCGCGCTTGATCTCCCAATCAGTTTGAGGTTTGACGGGCTTGATGGGCTGAACAGCAGCCATCAAGGCTTTTGCGTGCTCCTGAACGACGATTGCCGTCATCCTGGCGGCATCCATGACAAGATCGCCCGACTCTGCAAATACCGCTCTGACCGCTTCGCGCACAAGGCGCAGAGTCGTGTCGTTAGACGTTTTGTGTTCCATTGCTCCCCTCACAGTCTTTCAAAACCGGACTTACTCATCAGCGCCGGCAGATTGTCCCAATACGCACGCGCCTTGCAGGCTTCGTCGAAATCCACGGTTTTTTGCGTATCAACCTTCATGTCATTTAGCGCATCGCGTCGCGACACATGCACTTGCAGCGCGCCAATTGTCCAGTCGAAGGTCAGAACCTTGGTTTCGCGGTAAAAGCTGACAGACAGCGTTTGCTTCTCTGTCGGGCAGATCGCCTGCAATTCCGTGAACATATTGATGAAGTCAGCATCCACCAGCCCCGACACCGCCATGAATAGCGTATCGACAGCAACCGAAAGTTGGTCGCCAGTGATGGCGCCCGATTCGGTTGAACGCACAAGCCACTGGATCGTTTCCAGGGTTTTGCGATCCAACTCTTCACGCAGGGTGGGCAATTCCGCAATCGCGGTCATGGTGAAAACTCCGAACCAAATGAGCGATAACCGCTCGACACAATCATGTTACAAAGCGGTCACAGGGTTGTAACCGCTGACACAGGGGAACTTCAATCAGTGCAGCACATAGCCCAACTGGCGAACTTCATTCATGCTGGCCGCCGCCATTGCACGCTCACGCGCACAGGCTTCTTCCAGCGCGGCCAGGCGTTGCTTGATGTCGAGAATGTGCCGCCCGAGGTGGTAGCGCGAAATCTGGCAGCGACCATCCGCCATCAGGCCCAACATCAGCGTGTTCAGGTGCTCGATGTAGGATGGACTCAGCGCAGCCTTGCCAGGCTCGTAGACCAGCGGGATGCCAGGTTGCACCAGCATGATCACGCCAAAGCGTCGGTTGAGCATGTCATAGCAGGCGTCCACATAACGCTTGATGCGCGTCTCTTCCGCCTCGCCCACTTCCGGCTGACCATGCAGGTCGGCCATCAGGTAGGCGATGAAATCAATTGGCGTGCGATCGGTAATCGTCTCGGCGCAGACGTAGCGTTCAAAGAGGGCGTCGGCGCGCGCCAATACCGCCTCTTGCACATCCAGGCGCGTGGCGAAGGCCATCGGCTGCCCCGGATCAACGCCCAGATCACGCATGATCGCCGACACCGACGTTTCCACAAACTCAATCTTGTTCTTCTTGGCGTATTCGCGCGCCAACGTTGTTTTCCCGGTGCGATGACCGCCTACCAGACCTGCCAACATGCTTGTCTCCTCATTGATCTTCACCAACCGCTTAGTATAGCCGGTAAGTCACTGGCGACTTACCGGCTAGGGCTAAACGTTCGGACGTTTATTTCAGCGGGAACGGCGACACGATCACGCGCGGCTCAACATACAGCGGGGTCGGCTTATGCGTTTCCGGGTTGACGCACTCGACCCAGGTGCCATCGGCGCTTGCCGGACTGAACAACGTATTCGGGTCGGCCTGCGGCAGCACAATGTTTCCACCATTGCTTTCGCCCGAATGATATTCAGGCTTCGACGGGTTGGTGTATTGCGTGGCATACGGGATGCCATAACCCACCGAGTCGCACAGCTTGTGCATGTGGCCGTTCATGTCGGTGATGTAGACGATCGTCGGAATCATCTTGTCGCGCAACTCGTAAATGTCCTTGAGCTGACGCTTTTCCGAGAACCGGGTGATGGTCGGCATGCCGACCTCCTGCGCACCCTGAGCTTCGATACTTTCCTGCGCATGGTGTTGCTGCACGTCAGCGGGCGGAGTCGACTCGGCCCGGCCGCAACCGGTCAGACCAATCATGACAAAAGCGAATACGACGGCGGCAATGATGCCGAGAATGGTGCGGTTTTTCATTTCAGTTGTTTCCTTTGATGGATTGCTCATAGAAGTCGCGCAGATCGGGCGCGAGGTTGCTGGTGTCGAAGTCGCGCATGCGGCTACGCAGCACGGCGCGAACCGAGCCTTTCTGGGTGTTGTTCAGCGTCGGCCATTGCTCGGCCGCATCGGCCAACTGCTGCGCCATGCCGTCCTGATACGCCTGGCTCTTTTTGTGAACGTCGTAACGAACTTGCTCGACCTTGGGCGCCCAGAACTTGAACGACCACCAGTTCATCGCGTCGCCGACGAACCCCAGACCAAAGCCTGTCACCATGATCAGCAGCAGTGCGCCGATCACCTTGAGATAGAGTTTTGTGCCTTCCATCATGCTTCCCCTTCCAGAATCGCGCGCTCTGCCGCCAGGTCGCGGTTCAGTGCATCGACCGAGGTGAAGCCTGATGGATAACGCTTGGCGAGCTTCTGGCTGTTCTTGATGCGCTCGACGGTTTCATCGGTGCCGACCGCGGCGTGGCCGATCGCCTGATACCACGACAAGTCCCCGCCGACTTCCTCGCCCCAGTTCACGGCGTCAAACTCGCCGCCTTCCAGTTGCTTGAACAGGATTTCCAGCGCCTCACCGGCTTCCGAGAAGATGCCCAGGCCGGCATGCAATGCGCGCAGGTTGAGCTTTTCGGGATGCAGATGCACCGCCTTGCCGGTGTCGTTCATGATGGCGTCAAAGAAGGCGCTATCACCCGGTTTGGACACGATATCCAGATGCGCCCCCATCACTTCCGCCATCCCCATCACGCGACCCAGTGCGGTTCTGAAGGCTTCACGATCCAGCGGCTTGCCGTAATAGATGACGCGCTTCATCTGGTCGGCCACGGAGGCCGCTCCCATCATCAGATTGAGCGCCATGTGCAGACCCACCTCGCCAAAGTTGAGTGTGTCCACCTGGCTTTCGGTGCGCAGGGCGAGTGCTTGGTATTGTTTGAAGTCCATAATTCCTCCGGGAGTTAAATGGCAACCGGCGCCTTGATGGCCGGATGCGGGTTGTAATTCACCAGTTCAATGTCGCTAGCTTTAAAGTCGAACAGATTGGTTACGTCCGGGTTGAGACGAACGCTCGGCAGATCACGCGGCACGCGCGTCATCAGTTCTTTCACCTGATCCATGTGGTTCAGATACAGATGCGCGTCGCCGAGTGTGTGAATGAACTCGCCGGGTGCGTAGCCGCAGACTTGCGCGACCATCAGCGTCAGCAGCGCATAGGAAGCGATGTTGAACGGCACGCCTAGGAACACGTCGCCGGAACGCTGGTAAAGCTGGCAGGACAGACGCTTGCTGGGGATGCCCATTTCGTCGAAGAAAGCCATCGCCTTCTTTTCTTCCGTGATGTTTGCCGCCAAGATTCGTCCCGGCGGCATCAACGCGGCTCGCTCTGCGGCGGTCATGTCCTGCACGTAGAACTGGAACAGGGTGTGACACGGCGCCAGAGCCATCAGGCCACACTTGACGTTCTCGTGTGGTGAAATACCTTCGATGGGCAGGTCGGCCACGCTCCACGCCGAGACGATGTGGCGACGGCTGTAGGGGTAATGCTTGAGGCTGTTGACCAGATCGGTGATTTGATCGATCAAAATCGACTCGGTGTGGCCCTCATAGCCCTCCCATGAACGCCACTGTTTGCCATAAATCGGCCCAAGTTCGCCATCCACCGCCCATTCGTCCCAGATGTGATTGCCGGCGGCGTTCAAATCCCTGTTGCTGGTCGAGCCGGACAGGAACCACAGCAGTTCGGACACCACCAGCTCGAAAGCGGTTTTCTTGGTCGTCACCAGCGGGAACTTGCCGCTCGACAGGTCGAAACGCATTTGATAACCAAAGATCGAACGCGTGCCCACCCCAGTGCGGTCACTGCGGTCGCGCCCATGACTCAGAATATCCCGAGTCAAATTACGGTATTGCCTCATTGTTCTCGTCTCCCATAAATCTCAGACACCAGTGCGCCGCCACACAGCGCCCCGACGCCAAACGCGATGATGATCAGCTTGAATGCCGCTGCGGCATGAACCATGGCGTCCATTGACAGCCTCGCATATGAATTGGGCGGCTTGCGCCGCCCGGTTTCGACTTACTTCAGGTGGTCTTTCAAGGTTTTCGACACCTTGAACTTGGCAACCTTCTTGGCTGGAACCTTGACGATTCCGCCCGTGCGCGGATTACGCGCTTCGCCCGCCGGCTTGTCGGTCACTTCAAACTTACCCAACGAGGCCAGAGAGACATCCTCGCCTCGCGCCAGTGCATAGGTGATTTCGTCTTGCAAGGCGTCCAGCGTTTGTTTGGTGGCGACCTTGGTCAAGCCGGTGGCGGTAACGACCCTTGCAACCAGTTCGGTGTAGGTGACGGTTTGTTGCTTCATCGTGCTCTCGCTTCAAGTGATGGCGGCGCGAGGCCGCCGGTTAAAATTGGGCTTAGTTCAGCAGAGCTTCCAGATCGGCCAACGAGCCGGATGCAGGAACGTCGCTCGCGTCCTTGACGATGTCTGCCGCAACCGTTGCGGCGGTCGGAATAGCAACCGCCACACCCTTGCGGCGAGTGCCGCGCTTCGGGCCGGGCTTGCTGGCGGCGGGGCGCTTCATGGTCAGCGCAGCAACAACCTCATCTGCGTTTGTGAGCAGGTATTGACGCAGGCCGGCGGGGAAATCCTCGCTGGGCCACTCTTCCTTACTCAGCAGTTCGTCGATGTTCTTGGCGCGCACCACGGTGCGTTCGTATTCGGTGCAAAGGGCTTCACTTTCGTGAATAGATCCGTCAAATGCTTTCCAGGCGGCGATCTTTTTCGCCATAGTTGTCTCCGGTGGTTGAAATGATGAATTTGCGTCGCGTGAATTAACGTCAGAAGTGACTGAATTTCCCCAAACGATTTTGAATTCGCGCATTACGCTGACAAATTGAATTGTATGGACTTCAACTCGGGCAGACAAGTCACTTGTGACTGATCTGCACAGCTTCCTGAAAATTGTGGCGTTATTCATCCAGCAAACCACACTTCAGTGGGAAGAAAACATTCTTGAAGCGCAGACCGGGCGTCGCCGAGCGACAGCGGATGCGGCCATCAAGCGTCAATTGACGCAGCCAGATACGCGCCCGCTCTACCTGAATGCCGGTCATCTTGGCGACCTGGGTCGCATTCACTCCCTCGGGCGAGGCATTGACCGCCTCTTCGATGGCATAAGCCTGCGTGCCGGGTGTCTTGGGCGGCAGAGGCGCTTGAGGGGAAAACAGCGAAGCGAGGGCGTGGTTCATATGTAGATTCTCCGAATAATACAGCGCGCCAGGTTGCGCATAATTGTAATCGCACATGCGCAGCGCGTGGCGCGCTCAAAACAACAACAATAACTCAGCAATGACTTACATGAAAGCGCGAAACGCTACCACGCATCACTGTCGGTAGAAGGCCGATCGCGCACAGTCGTTTCTCCCAATGCCTCCGCCAGCGTTTCGATGTCCGGCAAGGGCGTCTCGTGTGGGCAGTCCCGCCTCATGATGAGGCTGCATCTGGCGCACACATGAATAGTATGGCCATCATTGTGCGAGTCGTCGCGTCGCCAATTGCACCGCTCACACTGCGGCGCGGCGTTGCGCACCAGCCCATCCAGTTGGCGCTGCACCGCTTCTTGATCGGCCCGTATCGCGTCGAAAGCGGAATAGGATATCGACTGAACCCACTTGCGCAGCGAACTCTTATCCACCGCACCCAGGCGGATCGCTCTGCCATCACTCATGAAAGTCTCCGTGTGCCAACGATTGGCGAACAGGGTTACGGAATCAGACGCACATCATGGCGGCGGCGCGCTTGAATTCCTGAGTGCGGATGCCGGCATAGATCGCCGCCACCGCGTCAGCCAGGTGTTCGTTCGCATCAACAAACACCTGCTTACCCTGACGCTTCACGGTGAGCCATTGCGCTTCCGGGTGCTTCTCGGTGGCCCACTCGATCATCTCGCTCTTGGTGGCCGTCTTCACGCCCGCTCCCGCCAGCTTCACTTCGGTCGGCGTCACCTCCAGCAACGGACGGTCACAGCCCGCCAGCACACCGACGCACAATCCGTAGCTTGCCATGGCGCGCGCCGACTGGCTGCCTACCGGGACTTCGGCGAACACCATCACGGCATCATGAGTGTGTTCGCGCATCGCCTGAGTCAGCACCCGCGCACGCCGCAAGTCGTCGGAGTTCTTGCGAATCTGCTTGCCGTCCTTGTCACCCTCGGTCTTGGCGAGCACCAGTTTTTCAACTCTGACCAGTTCCAGGGTTTCCAGATCGACATGCCCGACGGCGATGCCCATGTTGCGCAATGCCGGGTCGATCCCGGCGACTTTGATAGTTTTACCCATGATGTTGCCTTTTCTGTAACGGTTTGCCGCCGTCGAGCACGGCGAACAACGACGAATTGAGCGCCCCTGCGAAGGTGGGGCTGCTTTCGATTTCGGTGCGCGGCACCACGAACGCCTCGTGCCGCGAGTCAGCATCCACCTCGACGCAGCGCAATTGTTGACCTTGCGGGAAATACACTCGCATGTCTGCTCCTCAAAATGAGCCGAAACCCTGTTCGGCATACACGTCGAACAAGTTCTCGTTGCGTTTCAGTTCTTCGGTTCGCGCGCTCTCTTGGCGATCCTGACGCAGTTCCGTCATGGCGCCGCGCAGCATCACGTCCACCAAGCCATTAAAGCCACTCAATGAACGGCGCGCATCCGCCTCTTTCATTTCCATCACGTCGTAGCCTTCCGGGCTGATGGGCTCGAACACGAAGATCAGATCGCCCTTTTTGCCCAGATAGACATCCTCCACCGTGAACTCCTCGCCGCCGATATGTGGGCGCTTTTTGTAACCGCTCTCCTCAATCTTGACGGTGAGCGTCTCCGGCCCGGTGAGCATGAAAGTCTGACCGGTTATTTCCTTGAGCCTCGCCCGGATATCGGTAGCGATTCTGGCGCGTCGATCCTCCTCGTGCTCTTCGGCGTCCTTGCCCAACGCTGCCGCGAGCGATTCCATATCCAGTTGTTCATCCAGATTTTCCATAGCATCCTCTGTGTTAGCTGACTCGGGTGGTGGTGGCGCCCGAGACGGTGGAAACTTTGCCCTTCTTTTCGACGGTGATGACGTTATCGATCCAGTCAGAGAGAGAATTGTGCGAGATCACCAGCACCGTGCCGCGTTCGCGCGCCTTGCGCTCCAGCACGCCCATCAGTCGCTCCAGTCCCGCCTCATCCAGCGAGTCGTCAATCTCATCGGCGGCAAACAGGTTGATCGGCTTGGAAGCGCGACTGGCGACCATATCCTGCAATGCCAGCGCTGCGGCTAGACGCACCTTGCGCTTCTCACCGCCGGACAGCCCGACGAACGATTCGGCGCCATTGTCGTTGGTCACTTCGATGTTGAACTTCTCTTTCGCTTCACCCTTCGCCGTCTTGGCGAGCGTCGTCCAGACGGCGCGGATGTTGCCGTCCGACAGCGCCGCCAGGTATTCACTGGTGCGATCGTTCAGATAAGGCGTAACGGTATCCAGAATCAACGCGCGCACCCCGGCAGGCCCGAATACCTTGACGACGTTGTTGGCGACTTCCAGGGCCGTTTCTGCGTCGGCAACAGCTTGCTTCGCCATCACCATATCCGTCTCAACCTTTTCGATCTGACGCTTGAGCGTTTCGACTGCGGCGATATACGGGTTAACCTCTTTCAGCTTGCCCGCCGCGTTGACCTTGCACTGATTGATCCGGTCGTTGGCGCGTTCGATCTGCCTCTTGTAGCTCACCGCGTTGCGCAGTTCGGCGTTGATAGCTGACTGGCGCGCGGCGATGGCGCTCACGCTCGGCAGTGATGCGGCGTAGGCATCTCGTTCTTCGACAGCCTTTTGCAGCGCACCTTCCGCCGTTTTGACTGCGGCGACCGCATCCAGCGCCGGTTGCTTCATGCTCACCGCAGCTTTCTCGCGCAGCTTTTTGGCGTCTTCCAGATCCGCTTCGCTGTAGACCTTGCCGCACTCGTGACAGGCGGTGCCGACGAGTTTGTCCACGTCCTTGAATTCGGCAATGGCGTTACGCAATGCGGTTTTCGCGCGCGTTTCCGCATGTTGCGTAAGCGTCAATGCGCTTTGTGCGTCATGTGCAACCTTGCGCAAGCGTTCCAGTTCGCCAGCCAGCTTTGCATGGTCAGCAAGTTGCGCAGCAATCGTGGCGGCTTCTGCGGTCAGTGCCGGTTCGTCGATAGCGGTCAGGGCGGCGGTCAACTTCTCCACCGTCTCTTTCAGCGCCGGCACTTCGGCCATTTCCTTCGCGGCGCGCGGCTTACGCTCGTCTTCAAAGGTCTTGATGGTCAGTTCGGCGCTTTCCAGATCACGCCCCAGGCTTTCCAGCCGACGTGTCGCATCAGTCACCGCCGCCACCTTCCCGTTGAGCGAAGTCTGCGCCACGGTCATTTCACTGCGCGCCAGCGTGTAAGCCGCCTGTAGCTCTTGCACGCCCGCTGCCTCTTCGATCAACACTTTCAGTTGCTTGTCGGTCAATCCCGGCAGATCGACCATTTGTTCCTGTCCGACGTAGATCGCCGCCTGGAATACTTCCAGACTGCACCCCATGATGGTGTCGATCACCGCCTGGGTTTCCTTGTCGGTGCCTTTGGACAGATCGACCCAATCGCCGGTCGCATCGTCAAAGCGATGCACGAACGTCTGATTCTTGTGAGTGTTATGCTTGCGGTGGCGCGTGATGCGGTAGGTGACTGTGCCGTCGAGCAGCTTTACTTCACCCACGCAGTCTTTCTTCGCCTTGTTGTTGACGATGGCGTCACCGGTCACGCCGCGCGCTGTCGTGCCGTAAATCGTCCAACACGCGCCATCGACAATGGACGACTTGCCCGCGCCATTTGAGGTGGCGGATGTGTCACTCAAATTCACGCCCTGCACCAGCAGCAAGCCGCGATTGCTCAGTTCCAGCTCGGCATGACCAAGCGTGAGCAGGTTTTGAAAATTAGCACTCAGAATTTCCATGATTCAGTTCCCCTTGATGAAGGTCACGCCACGCTTCTGACTTGCGCCAGAATCGACTCGCACGCGGCAATCGTTCTCTTCGGGTGCGTCAGTTCGCTGTCGTGGATGAAGTTGCCAATACTGGCTTCGATGGTGATGCCGGCAGTGGCCGGCCCGGTGGTGCGCGTCACGGTTGCTTTGGCGGGTTCGGGAATGATCACTGCGCCGGCTGCGTGACAGTCGTTGACCAGATAGTCGCGCAGGGACTCGATTTCGCTTTGCTTGGAGGTGGAGACGCGGCAGCGCACATAGTTGCCATCGACGATCAGTGGAATCTCGCTCGGGTCGGTCGCGCCGCTGATTTCCACAAAGCCTGGCGCGTGGCTCTTGAACCAGCGCACTTTCTCCTCGTCCACGATCAGGAAGCCCGCCTTCGCGCCCACGTCCGACCACGTTTGCGAAGTCAGCGAGCCAATCGACCAAACCTTGCCTGGCACGACTTCCTTGTGAGCGTGGTAGTGTCCGGCGAAGACGCGACGAAAGCCCAGACCGGCGAGATACGCAGGGTCAAGACCATGATCGGGGATACCGGGCATGACGCCATCGACCGGCGCGTGGATCAGCAGATCAATGCCCGCGCGATCTTCTTCCAGCGTCATTTCGATGGTGGCTTTCAGATCGACAATCGACTCGATCCACGGCACGATCACCATGTTGCCGTCGATGCCGATACCTTGATCCACGCTGTTGACCACAATGCAGCCGATATCCGCGAGTGCGGTGATGGCGGAAGACACGCGGCTGACCTTCTTGTCTTCAAGATCGTGGTTGCCGGCATTGATGACGACTTGCACGCCCTTCTTGATGATGGCGCGGTAGCAGTCGAGTGTCGGGTTCAGCACCGACGGTGCCAGCTTGCCGCGCACATGGAACAGATCACCGCCGTGATACAGACGATTGCCGCCCGCTTTCAGCACTTCGTCGGCGCAGCGCGTCGTTTCGTCAAGAGTCTGTTGCAAACGGTTATTCACCCCGCTCGGCAAGATGGATGAGAATGCATCCCATCCGTGGTTGTGACTGTCACTGATGACACCATAAGGCTTGATTTTCATTTCGTCTCCTGTGCGGCAACTGCCGCGTGTTACTTCCGTTTCGGCATCCCAAGCGCGGCGCGCGCCTGGTTAATCTTTTCGACGGTCATGCCGTCGGGTGCTTTCATGATTTTGTCGATCTCGCTTCGGAACCGACCCCATTCGGTCTTGAGCGCGCAGTGAGTCATGCCTTCCTCTCCTCGGTCGAGTCGGTCACATAAATGAATGTGCCGGCACCGCAATCGGGCAGACCCGCGTTCACGAGAGCTATTGAGGTATCGAAGCAGTCGAGACAATCCTCAAAACAACACCCCTCACAACAGCCATTCCCCGGCACTGCCTTGATCGTGATTTTTGCGTTCATTTCATCCACCATTACTATGTCACTGATGACTTAATCGGCACCATAAAACGATGCCGTCCAATTTTGGCGACCACGCGCATTTTCTTTTCCCAGGCGGGATGCACATCCTTGCGGTCGTAATAGGTGGCGCCGCGCGTGATGTCGGCAACCACTCCGGTCATGGTCACGGTAGCGACCCAGACCGCTTTCTTCCAGGCGTCGGTTTCGACCGGCGCCATGTCCTTTGGCAATACCCAGCGGCGATGTCGCCGCTGCACTCGATCCGTCCACGAGAATTGTTTGGGCGCCATCACCACATCACACACGTTGCGAGAGGTCTGCTCGGCGCGATTCAGCGTTACCAAAGCCACTCCATACTGGCCCGCCAACGACTCCCCTCGACTTTCGAAATACACGTTCAAGGCAAGGCACGTCAGCGTCCCCGCGATCAGCACAATAGCGCCGGGTCAACACCGGCATGCTTCAGTTGGCTGATCCAGTTCAGTTCGGCGCGAGAACAGCTCGGGCTACTCGGCACCGTGACGGTAATCTTGCCGTCCGGCGAGGAGATGCGAGGATGGCGCTTTGCGCGCTTTAAAAGCCAGCCCATCTTGATCAAATTATGCGCCACCTTATCGATGCGCTTATTGGTCGAATAAATCATGATGTTGTCCGTGTTCGTTATTGACACTTGCAGTATGACGCGCTAAGTCAGGGGTGACTGAGTTTAACGCAGGCGCATTTTGGTGGCAATGTAAGCGGGATCATGGGCAGGTGTGATCGTAAAGCGATTCAGCGGCAGACCACGCTGCGCGGGGTTGTCGGGGTTGATGAAGGAATGAGCGCCCCAGAAATCCTCCGGGCGCGTCAGGTAGTAATAGGTCTTCTTGCCTTCCTTGACCGCAACCCCGATGGCGACCGCCGCATAATCGCCCGCGCGGTTCAGCGTCGAGCAGTCCAGGCACCACGCAATGCGCTTGCGGTAGACTTGCGAGTAGCGGCGGTGCGCCAGGTAAATGTAGCGGCCATCAGGCAGTTCGTAGAAGCAGCCGTAATGCTTGCCGCCTACCTTATGCTGAACGACTCGCATCAGAATTCACCCCATTCGCCGTATGACTGAGACAAACGCGCGCACTCATTGGCTTCATGCTCGCGCACACGCAGACGTTCGGCCTTCTCCGCCTTGCGAGCAGCCTTCCCAGTCATGCCTGCCGACGCTGTGGTCTTGTTATGATTGTGTATGGGGTCGCCAACGATGAAAGTGGTCATACTCCAGCCGTCTCCCTCTACAGTCTCCATGCGCGCGGAGTCTGCGTTCGCCCTGTCCTCGCGCCGTTTTAAAACGCGCTCCCAGCGTCTGCGCTCGTCAAACTTCGCCATCAGAAGCTCCCCCAATCGCCCGCGTAAGCCTCATCGCGATTCAGACCCGAGAAGGCGACAGCCGGCGTGGCTTGCGGCGCTACTTCGCCGGTATCGGCAAACACATGCAGTTTGCCGATACCTTCCAGCCAGGTCGCAGTCTTGTGACCGCGATATTGATTCTTGCCGGGCTTCACCAGCAGACCATCCAGCATGGCGTGCAGATCGCGCGAAAAGGCATGGTCGGTGTTCTCGCGCAGCCACATCAAATAGGAAGGGTCGGATTCAAGTAGATGCTTGACCGTCCGACCCTTGTGCTTTCCAAACGGGATTACGCTACCAATGCCAAAATTAGCCATCATTCAATCCTTCTCAAAAAGACCACGCTCGCCGGGCGCGTCGGGCGCACCATCTGTGGCCCATAAATGCGCGTCAATGTTTCATACAGATTGGCGGCGGCGTAGTTCGCATCCTTGCCTAACTCGGAGTGGTTCCGGTGAGCATGTAGTGCGCACATTTCCATCAACGCGCCACTGTCCACTGAAATCACTTCCGCGCTACCGAATACAATTTTCTTCTTCTCGTCGAGGAGATACACAGTCTGACCAGGGGATAATTCCTTGGCGTAGCGTTTCCCCAAACGGAAAGTGTTGAATTCGCCTTCTACGCCCACAACGGGCGGGATAAAACCAATGCAAACGGTGTCCATCGTCTTCCCCTCACAAATGACTGACCTGTCATCAATCATAGCAAGGGGAAGCCCTATAGCGACTGTGGCGAGTTAGCTTTTGGCGTAGAAGTCCTGAATCATCTTGCGCAACAACGGCTCCTCACCGTCTCTGCGAATCTTCTCCGCCAGCGCCTTGATGAAGTATTGCTTGCCATCCACCCAGGTCACGCGCGGTTTCTTGTAGACGATCGCCTCATTTTCGATCAGGAATTCGATTGCGCTTGTGATGGTGTCAAACAGGGCGATGTCGTTCTCGTCGTAGATCAGGCGCAGACTGGTATCCTGAAATGGTCGGGTGAATTTCGACTTCACGCACTGGATTGAAATCTTCTGGCCGATGAACTCTTTGTCGTCTCCCGTGCCTTCCATGATCTTCTGGCGTCCGAGGATCAGGCGGAACGACGCATAGAACTCCATCGCCTTACCGCCTGGCGTGGTGCGAGGATCGCCGAACGACACGCCAGGTTTGAGGCGCATCTGATTGAGGTAGACAAACAGCGCGTTATATTCTTCTGCATGCTGCGCCATCGCCTTCAAGGTGGTCGAGGTGACGCGCGCCAGTGCCGTGGTGTCATTCATCGTGTATTCAGTGATTTCCTTCTCCGCCTGCGACTTGGGCAGAGCGGCGGCAATCGAGTCGAACACCCAGACGATCGGCGCCTTCGGATCAAGCGCGCCGGATTCGCGGATCACCTTGCACGCCTTCGCCGCGACAACATTGCCCTCCTCCCAGGTCTTCGGCTTGAAGTAGAGCCATTCCGGGCGCTTATCGCTCAGACCGAACTGTTTTGCCAGATCAACCGAGAACGAACGCTCCCAATCGGAGAAGCCGGCAACGCCACCCGCTTGTTGCGCAGCCACCATCCACTTCGTCGCCAGTGCTGTTTTACCGGTAGAGCTTTCGCCAAATACTTCACCCATGCGCCCCATCGGTAGGCCACCATGCGGCGAGCCGCTGATGATGGCATTCAGCGGATCGAAACCGGTATCGATCCAGTCAGTGATCGCCTGGTTGCCAGCGTTGTCGCCCAGCGCTGAATCCAGCGACGCCATCAAGTCTTCCAGTTTTCCCATGATTTATGCTCCAGCCAGCGCCTTGAACGGCGCGACAAAATGATTGAAGGTATCGGCATTGCGAATGATCGAGAGGAAGCACAGCTCCTCGCACAGCGCCCGGAAGGCGTCTTCGTCATAGGCGCCGTTGTCCACGACCAGCGCCTCGCGCGACGGCTTGGCAACCTTGAGTAGCTGCATCAACTTGAAGTTGCGCAGCAACAGCGCGCGACCGCTTTTAGATGCGAGATTGACGTGGGCCTTCTTCTTTGGAATGAAGTCACCGCTGTCACAGCGCGCCAGAAAGTTTCTGACTGATCCGAACTCAGCGAGAAATTCTGGCGCTCCTTTTTTACCGATTCCACCGACGCCCGAAATACCGTCGGAGTCGTCTCCCTGGAGCACCTTGCCCTCCAGAAACGCCATCGGTGTGCGGTAGCCGGTTCTCTCAAACAGATTGGCGACCGTCAGCATCTTGCTGTCGTTGCGATGATCATTCCATGTCACGTTCGGGCGGATCAGTTGCGCCCAATCCTTATCGCCGGTAATCAGGATGATTTCGTTTTCCGGCTTGTTGGTCAGTCCCGCCACCAGAAAGCCCGCCAGATCGTCGGCTTCATAGTTGGCGGCGCGCATCTGGCGCACACCCAACGTGTGAAGCGCGCGCTCGATAAAGGGGGTTTGCGACTTGTAGGCCGCGGTGTCTTGCTGTTGCTCGGGCGTCTCGTTGCGCTTGCCCTTGTAGTCGGGATGCAGATCGAAGCGCCACTGCGCGCGCTCGTCCCACAATGCGACCGGCGTGAAGCCGGGGTGGCTACGCAGCGCATCGCGGATTGAGCGGATGGTGCCAAAAACAGCCTGAGTTTGCTGCGTGCCGACGGTCAGCTTGGTCGCGCTATGCGCCGCGCGCCCGACAGAATTGCAATCAACCAAAATGGTTCGACTCATGTTTTCCTCCGATGAAAAAGGCGGGTGAATTCACCCGCCTTCGTTGGTCACAAGTCGATTACTGCGGAATGTCAGCCAGCAGGTCGTCCAGATCGGATTCCAGCGAGGCGCTAGCGCGCGCGCTTTCCACTACGCGACCCGCTTCCGCTTCGCCGGTTGCCGCAACCGATGCGGGTCGCGCTGCCGGGGCCGGCAACAAACCGGAGACAGTGCGAATCGCGCCCAGTGCACGCCTTTCCTGCTCCTCCGATTCCTGCGCCACGAATTCGTCCAGATTGCGACGCTTTTCCATCGCGCCCTTCGGCATGGCGATCTTCTTCGGGCTGACGTTCACGCTGTAGCGCGTATTCAGCCCCTTGCCAGTGCGTTCGATTACGACGATTTGCGGCTCGGAGTCGTCGAGCAAGGCTTCCGCCCAGTCTTCCATCAGCGAGTTCAGATCGGAGAAGATGCCCTTGCCCACTTCGAGCACTTGCGGCTCGTTCGGGGTGTCGGTATCCAGCGCCAACACGTTCAGCACGAAGCCCTGCTTGGAACCGGCTTCCTTGAGCATGTTGATGACGGCATCTTCGGTGGCGTGCGATTGCGCTTGCGCGATACCGGCACAGACTGCGCAAGGTGTGCCGTAGGTCTTGTCAGCGCACGGATAAACAGCCTGGATCTGACCGGCGGCATCCTTGATGTAGTGCTGGCCGAATTCATGGAACCAGACATGCTCTTCGCCTTTGCGCCAGCCTTGCAGGATCACAAAGCGGTTGGTGCCAGCGACCGGCTTGATGGTCTTTTCCTTCGGCTTGAGGGCGGCTTTTTTCTGTTGGGTCAGATTCTTGAGTGCTGAGAAGTCCATTTGTTTGCTCACTTTCGTTTGGCGTAAATTAAGTGCTTGGTGAATTCACCAGATGCGGTTAATGCCTTTAGATAGCCTGTTTCGCTATCGGTTCAGCAATTTGATTATAGCTCACTGCTGACTGATTTTAGCAAGACAAAACAATCGCCTCGCAATCAGCCCAACGCACGCGCGGCAGCAGCGGTTGCGCGACGCGACAACTCTTCGCGCTCTTGCTGTGCGGCCAGCACCCGCAGTTGTCCCTTGCCCTCTTCGCGGCGATCTGCGCCAAGCTGAATCAGCATGTCGCGGCGATCGCCGAACGAGATAGCCATTCCCTTGTTGATCTGAGCGATGGCTTCCGCCTCGATCACGGTGTTTTTCATCTTGAGCCAGCGCGGATCAGTCTTGACTGCCGATTCGATCGCCTTCTCGGTCACTTTCGGGCCGCCGGCAGCCGCCAGCGCCTCCAGTTGCTTGCGGTGATCCATATACAGCTTGGCCTCCACCACGTCGAAGCGCGCCTTCATGCGCCCCGCCTGGGCCTCCGCCTGTGCGGCCAGTGAGCCGTAGTAGGCGCGCATGCTGGCTTGTTCCATCATGCAGTTGTCCAGATTGGCTTCGCTCACGCTCACGTCACGCCTGAACTGCGACTGATCCACCATGTAGTCGAGCGGATAGGGATCGGTGGTGACTTCCTTTTTCGGCGCAACGGGAGGAGCGAGTTCTGGGCGCCCCATTGGTTCAATGGCGACAGCGCAGATTGGCTCAACCACTTTGGCAACGGCGACCGACTCCATCACCGAGCCACCGTTGTCAGTCAGAAGAGGCTTGTCGAGAGCCGGCGCTTCGGGTTCCGCTGCCGGTTTCTCATCCGGCACAGTCACCGACTCACTGGCGAGCGCCTCGATTTCCGCCAGTTGCGCTTCCATGTCGGCGTCTTCGTTGACGACTTCCGGCTGTCCTGGTGGGGTTGACTCAATGACCGGCGTCGAGGCTTCGACTTCCGCAACCGGCTCGTCCAGTGCCTCCAGCGCAGCCAGGTCAGCATCGTCGAGTTCGACCGGCGCAGCCTCCGCAGCGACCGTCGGGGCGGGCGCCGCAGCGGTTGAAGTGGCGGTGATCGCTTCCAGATCGGTGAGCAGGCTCATCAGCTCCTCTTCACTCACTGCGACTTCGGGATTGGTTGTTGCCATGTTCGTATTCCTTGCGTCATTTGGTTCGACAGTTGAATGGTATAGAGCGCGGCCAGGGGTTGAAATCACCCCTGACCATGTTCCCTATTCCAGAATTTCGGCAACCTTCTGGAAGGTTGCCAGTAGCAGTTCCGCTTTTTCGGGCGTGAACACCAGTTGCACCGGGTTCAGACCGCACACGATCGAGGCATCCAGCTTCGGGTCGTAAATAGCCTGTCCCACCAGTTCGGACGGCGGCGACTTCTGGCCCGGCAGCAGGCGCTTGATGGTTGCGCTGCCCAATGCCACGATGACCGAGGGTTTGATCAATTCGATTTCACGCTCGATATACTTGGCGCAGCCATTGATCTGCTCATTCGACAGAAATTTGCCGTCTTTCTTGGCTTTGACCAACGTGGTGTAGTAGCCCTCCGCCACATTCAGCCCCGCATCTTTCATGGCGGCTTTGACGAAATCGGCAGCGTCGCCCACCAGCAGCTTGTCCTCCCTCTCCTCCTGCCAGGTTGGGCAATCGGCAATGACCATGAATTTGACCTTGCTCTTGCAGCGCACCGTCGGGTGTCCCGCGCCGGCCAGCGAGCAATCCTCGCACTTGGTCTTGTAGTCTTGCGCCAATTCGATAATTTGAGTGCGTAGGAATTTTTCACTCAGGTCAGTCACGCGATCCGCCTTCACCGAGTCGATGATGAGGCCCGGCAATAGCTCCATCTGGTCTTTGCGGCGCGAATCATGACGCGCAGGCTTGGCGCCAGGGTCAATGTTCGCCAGTGCGCCGACCAGCTTGAGACTTTCCACCACTCGCACGTTGACCTTGGAGCCAGGCTCGGCGGCTGCGTATTCGAATTCCTGCACGGTATCGAAACGCCCCTTGACCGGACAGTCTTCATCCATGCCGTATACCGCTTCGCCATTGCGCTTGGTCTTGACCACCTTCCAGTCACGGTTATTGACGCGCAGTTCCATGATGCGTCGCGCGGTCGTGTCGGACACCCCTTTGACCGCATTGAACGGCGCGAGAATATGCTGGTCATCGGGGATCACATAAGTGTCGGCGGAGCGATTGATGTCCGGCGGCAGTAGCTCAATACCGGCCTCGCGCGCATCCTTGACCAGTCCCGGCAGCTTGTCTTCCGCCACAATGGACATGCAGGCGGCGAAGTATTCCGCCGGGTAGCGCACCCGCAGCCACATGGTGAAGTAGCTGATGATCGAGTAGGCGGTGGCGTGGGATTTGTTGAAGCCATACTGCGCAAATGTCTCCAATTTATCAAACAGTCGCTCTGCATCGGCTTGAGCCATGCCGTTGTCCACTATTTTGCAGGCGGTAATTTTCATTTTATCTCCATCAAAAAATGATGCACTTGTTCGGAGTCGAAAAGAGGGCGCCCGAGCACATCGCTCTCTTTCGTCAAGCCAGAGTTCCACGCTGACCGCCCTTTCTTTGCCATTTCTCCGCGCCTGAGACTATGTTTCTGTAGCCAGTTTTTATCCATGATTTTCACAAAGTCACCAATGACTTATTCGGCATAGCAACAGATTACAAGCCACTCAATAGCGTGTAACCTTTTGCCATAATCTCCTCTACGGTAAACTTTTCGTCGCTTTCGCTGACTGCAAATTTTGCCGCGCGATGAACTCGTTTTACAGTGCCATTCTCAAGAGTGACCTCAATTTCCCCTTTCGTTGCGCCATAAACGAATTTCTCTCGCATGGACGCCATAAGCGTCGCGTCTTTCTTGCCCATCGCCTTGCGTAGCTTGTCGGCTTCCGCCAGTGTGTAGCCCGCCACGTCTTGCGACACGCGCATAACCTGCTCTTGATAGATCATCACCCCGTAGGTGGTTTCCAGTGCACCGATCATGTTCGGATGGTCGTAATGTGGCGCGCGATGGCCTTGCCTGATGCGCACGAATTCATCCAGCATGCCGGAATCCATCGGGCCGGGGCGGTAGAGCGCGGTCGCGGCAGTGATGTCTTCGAACGTCAGGCGGCCACCTTGCGCAATGTCGCGCAGCAGCTTCTTCATGCCTGAACTTTCAAACTGGAATACGCCGGTCGTCTCGCCGCGCCCGAAGGCATCCATGATGTCGGGGTCTTCCAGCGGCAGCGTCAGGTAATCCACCTCAATGCCATGCCGCTCTTTGATCATGCGCTTGGCGATGTCGAGCACGTCGAGCGTGGACAGGCCCAGAATGTCCATCTTGACGAGGCCCATGTCCTCGACCACGCGTTTGTCCCAATTCGTTACCGGCGATTCACCGCGCGTTTCAACCACGGCGCGCTCGGTCAATGGTTCGCCTGCCACCACCACACCCGCAGCATGTGTGCCGAATGAGCGCATCACGCCTTCCAGCTTGGTTGCATGGCTCCAGATGGTCGGGAACTCGCTCTTGAAGCGTTCCAACTCAGGCACGGCTTTGGCTGCCTCTGTCAGCGAGAACGACGTGCCGCCCTCTTTGGGCACCAGCTTGGTGGCGGTCATGTCGAGACCCGACAACCCGAATACACGCCCGGTATCGCGTAGCGCCGATGCGGAGGCCAGTGTGGCGTAGTTGGAGATACCGGCGACGCGATCTGCACCATAGGTGTCGCGCAGGTATTCAATAACCTTGTGGCGCACTGAACTGGCGAAGTCCAGATCGGCGTCGGGCAAATCCTGACGCTCGGGGTTGATGAAGCGCTCAAAGATCAGATGAAAGCGAATAGGGTCAACTTCGGTCATGCCGATCAGGTAAGCAACCAGTGAGCCGCCGACCGAACCCCGACCGGGGCCAACGATTACGCCGTTGGCTTTGGCCCAGTTCACCAGATCCTCGACCAGCAGGAAGTAGTTACAGAATCCCAGGCGGTTCAGCGTGCGCAGTTCGTATTCCACGCGCTCGACATAGGGCTTGAGATCGGTGGGCTGATAGCCCAACACCGGACGCAGCAGGCGCTTCTTGAAGCCCTCTCTGACTTTGGCGCACAACAGCGCAAAGTCGTTGTCCGACATGACTGGCAGACACACCGGTTGATTCTTGAAGGCGTAGTAGTTGCGCTTGGCGAAGGCTTCGATGTTGTTCAGACCCGCCATCCACAACTTCGGAAAAGGTGTCGGGTCGATGCCGTCTTGCTTGCAGCGCGTCAACATGCGTGTCGCTGCCGCCTTCACCTTTGTCACCAGTGACTTATCGTCCTGAAAGGCAAAATCCGTGACGAATTGCACTGGACGCCACCGGCTATCCATCTTCTCCTGTGAGGCAATCACACTCAGCACGTCGAGCGTGGGCGCGTCTTCCGCCTGGCGATAGAAGACGGGATAGGTCACGAGCGTCGACAGACTCAGCGCATCGGCTGTCAGCGCCGCCTTGAGATTCAACGTGTCGAACAGCGGCGTATTGATCGGCGTCAGTTCCACGTAAGTCGGAAACCGTTTGGCGAGTTCACCCACAATGCGACGGTGATCCTCGACGTGGAACACGTTGAACAGGTCGCCAGTCGTGACGACCACATCCTCCAGAGCCAGCACATCCTCCAGCCCGACACGGCTCACGTAATAGAAATAGTCGGGCGCATTGCCTTTGGAGAGCAGCTTGATCAGGCTTTTCATCCCCGCTTCCGACGTGGGGTAAACCTTGATCTGATACATCGGATTGGGGGCTTCCTTCTCACCGCTCGCCTTGGAGGGTTTGCGGTAAGTCGGATCACGCACCACACGCACCGTGCAGCCAATAATCGGCTTGAGGCCCGCTTTGCCCATCTTGTTGGAAAAATCAATCATGCCATGAATCGACATGATGTCGGCCAGCGCGACCGACTCCAGCCCCATTGCTTTGGCCGTTTCGACGATGTGATCGATTTGCAGCATCGATTGCCCGATGCTGAAATCGGAACGCACCGCGAGAGCATGTGCCAGGTTCATCATTATTGCCCCTTGATTACTATCTGATGATTCATATTACGCATCCGCTCGCGGGACGAGAATGACGCGACCGTTCTTCTCCTCGACCAGGCCAAAGGCGAGCAGCACCGGGACGACGATGTTTACATGCGATGATGCCGACGATGTGCTCCAGCCCAATTCCGACTTGAACAGATCGCGGATTTCCGACCGTGTGAGTGCGCCACGCAGCAATCCAGCGCAAATTACACTGACGAAGACTGGCTTCTCGTTGAGCATTGGATTGCGACCTTGCGCAAGGTCTTTTCGCATTGCGTCAATCAGACCGCGACGCAGCAGCTTTTCGGCCAGATCGCGCGGCTTCACATTCAGCGTATCCAGTTCACGACAACAGGCGCCGGTAATGGCGACCTCTTGCGCTTTGGGCGCGGGTTTAGGTTTTGACTTTGGCTCAGGCTTGACGCGCTCCAGTGCAGCCATACCGGCGGCAGACGCGGCAAAGGCCATCGTGGGCTTCTCCGCGTCTGCATCCGCCGCTTCCTGACGTGCCTTGATGATGGCTTGCGCATGACGACGCAACAGGGCTTCCACATCGACCTGCTCGCGGATCGCCTTTAGAGTGCGCAACGACTCGACCTGGCAGTGCTTGAACGCCATGCACGCCTGACACAGCGCGGCGTCACTGCTGAATACGCTTGCGGCGCCAAAGCATCCCGGCGCCTTGCGACTGACATCCAAAGCATCCATGATTCCCTCACTGATTCAGGCTGTCGGACAACCGCAGCAACTCTTCATGTGCGGCGCGCACTCTGCCCGCTGGCACACCCATGCGCGTCATCAGGCGACAGATCAGTTGCAGATCTGTCGCCACGCGAGCGCGTTGACCTTGAGTGCGCGCGTAGTTGGCATGTGCCTCTTCCGCGCAGATTTCACGTTGTAATGCCGCAGAGGGCGCAAGCATCCAGCGCAACATCAGGCTGGCGAGCGGCGACAGTGTGCGTAGTGCCTGACGCACGCCCATGCGTCGCGTCCACAGCTCCTCCGGCGAGAGCGTGCCGGAGTCGATACACTCCAGCAGATCTCCATCCGAATCGTCCGGCATCAACTCCTCAACCGAGCACACGCCCAACTCACGCTCCTCGATTTGCGAGGCAAAACGACGATTCATTTCGTTGAAAGCGGCGCGGTAGAAATAGGTGGAGAATGCGATGCCCCGCGACGGATCAAACTTGCGCTGCGCCACGATCATGACCGTGATCAATTCCTGGCGCACGTCGTCGAATTCTGAAGATACGCCGATACCATGCAGACGACGCAGCACCTTGCGCGCCACGGTATACAGCATCCCCTCATGCTTCTGTAGAAAAGCAGCCACCGACCGCTTTTCTTCCGCGACAACCAGATCGGCGGCCATTATCCGAACACGCGTTTGGCAAGCCCGGCTACCACTTCGCGGTCTACCTTGGACAGCTTGTTGGTGAAGGCGAGCGTAATGCCCTGGCTGAAACTGGCGCGCTTCAAACCGATGGTGGCGGCATATAGCAGCGCGCGTGGCGAAATGGTGTCACCGATTTTCGCGCCATCATAGGCTTCGCGCACCAGTGCGGCGAACTCGACCATCTTGTCGGCATCCACACTCTTGAGGCCCAGGTGATTCTGGAGGATCTTCGACTCGTCGGTTTTCTCCATGTATTTCTTGTTGATCACCATGCCGAAGCGGTCGTAGTTGGCGCTGTTTTGCAGCACGGTGCCCTGATACAGACCGGTTTCATCGCCGCTACCGTTGGTGTTGCCCGTTGCCATGAATCGGAAGTTCGGATGCGGCTTGACGTGACGCATGTGCTCGGGCGCCTCCTTGATGTAGAGCGCTTTGCGTTCCAGCACCGGCTGATACACCGCAAGCACCGACGGCAGCGCGAAGTCATACTCGTCCGCTAGGTAGGCATAACCGTGGATCATGGCGTGCGGCAGCGGCCCGTATTCGAAGACGGTTTCCCCAGCGCGCGCCGTCCACTGACCGAGAATGTGACTCTCTTCGGTGTTGACCGTATGTTGGAGACGCACCATCGGGCGATTGGTGCGCGCGCAGACCTGCTCCATCAGTTCGGACTTGCCCGAGCCTTTGTGACCCCAGACGTAGGTCGGGATGTTGAGTTCCAGTGCCAGCACCACGTTTTTCAGTTCGTCCACGTCGTAGACGTAGCCTTCAAACACATCCGGCACCATGTTCTGATGGTCGTGTGGCGAGAGTGTCTGGATCGGGATCGGCGCGCCCTTCGCGCTCATGGCGTCCTTGCAGGTCGCGGACAGCCCGAACACTTCATGCAAGGGTCGCTTGACGATGGCGGCCGGTGGCAATGTTTCAAGCAGGTTCAGCGGCGGCGGTTCAACGGCGGCCGGCCTCTCTACCTCTTTGGTTGGGATGGCGGCACCCGCTTTCTTCGCGGCGTTCTCTTCTACCTTCTTCTGCGCAAAGGGGGACAACAACGGTTCGCCGGGATACGTTTCGCGGTATTCGCTCAGCGTCATTTCCGGGTGGTCGGACTTGAGGTGCAGCGGCACCGCATGAATTTTCGCGCCGCAAATGGCACAGGTAATCTTGTCGTTTTCAGACGCCATGTTCTTCTCCGATAAGTGAGTGGTGATGCAGCATATCCGCTGCTGACATTAGAAATTCTAAGCACGGTGACTTGGGTAAACAAGTCACCGCTGACTTATTTTACAGGCAATTAACGCGATTGGTCGAGCAAAGCCTCTTTCAATTGCCCAATGACTTTGGTCGGCAACTCGGATATGGAATTGATCAGCACGTTCTTCGGGTAGAATGCGCGCGGCGCATCTGATTGAATGCCGATCCCTACCACGCGCATGCGCTTGGAAAGCTCCGCCACCGTTTCTTTGAGATGCGGCGCCAGTGTTTCATGTGCGCCATAAGCGGCGGGATAGCCGTCGCTCAGCACGATCAGAATCTTGCCCGCTTCACGACGCTGCAACAGCCGACGACCAGCAATTGCGACACATTCCCCATCGACGTTGTTGCGCATGGTGCCGCAATGCGGAAGCCAGGCGAAGCGGTTGCGCACTTCGGTGGTCAGGCGCTCGTTGAAACTGCGGATCACCGGCATATACAGCCCTTCGACGCGCGAGTAACGAATCCCCAACTTGCGCTGCTCGCGCTCAATATCGGCGCTCATATCCTTGCCATCCAGATCCTTGGTGGTGAAGCAGATCACCTCATGCTTGATTCCCAGGCGCTCCAGTGTGGATGATAGCGCGTAGGCGGTCTGCGCCGCGCAATGAATCTTCGCACCCGACATCGAGCCGGACATGTCAATAACCAGTGATACCGCCACGTCTTTCGTGGTGGCTTCGTGCTTGCGCGAGAACACGCGCGGGTCATTGAAGGTGAGACGCGTCAAGTTGGAGGCGTCCAACTTGCCCGATCGATGACCGTGGGAGCGCACCGCCATGGAACGGGCCGAGATAGCGCGCTCCAAGTCCTTCTGGAGCACGCCAACCATGTGATCGACTTCATCTTGCAGCTTTTTCAGCATTGTCGGCTGAAAGCCCTTGCCAACGTGCAGCGGTTCGATTTCGTCAAAGTCTGTGGTGTAGACATTGTAATCGCTCTTCTCAACAGCCCTAACTGCTTCGGCGGAGATTTCGCGCGACAGCGATTCGTCAAATGAGTTGGCAGAGTCTTTGTCGAGCGCCTCCCAGATGGGACTTTCTTTAGCGTCGTTGATTTCTGTGGAAGGTTCGCCATCTTCGTCGGACGTGATCGGGCCGTCACCTTCGTCTTCGCCTTCACCTTCGCCTTCGCCTTCGTCTTCACCTTCGCCTTCGCCTTCGTCTTCACCTTCGTCTTCACCTTCGCCTTCGTCTTCCTCGCCAGCCTCTTTCTCCTCCTCCTCCTTCTCCTCCTCGGAAGGTTTCCCCTCCCTCTTGCCTTTCTTGCTGGAGGGCTTCTTCTCGCTCTTGCCACCGCCAGACTTCTTCTCTTCCTTTGAAGTCTTGCTCACTCCGGCGGTGGAAGTTCCGCCGCTGGTCGGCGGGCAGACGCGCGCGACAATCTCCTCGCACACGTCAAAGCAATCCTGAGTGCTCGCGCATGCCTCGATCTTCGGCGCCAGGTCTTTGACCTTGTTGTAGAAGCCCTCGACCAGATGCATGCGATCTTTCATGAAGTCGCGGTAAAGCTCTTGGCCCGCCATTGCGCGGATCAGCGGGACAATCAGCGCCGCTTCAATAGCTTGCGGTCCCTCCGCTTGCGCCTTCTTCAAGTTCGGAATGAGGATTTTATTGAGAAAGAAACGCCCTGTGTCGCGCAGGTTGGAGCCAGAGCCGGCAAACTTGCCGGCCATTGCCTTCTCGACATGCGGGTCTTCCAAAATATTGAGCATATTGGAGAAAGCTTGACCGCGCGCGGCGCCCTTCATGATGATTGGCCATTCTGTGAAGAACACATGGCCCATTTCATGATCGAGAAAGCCTTGAATGGCGTCGCACAGTTCTTCGCTCGCCCCCTCTGGAATGAAAGGTAAGTTGATCAGTATCGGCTTACCTGACTCGTCAGCGCGCACGTAGGCTTGCGCGCCGCGCTGTGTAACTTGAATGTCGCTCCCGGCCAAAATCTGTGCGATTTTTGCAATCGACTCGCGCAAGATATAAATGCGACCATTTTTCATTTCTGCATCTCCGAACAAAAGTCACTCATGACTGAATGACGCAAGTATGCAATGGATGTGCAGGGGAGACAACTGCTTGTGGATTTCGCCAACAAAAAAGCCGAGCATTCGACTCGGCTTTGAACAGGTTGTCGATCAGCGTCACGAGGACATTGCCGCGCGCCCACTAGCGGAGTGGAGAACGGAAACCTTGCCACGCTTGGGGTGAAGGCCGCAAACCACCACCACGTCGCCCAAATCCAGGCGGCATTCGATCTGCATCTCGCCCATGGCGTCCGATGCCGTTTCGAAATCTACTTCCTCCCAACCCTCATGCGCACTCATACCACTCATTCACATCTCCTCTCGTCAAATAACGGTAACGCTTAGTATAGTCACTAAGGACTTATTTCATACTGTCAATTTAAAAAAAACTGCATTTTCGATAACTAATCTTTACTTGATTGGCAACGGTTGCCGTTATATAACTTGCGTTTGCGGCGGATTCGCGCACTGTCTAGCCAGTAAGTCACGATTGACTGTTACTTATCTATACTTAGTGCTGATGGTTGAACATCCGTAACCCGACAGTTAGTTACCAAAGTGCGGCACGTGCCGCGAAGGAGAAGAAATGACGGCTTCTACCCAACCCGATACCAAGTGGAAAAAGTTACCCAAGGTTTCCGAATACATCACCAGGCAAGTTGCACTATGCGGCAAACCTCAAACGCAAATTGCGAGTGAGGCGGGCTTTGACAAGCCGAACATTATTACCATGTTCAAAACCGGCGCTACAAAATTGCCGATTCCTCGCGTTGCTGTTTTGGCAAAAGCTCTTGGCGTCGATCCAATCTTTTTACTACGACTTGCCATGTCCGAATATCAACCGGATAACTGGGCGGCCATTGAGTCAATTTTGACCCAACCAGTCTTAACGGAAAATGAACTAGAAATCATCCAACTTGTCCGATCTGCAAATGTTCAAAATCCAAAACTACGAAATGACGAAGATAAGCAAATGCTACTAGACGCCATCAATAACTTAAAAGGCGACAATGAAATAGCCGATTAAGCCACAAAAATAAGAAATTTAATCAAAGGGCGCAATATTGTGCCCTTTGCATTTTCTCAACACTCACGCAACGCGGGTGAAAATAATAGAACCGCGCTTACTGTGTCGCAATCAATTTAGTGCATGTTACGCTTGATTAAGATCAACCCTTTTCCATCCGTTTAGAACAACTCAAAACATGGAAACAGTTTTAAATCGCTCTTATCTGCGTCATGCCTCAATTGCATTCCAACTAATGCCCAGACACCCCTTATGTGCTGTTTCTCGCAAATATCCTAAAACCTTTGTTTTAGGATATTCCAGCCGCTAAACCGCGTCGTTGCTAGGTTCCGCGACTTGCCTTACCTTTCGCCCCGAGTGCACCCTATAATCAGCGCATGGGACGAAAACAAGGCATTGCTCCATATATCGAGGAAGAAGACATGCAGCGCGTCATCGCGGCGTGTGATGGCCCCAACCAGGCACGCAACCGCGCGATTCTGCTCGTCTCCTACAACCTGGGGCTACGCGCGAAGGAACTTGCCTCACTGACGATCGGTGACATGCTCGACGCGGACGGTCGGCTGAATGAGACGATCCGACTGTTGAAGCACATGACCAAGGGCGCGAAGTTCCGTGAGGTGTTTCTGGTGCATGACGCGACTCGTCAGACATTGGAGGATTACCTGTCTCATCGCGGCAGACGCGGCGGGGATCGCCCGCTATTTCTCTCTCAGAAGGGCCAGCCTTTTTCCGCCAATTCCATGCAACGGCTCATGGGTCAGCTCTATCACAATGCGCACATCCTCGGGTCATCACACTCCGGGCGCCGGTCGTTTGCCACGCGATTGATCGAACGCGGGGCCGACATTTACGCCATCAAGGAACTGATGGGTCACGAGTCCATCACGACAACGCAGGCTTACTTTTTCGCATCGCCGGAAAGACTCAAGAAAATCAGCAAGTTGCTAGGTTGATATGATTTCATAGCATAGGCTTTGATCGCACATCATTTCATATGACTTGCTTTGCTTTCATAGCATATGCTTTGCTATGCTTTGATTTGATTGCCTCATATGAGGCCGCAACGTGGAGAATGGGATGATCACGGTCGTGGGGTCTGAAAAGGGCGGCGTAGGCAAGACAACGCTCGCAACCAATATCGCAACGGTCATTGCGGCAGAGCCGAGCGTCGGAAGCGTGCTGCTGGTCAGTTGCGACAAGCAGGGCAGCGCAGTCGGGTGGGCGACGATCCGTTATAGCTGCGGCGTTGAGCCGAACATCGAGTGGCTTTCAAAGCTTGGGGCCGATGTGGGCAGTGCACTGATCAGTCTGCGTGACGACTTTGACCACATCGTTGTGGATTGCGCCGGCGAGGACTCGACGGAGCTGCGTCAAGCAATGATGGTTGCCGATCGCATGTTACTGCCTCTACTGCCAAGCTCATTCGATATCTGGACACTCGGCACACTGGCGGAACACGTCAAGAGCGCGCGCGCCAAGGGGAACGCCAAACTGACGCCGCTGATGGTTATCAACAAAGCCAGCACGAACGCCAGTCTCGAAAGCGAGGTCACAGAGACGCGCGATCTGCTCGCCAGCTTTGACGGCGTGCTGCGACTGGCGAACACAGTGGTGCACGACCGTGTAGTGTTTCGTCGGGCTGTGCGCTCCGGACATGGCGTCATTGAGGTCTCAGGCAGTCGGAAGGCAGCCGACGAGGTGCGAGCGCTCTGCGAGGAGCTATACGCATGACTAAGCCAACCAAACCCCCGCTACAGCTTAACCCACTTGCACAGGGCGCCACCTCGTCGGAAGAACTCGCTCGACGACTGGAGAATGCCGCCGACTGGACGGCGCAGGCAGAGTTGAAACCTGGCGTGACGCCTTGGGCCAACGCCCACCCCAAAATGAAGGTAAACTTCCTCTACAGGATGAGTGAAGAACTCCATTTGAAGCTTAAATTTATCGTGGAGCATGAGCCTCAGACATCCATGCAAAAGCTTGTCAATGAAGCTGTTGAAGCCGAAGTGGAAAGGCGACTGAGAAAGTTTAGATAGCGGCGATTGCACCCCAATTGCACCGCAAATGCTATTTGAGGGACAAAGTTAGCGTGCGGAATATCGCTCAAAGCCAATAGCGACAAGACCTGAAAGGCTACACGCTGCGCGCGGCGGGCATCATCAACATGTTCCCGCACACCGCCCACGTCGAATCCATCGCCTTGTTCGAAAAAACCGGCCCGGGCAAGAGCCGCGAAGAACTCGACGCAATGGAAGCCGAAGAAGCCGCACGCATCGCCGCCAACAAGGCCGCGAAAGAAGCGCGTAAAGCCCTGGAAGCCGAAGAGAAAAAGCGCCTGGCAGAAGAAGCCAATGCCAAGAAAGAAGCGCGTCACCAGCACTATCTGGACAACAAGGAATACTACGACGCCAGAAGCGCGGCGCAGCTTGAAAAACAGAAGGCCGAAGCCGCGTTGAACCCGAACCCGGTGAAGAAGAAAAAGAAGTCCAGAAACCGGCGGTAAACGGGAAGATTTATCATTGACGAGTAGGTAGGTTGCATGGATTGCACCGCAATTGCACCGCGAAAAATGCGGGGAAAACCATGCAAGTTGTTCTTACAGATAGTCTCATTTCCCGGCTGTCGTTTGCCTCAAAGGGCGACCGATACGAGGTCATTGACCGACGACAGCCGGGATTGATCGTTGTGGTAGGCTCGCGCTCGAAAGTCTTCTACTGGCGCACGCGCGTCAATTACAAACCTATCAAAGTCAATCTGGGTCAATTCGGGACGACGACGACCCAACAAGCTCGGGCAGAAGTCCTCAAGTTGATTCTCCAGTCGCGAGAGGGGGTCTTGCCGCCCTCTCTACGCAAAGAGAAGGCTCTGCGTGTAACCACTCCCTCTCTACAACAGGTCTTCGATCAGTATTTGGTGATGCGCAAGCTGCGCCAAACATCCATCGACTCCTACAAGAAAATCGCCCGTCTTTATCTGGCTGATCTCATGTCGCGAGAAGTCTCGGCCATAACCAGCCTTGACTGCATGAAGCTTTACCAAGCATTGCGCGACGACAAGTCGCCAGCCAAAGCCAACGATGCCATTCGTCTTCTGAATGCGCTAATGGTCTACGCGGCAGCGGCGTTCGATGTTGAGGTTTGTCAGGTGAAGTCGAAGCTTAAAGCCGCCGGGCTTCTCCAGCCGACGCCAGCGCGCAACGACCTGATTAAAGACGGCGAATTGACGGCGTGGTTTGAGGCGCTGATGCCCCGGCCCACCCATTATCGAATGATGTTGCTGACGGCGATCCTGACCGGCTTTCGCAAAGGCGAACTCGAAAAACTCGCGTGGGACGACTTCTCAAAAGTTGAAGGCACACTACTGGCCCGCGACACCAAAAATCACCGCGATCATTTACTCCCCATAGGGCCGGCGCTGACAGATACATTGGGTCGTTACCTCGAACAGCGCTCAAGGATCGGACTTATATTTGGCCCGAGAATAGACCGGTGGATTTCACTCTCTGCCGCAAAGGGTGGAGTCGAGTTCTCGGCTCACACGCTGCGTCGAACATTCGCATCTGCCGCATCGAAGCTTTTGGGTAATCCAACCATGGTGAAAACGCTACTGAATCACAGCATGGGCAACGACGTGACGGCGCACAATTACATTCGATTTGAGCGCGAAGACCTGCGTGCGGCGATGACGCACATAGAGGAATTCTTTCTGTCAAAAGTGGACATCACACTCTTTTTGACGGAGCTATACCGCGCCAAGCACAAGTCTGAGGATTGAGTGTTCGACAGTCACGCCACTTCGTTCTCGCGCAGACCCGCCATGCTTAACGCCGGACAGCGGATCGGTGCGCGGTTCTGCGTCACTTCGCGCGCGATGTAAGATAGCATCAGATCGACGAGACGGAAGCCTTCGCTACGCTGACCATCCAATCTCAAGCGTGTCTGAAAGGCGAGCACATGGATCGGTTGCAGCGTGTCGAGCGGACGCGACCAAAGCGGAGACGAGAATAGCGCCGTGTCACATAGAGCGTAACGCAGCGCCGGGATGTCTTTCATAGCCAGTGTGTTCATACTGGCTATCGTAGCAAAGTTATGCGGCGTTTGCCGCTCGTTTGGAGAGTTCGGCGGCGCGCTGAGTGGAGTATTCCACCCAGGCGAGCATATCGAACAGCGGCACGACCTGACCATTGGCATCAATGATCTGCACGTTGCCTGGCACCCCTGGCGGGCCAGCAAACGACCGCCAGGGCATTGTTTTGACCAGATCGTCGATGCTGCGCTTGTTGAGTTGTTCGCTCATTACTGACTTATTCCTCAGAGTTTAGTTACGTCGCATTGACTGGCGGATCGTGTCTCTTTCAATCGATCCTCGATGGCGCGAGCAATCGCAACTGCATCGTCGTCGAAAACCTCGAACGATAAGTTGTCTTTGGACTTCCCTTCTGCTTCCGTCGTCTCGAAGATGTGCAATATTTCCTCGTCCGTCAGCGCCCGCGCCGGTTGCTCAGCCTCCTGCGCGATGGTCTGTAACGCCTTGTCACGAGATTGCGCAGACAGTTCGACTTGAGTCGCGACCGGGGTATTAGTCTCTTCATTCGCGTATTCAGGGTTATAGGTGCCGCACGAAGGGCACTCTATTATTGCTGACTCGCGTTCGACCCAAGCCATTGCGCCGCACTGCTGGCACATGAAATGTTCGTGTGCATGCGCCAGAAATACTTCCATGATGTATTTGGGCAAGCCCACCATTCCGAGCTTATCCTCGGAATGGTTTGGCGCGGCGGCAAGCATCGAGAACAGCATTTTCTGATGCGCGAGCACCTGGGCATCTTGCTGATTCGTAATGCCTTCGTCTCTGCCCCACGTGAGCATCTGAGCTGCCAGATAGACGGCTTCCCTCCACTCCTCCGGCACGCTCACCGACTCGGGCGGGATGGTGGCGATGATGGCGGCGAGGTTAATTGCTGAAACATCTACACCGTTGTATTCGTGAATAGCATCCCGCACAGCCTCCGCAATCTTCAAGTCACGTTCTGCGCTCATCGTTCAGCCCCTTGGTATTTGGCTTCGAATGCCTTTCGGCCAATTTCTATACACTCTTCCACGAATTCCCAAATCTCGTCAGCGAAGTGCTCACGCCCATACAAATAATCGCTGTATTTCAATTCTTCGAAATCCCAATTTTTGAGAATGGCGATCCTTGCAATCCGCAGCATTTCTGACTTTTCCATCACCTCTCTCCTTTCAACGCCGCGCGGCTGGCTTGCCAACCTGCTCTATAATGACTCAGCGCTTTTGCGTGCTCATGGCTCAGTGCTAAGTCGCTGTCCAACGGAATGCCATAGGCCATTACGGCAGCTTCAAACTCCGCCCGACTCTGCGCCTCGTTTGGCACGGCTGGCGGTTGCGGGGCGGCGTAAAATCTAGTTCCCACTGGATAAACATCTTGTGGTTTTTCCTTCATCCACCTAACCCACCCACCGTCAATAACAATCGCAACCGGCTCATCCCATTGACGCGACAAGTTGGCTTGCCACTCATGATTTGCTCTCCATCGCTTCGAGCGCATTTCTACACGCTTCATCCGGCGTATCGCCCTGCCCGCAAGCCAGCACCTTGCGATCAGGATCGTCCTCTCGTGGTTTGGAGCAGATCCAGGCCATCCAATCGGTTCTGCGCGTATATGCCAGCTCGAAGTAGCAATACGGATTGGCATCCAACATGGCGGCGTGCTCAGCGAACAGTGCGCGAATCGGGTCAGTCGTCGGCACGCTCGTCAGCACGACGCGGCACAGTTCAGCGATGTCGATACCCACGTCCTCGTTTGCTCTGATATCCAGCCACAAACGAACAGCTTCTTGCATTTCTGGTGTTACTTGCATGCTAATCCCCTGTGTTTCGTGCGCTGAATCGACGCGTCGATCACGTCTTGATGCACTTCGATGGCATCGAAGATCATGCCGGCACCAGATCGGTCACGTTCTTGACGGCGTTATCAAACTGGTCAAAGACGCGCGCCAAACTGTCTGCCTCGGTCTTATCGGTGCGCAAGCAAGACTCCGCAAAGCGCGGCAAGAACAAACTATGCAGGTCGTTACTTGGCGACGGCTTCAGAACCCCGTTGCTGACCACGGTGATGATCCCGTTAAGCCAGTTGCCCGAATTCGCGTCAACGTCGTCGCGCATCTTCTCGCCCTTGATTGCCACATCGACTTCCAGCAACCCATCGCTGGTCTGACACGTCAGCGAGCCGGCCCGGCCCTCGTTTTTGGTGCCCACGTTGCCCGCCACAATGCCGGCGATAACCAGATCGACTGGGACTTCCAGCTTGAGCTTGATCTGCTCTTTGCTTGTGCCGTCCCTCCAGATCGCGTTGCGTTGCTTAACAATCGTGCCTTCTTTGCCCTTAGCCAGCAGTTTGGCATAGTGCCCGTAGGCTTCCTTGATGCTGTGGACGCTTCGGGTGTCGATCAGGCTGACAGGCGCGCCCAGCGGCAGGTCGGCAATCTTTTTCAACAACACTTTTAGGCGGGCGCAATAGGGAGTTGGGTCGGCGCCCTTCGGCGTAACGACGCCAACCTGCACTTCGTCCCACAGCTTCAAAATCGGGCGTTCGTTGGCTTCGAACTCGCCGCCGCTGATGACGCGGTTCAAAATGCCGTTGCCGATCTCGCGCGGCGCGACCTTGCCATCGACCAAGACCAGCATTTCGCCGTGACGCTGCACATTGCCGCCCATGTCGTCCAGACAGGCGATGATTTCGGCAAACGGCTCGGACGGAAACGGCGTGCCCTGACGGCTCGACAGCACGGCAGAAGAACCGTCGTCGGAAGTCGCGTTGACGAACATGCCGTCGGCTTTCTCTTGCGAGAAGATGCCGCCCTTCCAATCCCATTCGTTCAGGTTGACGTGCTTCGGCAGGCTGCAACGCATGTAAGGGAACTCGGGGATCAGCCCCTTACATGCCTTGTTGATCGTCGATTCGGAGAAGCCTGCGCGCATATCTTTGCTGATGATCCGCCATAGCAGTTCAGCCGACTCTTCCGACAGCGCGGTCAGTTCACCGCGCACTGCGTCAATGGCGTTGTTGCCGGTCAGACGCCGCGCGATCAGGTCGTCCAACAGTTCCCAGGTTCCGGCGTCGAATTCACGACCGACGTGTTCGCCAATCGTTTCCGGACGCTTGCGCATACCGTAACGCTTGAACGGGTTGTAGGTGTATTCCATCACGCGCTTGAAGTCGGCGTCACCGATGCAGGCTTTGACGATGGTCGCCTTAACCGTCTTGCTGGAGTCGGCGGCAATCGCCTCGACCTCTTTGAAAATCTGATTAGAATTCATGTTCTTCTCACTATGTCATTAATGACTGACTACCAACAATCAAATGATACGATATGAAATCAGGGGTTACTTGATCCCGCGTCGGGCGTTTTGTCTTTCCTCGATGATTTCCCTCAGATGGATATAGACAATCCAGGGCGACACGACGGCGTTCATGGAGGCCAGAGCGATCACGACATACTCCAGACCTTCATCCCACAGCCAAGTTGTCGCGGGATGCGTCAACATAGATGCGTCTTCAATGCAATGGAAAAAGGCGCGAACACGCAAGCCGCCCAACCCAACAGCCCGCCGAGCGTCAGCAGCATCACGCAAACCGGCAACGCCAGTAGGACGGCTTCACCCGTCCAACAAATTGCCATCACAACCTGTAAAACGCCCGCCGTCACGCAGGCGGCGCAGGCAAGCGCCAACACGACAAATACCAACATATGTAAAACAAAAGCCATTTCAGCCTCCATAGAGAATGGCGAGCGGTCAATCAACCGCCCGCCACTTGACTTGGTTACTGCGCTTGCGCCGGTTGTTGCGGCGCAATCTCCATCGGTTGCGCCTGAGTCGTCAGGCTTTCCAGCGGAATGCCGGTGTGGTCGGAAATAATCTTTTCCAGGCTCACGTCGCCCTGTCCGTCGCGGCCCAGCTTCACACCCGCCACGAAGACGGCCTCTGCCACGTTTTTGATTTGGTCTGCGGTCAGTTCCATGCTCTACCTCTGATTTAAGTGATTGCCAACCATCTTGGTGGCGTCTTGTGTGGCGGCGAATACCAGACCACACGGCAGCACACCAAGCACTTCTTCATACGCCTGCACCGAGGCGCGCAGCGCGTTCAACTCATCGCCAGTTGCCACAAACCGCTGACAACCATGATCGCGCCAACGCCAGCCCAGATCGGCTAACGCCTCTCCCGCTTTCTCGGCGCGTTCCTTGACCAGCAGTGCAATGCGCTCGCACTCATCACTTGAAGAGTTTTCGACCACTTGCTTGCTCAACTGCCAGGCGATGCAGTTGATCGTATTGAGGCGAATGAACTGTGCGCGCACCATCGTGCCGTCGCGCAACGTGTCCAGCAGCGTGTAAGCCGACAACAGCAGCTTTTGCTGCGCCGCCTCGGTCATGTCGCTCTGATCGTGTCGATTCAGCGCGCGGTTTGCCGCTTCGGTATCTTTCGCCCAACGCTTGCGCTTGCACTGCTTTTTCATGTCGCTTAGTCCTTCGACGGCTCGGGTTCGGTTGTCTGAGGTTGCTCTTTTTCAAGTCCGGCCTTGATCTTGGCTTCCGCCTCTTGCAACACATCCCACAGTCGCGGCAGATCGTCATGGATCGAGTCGATCATGGTGCGGAAGACCTTCTGCACCTCCTCCAGCGGACGCTCGGCAGCGTAGCCAAACTCGGCTACGGATTCAGCCAGGTTGATCGCGGCGGCGGAAATCATGGCGTGCGGATAGGCTTGTGCCTGACGCAGCTCATTGCGCATGTCACGGTGGACTTGCACGATTTCACCGATCTGGTGCGCAATCGCCGCGCCCATTTCATTCGCGGCGGCATGTGCTGCCTGATTCAGCGTATTCGCAACGCCTTCCGCTTCACTCTTCACTTCGCCAACTGTCTTAGATACTTCACTCATGACTTATCCTTGAGGATAAAAGTTATGCCTTCTTTTGCATACGCAGGCGGGCAATTTCCAGCAGACTCATTCCCGGTTTCGCTTGAACGGGCTGAGTCGGTTTCGGTTGTGCCGCCGGAGCCACAGGAACGGGCTTGGGAGCGGCTTTCGGTTGTGCGGCGGGGAGTTCAGCCATCGCGGCATTGATCGCGTCAGCATAGCCGCTCGTTGCGGCTGGGGCGGCTACTGCCGGCTTGGGTTCTGACTTTTTCCCCTTGTGAATCGGGAACGGCAATGTCGGTTTGCGATCCGGCTCGACCACCGGACGATCTGGCAGAGCCGCCAGCGTCTCGCGCTGAATGTAATGCAGCGACTTGCCGGCGGTCTTCTCTTCGTTGAACCACACGAGCGCCTGACAATCATTGTGCAGCATGGCGCGTGCGCAGGTCGGGTTGAAATTCAGATCGCCGTCACGCAGCCAGGCAAACACCTTGTTGGCACACACCGCATAACCGGGCTTGTGCGATGCGTGATGACAGTAATCGAGATACGTGGCGTTATCGCCGCGCATCGAGTATTCCGGCGGGAGTTCCGCAACTTGAGTTTGTTCCATGATGGACGCCTCCGTTTGCTCACAGCGAGCTATCAATATGGTTATTGTCGCAACCGCAATGTGGGGTTGCGAGCGCCCCTACCAACTTCCCCAATTTGGATCGTCACTCACATGCAAAGGCGCCTGAATCACCGTGTCGCCCGAGCTGTCCACGTCAAACGATACGATTCCCAATGCTTCCAGCACCTTTTCCGCATTCCCCACGCCGTAATGGTCAAACACCGCCTTAGTCACGACATTGATGGCTGGTTTTTCGCCCAGTTGCTCCAGGTAAATAGGTGCCGGCGTGCCGTAGGCATCCTTTGCGTAACCGCGATTGATTCGAACACGATGTTCTGCGGCAACTGCCTTTTCCGCTGTGGGGATATTGCCGTAGATCTCAACCTTGATCTGACCTCTCGCCCCGTTCTTCCCCCATCGCTTAACCAGCACGCCGGTTCCGTGGTCGTAATTGTGAAACTGGATCATTTCGTAAAATTTTGTGCCGGTCGAATGCACGTAATTGTCGCGCCTGACCTCGATGTGCAGTGTCGCAGCGGTCATATCCTTCTCCTGTGCGGCAATGCCGCGAACGTTTTAAGTATATCAGTGGTGACTTACTCAATCACCCAAAATTTTTCATCAGCTTCATGCGTGTGGCGCTGGCGATACTGATGAGTTCAGCGCAGTAGAACCGGCGTCGCACTTCGTCGGCGGGGATTTCATTCGGGTCTTTTCCCGGCGGCAGAATCGCCACGCGCGCCGGCAACCCGTATTTCTTGCACAGCAGCGCCGCTTCAATGGCGGCATCAATGGCTTGTGGCTCGCCGTCCCACATGAATGTCACCACTTCCAGACCACCCTCGCGCAACTGCATGAGCTTCGCCATCTGACTGTCGTCGCCGCCATCGGACAGGTGTTTGCCAAAAGTGCCGATCTCCACCACGTCGCGCAGATTCATGTCGCCGTCCAGCGCAATCTTGGTTGCCATCACATCAAACGCGCCCTCGCCAATGACCGCATGCTTCGCGCGTGTCGCGTTCTGGCCGTTGTAAAGGTGCGATCCCGTCGAGGCGAAACCGGGCGGGAACAGGTATTTCCGATCAGCCGTTCCAGTGATGTCCCGGCCTTGAAAACTGACCAGATCGCCAGCAAGGTCAAACACCGGAATAATGATGCGCTTCGAATAATCTTGCGCACGTTTCCTCCCCTCATCGTCAGTGTAAAAAAATGCGCCGTTGACGCTCAGACGCAAGCCGAAATACTGCGCAATCGCCGCGCTGATGCCACGGTTCTCCAGATACTTGACGTTGCGCCCCTCGTGCGGCAGCGCGACGGACAATGGCAAGCGCAGCGATTCCACATTCAGGTTGGTCGCCATCGCATGCAAACGCGGCGGTCGCCACCCCTGTTCGCGCGCCACCGCCTTGATGTGGTCGATCACCTGCTTGATCGTCACCGCGCCCAGACTGGCGCGAATGAATTTCCACTTGGAGAACTTCATCTCGCAGCTACCGGAGAAGCAGTTGCCCAACCCCGTCTCGGCGTTCAGATACACCTTGTAGCCTGAGCCGCCACAGCAGGGGCACTCCTTGACGTTAAGCTGACGCCCCCGCGATCCGCGCGTCTCCCGGTATTGAATGCCCTGGCGATCGAGCCAGAATTGCATATCAAGCAATTCCAGCGCCTCCTCCAGTTCGCGGTCGTCATGCATGCCTGTCTCCAATACGATATAGTTTCATATCTGATATGACATCATATCGTTTCATATCAGGCGCACAGCATTGCCAATAAGGTCGCCAGTGCCGCCTTCACAATGTCCCCTGTCCCGATCAGCATCAGCAAAAAGAACACAAAGGCGTGTGTCATTCCACTCTCACAATCGACTCGATGAACTTCATGCGCGCCACGTCCTGTTTGATGAACACCGTGAAGCCGGATGCCTGGTTACGCGAAGCGGCAAAATACAACCGCGCCTCACCGCGTGAGCGTTCTTCATCGGTGAGGTTGATTGAAATCGCCAAGTCCACGATACGCATCTTGTTGATGTCGTCGGAAACGTGAACCATCGTCGCCACCGCCGCCTTCATGCCGTCCCGGTTGGTCTGCGTTGCCGTCAATCCCGCCAGATCGTGCTTCTGGCAGATGGCGCGCAGATCGACGTAGATCGACTTGGAGTTCTCGATGCTGTCTTGGGTGCGAATGTTAGGCGCCATGATGTCGGCGTAGTCCACCGCCAGCAGGTCGAAGATCACGCCATCGTTGCGGTAACGCTCGATCAACGCCTCCAGCATCGCTGGCGTCAGCGTGCCGGTCGGGTATTCGTGAACCAGCAGCTTGCCCGCGCGCGCTTGCAGCGTCTTGAGCTTGCTTTCTACATCGCGGATTGACGACAGCAATGCCTGCATTTCCGTGCTGGTAATGCAGGCGTCCAGCCGATCGCTGATGATGGCGGCAGAGACTTCCAGCGTCACATACAGCACGTTGTAGCCCGCCAGCGAGGCGCACTTGGCAAAGCCAACCAATCCCGTGGTCTTGCCACTCTTGGCGCCGCCCATGAGCGTTACCAGCTCCTTACGGCCCCACCCCCGGTGATACAGCAGTTCATCCAGCTTCAACATGCCGGTGGTGATGCCGCGCAGCGGCATGGCGCCCGACACCTTGTCGATCCGCTGTTGTGCGCGCTCCTCGATCTTGCCCCAGAAGTCATAAGCTGCCATCGACTCGTTGGTGCCAATGGCGACCGCCTTCTTGACGATCTCCTCCACCTTGCCGAACTGACCCTTCTCGATCAGATCCACCGACGCCAGAATCGCCTTGCCGACTGCCTGATGACGCACAAACTCCGCCACCTTCTCCGCGACATATTCGCGTCCGGTCAAGCTGACCTTCTCGCCATAGAACGCCTTGAATTTCTCGACGACGCGCGGCACGAGTTCCTTGCGCACGATCCCGGCGGCCACGTCGTCCTTGATCAGTTGAGCCATCACCACCTTGTCCGGCACCGCCTTGAAGCGATCCCAGAAGCGGCAGACCATGTTGACCATCGCGGCATCACCCACGTCTTCAAAGTATTCCGGTTTGATCAGGTGGCGCGTGGTCGTCATGAATTGACTGTCGCGCACTGTCAGTGCCGCCACGCGCTCCTGAAACGCTTCATCAAATTCGAAAGGCGTATCTCCGGGCGACTCACCCGAGTCTTCGGTGCTGGTGTGACCGCTATAGGTCGCGCCGATCATGCCCACTACAGATTCTTCCGCCTCGCTCATGATCAGGCTCGCTTTTCCGGGCCGAAATCACGCAATGCATGTTTGAACACCACGCGCGTCGCGCCTTGCACATCGATCGACACGGTGAACTTGTCAGAGTGCTTCACCATGCCGTGATGCACCAGATTGGGGTCTTCATCCAGATAGCGGAACCAGATACCACCGCCCGACGCTTCGATCGCTTTCAGGAAGGCTTCGTGACCTGCTGGTCTCTTCGCGTCAGCACGGCGTTTAAACGCGCCAGATGCATCGGTGACAGTGCGAGTCGTCTGAGTGGAATTGGCGCTCACACGGTCGGTTTCTGTGACGCGACGACCATATTCGCGCTGTGCTTCGCGTTCGCTTTCATGCATCATGCGTGTTGCTCCTTGATAACAGCCATAGTCACTAATGACTTATTTGGCCAACTGAAGTGAAATCGCTTTTTGCACCACGTCGGTGCCAAACTCTCGAATTGCGGTTTCGATTCTAACCGATCTCGCTTGATAGAGTGCAGTGTGCAGTGCGAACTGAGGGTTCGCACGTCGCCCGATCTGGCGAATCATGAACTGCTCATAGGCAATCTGGTCGTCGTGACCAAACCAGTTTTCCACCCGGTAACGCTCGTCTGCCGCCCACTGCATGCTGGCGTTGCACCACTCTTCCCACTTGAGCACAATGTGCGCCGCCATCTCTTCGTTGGTATTGATGTGACAGGGGCGTGGAATGTTGACCCATCCTGCCGCGATATACCAGTCCATCGCGGCGTTGAGAAAAAAGTCATAGGGCATGCCGAGCGCATCGACCGTCTGACGCAACCTCCAGAATTGCAACTTCTCGCGCGATTGCAGAAAATCACCGCCCTTGAAGCCTCTCATCTTGCCGCCGCCCCTGCCCTGCGCAATCAGCGCCGCGCGTCCATACGCCAGGTTGTAATGGTGCGCAAACAGATGCGTCGCCTGAACCGGGTGTAGCCGACGGTAGTCATACCAGCATGACCGACGCAGGGTTGGCTCCTCTCTCCGTAGGTGATCCGGTATGTGCTGGAAAACCAATACCTCACACTCGTGGAAAGTCATTCCGCTGCCGAAGAATAATCCAAACCATTGCGTCAGTTTGGGGGCCGGTATTTCTTCCCGACCATAAAGACTTCCCATGCCACTCCCCACCAAAATTAAAAACAAAAACACAATCACTTAAAGTAATTGTATTTATATATACGGTTGAACTCCCCGCCCCACGAGGAGGAACACGCGGTTCCCGAGAAGGCTCCCGCGTGTTCATAACCAGTCTCTACGCGGCTCCCAGGGGTGCTTGCTCGTAAGCCTCAACAATTTCCTGCACCACGCCGGATCGCACGATGTCGCCGCGACTTAACTCCACATGAGCAATGTTCGGAATCCACAGCAGGCGTTGCAATGCGTCAGCCAGGCCAGACTGTCCGGGGATGTCTTTTTGCGTCACATCGCCGTTGACCACCACGGTGCAATTCTCGCCAATG